TTTTTTTACTGGCGAATTTTTTTGAGACCCATGGCAATCTTTTTCTACGGTGCTTATAGGGGTGGGATGCTAGCCGCCATGGAACCAGATCGAAAACTGCAAAAACTTTTAAGTACCCCCCCCCCCGATAGTATAGCATGCCCAGCCCACCCCTGTCAATACCCTGCGCGAAAATATATTGCTTGACATGTGATGTGCTTTTGTGGTATTGGGAGGTGTCTCACAGGTGCTTGACATGCTGCTCGTAATGTGGTATGTGCAGGTGTTTTGCATGTTTCTCGCAGTGCTTGACATGTGCTGGCTTGTGTGGTATGCGCTGGCCTTTGCGGTGTCTGGCAGGTGCTTGCATGTTCTCGCGTGTTGTGGTATATGCGCTGTTCTGCATGGGGGGGCTTGACATGTGCTGCAATGTGTGTTAGAGGCAAGCGTCAAGCGTCAAGCGTCAAGCGTCAAGCGTCAAGCGTCAAGCGTCAAGCGTTTCAAAGTTGACCTTAACGTAAATGTCAAGCGTCGAGCGTCGAGGGATTGAAAGTTGACGTATAGGTTAAGCGTCGAGCGTTTGACAAGCCCTGCGAGGTGTGTTATAAGCGAGCATTTGAGCGTCGAGCAAAAGTGGTTGACTGGCCCTAAAAAACATGATATAAACGAGCATTTGAGCGTCTGGCAGAAAATAATGCTTGACTTTTGAGGTGTTTGTGTGGTATGCGCCCTAAACCCCTGCAAGCGTCTGACAGGCATTTGCTAGGTTTCCCCATAGTTCGACCCTGACGTTAACGTAAGCCTGCGAGGTGCCTGCGAGCATTCCCCTGAAAGCATGCCAGACAACGGGCAGAGCAGCAGAGCAACCGAAAAAGCGTAATAAAATCAGACACTTGCGAATGTCATCAAAGTACCAGTTAAAAGAAAAACAGCATGAAAAACAGACACTTAGTAAAAAAGGCTTGAAAGTAATATCGGCGAGCAGGGTCTAGAGTGGTGAAATCCGAGAAAACGAGCAGGCGAGTGAGTGAAAGGCGAGAATGAGCGGCTAGGGTTTTAATCAGTCTATAGGGAAAGTTGATAAAAAAAGTCCTTATGAATCAGATAGTTACAAGTGTCATCAAAGTACCAGTTAAATGATAAAGTATAATGAAATCAATGGCTTACGAAAAAAGGCTTGAAAGTAATATGATTGAGCAGGGTCTAGAGTGGTGAAAGGTGCCGAAATGCAGGGTTATTGGTGTAAGGCATTGAAAAGACAGACAAAAAAAAGCCTGCCGGGTTAGGGCAGGCTTGTGAGGGGAGTGGGGGGAATTAGAGGTCGCGGGATATCAGATAAAGGTTGTGGCGAGCAGTTGAGGCGCGGCGCAGGCAAGTTGCAAAGTCGCGTCGATATGCAACAACCTTCGAGAAGTCGGCGTCGGACTCACCTTCAGCGGCGACAGCATCAGCAACTTCCCATACTTTTTGGGCAGCGTAGGCAATCCCCTGAGCGGCAGTGGCGACTTCAAAGCAATTCTGCGCGGTGTCCACTACGTCACCTTCAACGCCGACAATACCTTCAACCAAGTCGGCGATATCAGTGGCGCGAGCGGTGCTAAGAAAGGCGAGTTCAGCAGCCTTTACGGGATTGGTTTCGGCCTGTTCAGCAGCACCGCGCAAGTTAGCGGTTATCGAGATGAGCTGTTCGGCGCGGACTGCGGTGCTAAAAGTGCGGTCGCTGAAAGCCAGAGTCGATTCAAGGGCTTCACGGGCGCAGCGGGCGGCAGAGTCGATAGCGGTGTTCATGTTTTCAATGGCAACGGCGAGGTCGAAGGTGGTGGTCGTCATTTGCGCGTACTCCAGAGTGTTAAGGGGTCAACGGGGAGCAGTTTACTCCCCTATTTTGAACCTTGCAAACGGTTTAAGCGGCGGCGACTTCCAGCACTTTCGGACGGGCAATCACGGTCTGCTTGACGCCATTGCGTTCGCCGTGTTCTTTCACCGTCGCCTTGAGTTTGACGACCTCGCCCTTGGTCGTGCTGAAGGGCGAATTCCCCTTGTAAATCACGGTGTTGGCAGAGGCGTCTTCGAGTCCGACAATCCAGAACTGGCCGAAATTGGACTCGTAGGAATTGGCGAACTTGACGGTCACGGTGAGTTCGATGCGGTCACCAACCGTGCCGAGGTGCATGCTAGTCGCGACGCGCTCAGCGTGACGAGCAGCCCACAGGGCGCGGACTTCGTCGCGACGGGCAACGGAGTCCAGCAGGCTCACGAGAAACTTTTCCTGCTTTTCGGACATGTTGCCGTACTTGGCGAACTTGCCAGCGATATCCAGAGCGGTAGAGACAGTCCACTGCTCGCGGGGAGTGCCGCCGGTCTTGATGCCGTGAAGCTCGCGGGAGGCCTGACGCAGTGCAGCGAAGTCGAGGTCGATGCCTTTCGCAGCCAGAGCAGCCTCGGCGACGGCTTCGCCAGCAAGGCGCACCGACTTGGCACGGGCGGCGTCGCGGAAAGCCTGAAAGCCTTCGACTTCGAGCAAGTCGCACACTCGAGTCGCGCAGTCGCCGCCCGTGCGAACGTACACGTTGCTGGGCTTATGCCAAAAAATGGCGAAGTCCAGAGCGCGGGTCGTGCCACAGATATCGCAGCGGCAGAACTGCTCGCCGCCAGCGTACCAAGTGCCGCCGGTCATCTTCTGGTGCTTAAAGTAGCCGCCAGCCTCTCCACGGGGGGCGAGGTCGTAGACCTCGAATTCGCGGGCCGAGCAGAACTCCACGAATTCGTAGTCGGTCGCGACGAGGGCAGACGGGCGGTGAGCATCGGTGCGGTTGGTCATGGCGTACTCCAGAGTGGTAAGGGGTCAACGGGGAGTATTGTCTCACACTCCCGCGAACCTTGCAAGCGGTTAATAGCCTGCGCGGGCGGCCAGAGCCTCGGCAGTAGTTTCGCCGTGCAATTCATCAAGCTGGACGTACACTGCATCGATTTGCAGCCGCCCGATAGAAGCCCAGAACTTCAGGGCTGGGTACATTGCCGCCTCAGCCTTCAGGTTGTCGAGGCGGCGGGTCAGCAGAGCAGTAGACAGTTGGGTGTCGTTCATCGTATAGGCCTCCGTTTAGCCGTCAATCGTGACGGTGATGGTCAGGGCATTGTGCAGCCACGCAAGGAAGCGGGCAGCGTCACGGGTCAGGGGAGTGGCAGTCGCGAAAGTCGCCGCGAAAGTCTTACCATTCCAGAACAGGCGGGTCACGGGGTGCTGGGCGAAGTTCATGCTAAATCCTCCGAAATTCAGTAGGTTAGGCGACCAAGCGAACGGAGTAGGTGTCGTCGGCAACCGTGATGCTAGCGACGGTCGTGCCCTTGTCGAGCGAGTCGATAAGGTTCTGAACAAGGCGAACGTCGGCAGCAGAGTACAGGCGGCTGGAAACGTCGCGACGGGTCAGGCGGGAGTTGAAGTACTCGCCAGCCTTGGGCGAACGCATGGTGACTTCGAAGACGGGTTTGGACTTTTTCATGCAGAGCCTCCAGAGTGGTAGTGGGTCAACGGGGAGCAGTGTAACCTACTCCCGGCAAGCTTGCAAGCGGTTTAGAATTCGCCAACGTCCCGATGAGCCAGAGCGCCGCAGATATCAGTGCCGACAGTTCTGACCGCAGGCGAGAAGCGGCCAGACGGCAGCGAGACAATCATCCAGCGGTAATTGTGGTAGTCTGGCAGTTCCTTTGCCAGCTTCTTAATCGCACCATCACGGGTCGCATAGCCTTTGACTTTGCTGAACAGTTCCATGAGAGCCTCCAGAGTGGTAGTGGGTCAACGGAGTGCAGTATCGCAGCACTGGTGCGGGTTGTCAACTACTTTCCGTTGACGTTTTTCATATACCAGCGAAACCATTCATCGTTTCGGCGTTCGACAGCCTGATAGTGATTGTCAAGTTCACGGCGACGAGCGAGGTCAGCCTGAGCCTCGTCGTGCTCTTTTTGAGTGTCTGCCCAATACTTTAGCTGGGCGTCAAGGTACTTCAGATACGCTTTTTCGGTCTTAAAATCAGAGCGTAGTTTCATCGTTAAAAAGTCTCCGGATAGACGCGATTAGCGGCAGTCATGAAAGCCATGGCGAAGTTCTCAACGTCTTCAGTAACAATGGCTTCGTTTACAGGAATCTGGTAGTAGGAGCGAAAGGCAAGGCAAGGGCCAAAAGGGCCAGCGGTGAACACTTGCAGCAAGGTGTCAAGGGACTTACGGTTGAAGTCGATTTCCATGCAGAACCTCCAGAGTGGTGAGTGGGTCAACGGGGAGCAGTGTAACCTACTCCCCGGATGGTCGTCAAGCGGTTTATGCAGCCTTTGGAATTTTGGTAAGCTGAATCTGGCAACCGTTCCAAGTGCCAGCGAAACCAATCGCGCCGTCTTTAGCAAGCTTATCCAACTCGACCATTGCCATGCGAAGGGCGTCGTTGATTTTAGTGAAGTCGCCAACCCCGTTCTGAATCGCACGGGTAGTGGTGTAGAACGAAACGCCATTAACGATTGCGCGGTACTTCATGAAAAGCCTCCAGAGTGGTGAGTGGGTCAACGGGGAGCAGTGTAACCTACTCCCCGGATGGTCGTCAAGCAGTTTAAGCAAGCACTGTGGTAGAGAACTGAATGTAGCCTTCGTAGCGCAGTTGTGACTGTTCGTAGTCTGTCAAGTAGTGGTCGTCAACAATTTCCCAGCCGATAATGTTCGACCGAAAGGCATCGTTATCGCACTCAATATCCTGACGGTGAGCCTCCACGAGAGCCTTGGCAACGTCGCCCATGTTCTCCCAGCGAGTGCCAACGGGAATGGTGATAAAGTAGTCCGAGCCGCCCTTCGCCTTCCAGTACGCATCGACGCCAGTGCCGAGCGAACCGTCTTCGTTCCAAGCGTAGTTCTCGTAGTTCTGAGTGGTGACGTAAACTTTAGCCATGAGAGCCTCCAGATGATGAATCGGACAACGGGGAGCAGTGTAGCCTAGTTCGAGCAGTGCGTCAAGCGGTTTAACAATCATCACCGTGAATGTTTTCCCGCTCGATTTTATATTGTTTTTCCAGTTCGACCATGATATACACGCCACAGGCAACGGCAAAAGCGGCGAGAAGGCAAATGGCAATAAACATGAAAGCCTCCAGAGTGGTAAGGGGTCAACGGGGAGCAGTGTAACCTACTCCCCGGATGGTCGTCAACTACTTTATCCGTAGACTTGATTCTCTCGAATACCCATCTTACGCACGATGTCAACCCCTTCACTGTTCAGGTAAAGGACACGGGTACGAGTTGCAGTGGTCACCGAAAGGCAACCTTCCTCGGCCCAAGTATCAAACTCAACGTCAGGGTCTTTGAGAAGCTGAGTGATTGCAAGCTTACGAACGCGCTCACTATCCTTGTACTGACCAAGGCAGCCGCACATGCATCCCCTTTTACCAGTGTAAGCGCGAACAGTGTGATTGATATTCAGCATATCGTTCTCCTTTCTAAATCGAGCACTCATACCCACAATCGGCGTCTTCACTTTCGGTATACTTCTCAAGTTCAAGCTCAATACCATAAACAAGGGCATCAAGTTCAGAGAAGTGAAGTAGAGCATCTTCAAGAATGCGGTCGAGTTCAGCGTCGTTATACTTGCTAGCCAGTTCTCCGGCTTTGATGATAAGCTTGGTCATTTTGCTTTTACGCATATTGTTCTCCTTTAGACTCGACTATAGAGTTCTAGCAGTTCGTTATGTAACTGCTTCATTTCAATCAGAATTTCCATTCCATTAGGCGGCAGAGACTGTATCGACTTCTTCAGGTCTCGAAGCCTATTCTCAAGCACTTCGCAGCGTCTGTCAATCAGTTCCTGTTGATAGAGTTCTTCAGCAAATGCGTTCATTAGTCATTCTCCCTAACTTTAAGGAAACACCTATCAGCAAAGTCAATCCCCTCTTCCACCCAACGCTCAGGCGAAAGGCTGGCGAAATGACTGCCATAGAAGCTTTTGGATTCAAACGACACATTGGTATCGTAAGTCATGTACATGTAGCAACTACCCTTGTTAAGCCTGACGTTATGCGGTTTCAGAGCTTTGTTGATATCGCGAAGAGTTTTCATGAAAAGCCTCCAGAGTGGTAAGGGGTCAACGGGGAGTATTGTCTCACACTCCCCGGATGGTCGTCAAGCGGTTTAAGCAACCTTTTTGAAAGAGCAGGCACGGTCGATTTTAGACCCGTCACGCCAGCGGTAGACGCTCTCGCCAATCTGGACGCGATTGTGGCGAATCTGGCTGAGAATCACCTTACGACCGGTCGAAGTCGTGTACTCGAACGTAGCGCCCTTAGCGTAGGTCACAGACTCATTATGGCAGCGTTTGCCAGTGCCGCCAAGGCGAATGCAGATAGACCGCCATGCCTTGCCGTGATTCATGCCGTAGCCCAGATGGTAACCCATAATGTGGGCCAGTTCATGCGGCACGGTGTCGTTGATGAGGTGCTGCCAAGCCTCGTTCTGCATCATATCGACGTTAAAGCGCAGAGTGTAGATGCCGTCGCGAACACGAGCAGTACCAGCAGCAGCACCGCGAAGGTCGAAGCGAACCGTGTAGGTCAGCCCCTGAGCCTTGGGCCAGAGAGCCTGCGCCTGCTTTACCAATACGTCAAGTTTCGCGACCACTTCAGCTTTGCGGGTATCGAGCAGAGTCATTAGCAGTTCCTCACTTCGTTTCGATGAGTGCATTATACGGGACTGGTACTGAGTGTCAACTACTTTAATCAGGAATTTCCCATGCACCCGAATAGCCGACTTCTACCACACTTCCATCAGAAAAGCGATAGTGGCAAGTGGGCGAGAACGAAGTCATTGAATTGTCCCAGTTCGAGTTGTAAATTTCCTCGGCGTTGCTGGGTTCGCTACGATAATAAGAACCATCATCATCGTAGCAGTTCATCACATGACCAGCAGCCATAGAGTGAAAAACGTAGGTAGAATTAAAAGCATTGTAGCCAGTTCGCATAACTTTCTCCTTAAATTAGAGTTGACAGGACAAACTTACGACCAACCTTGCGAAGAGTACCGACAACCTCCGCGCCAGTCGGTTCTTCGACAAAATACTCAACGTCTTTAGGCATCTGATAAACCAGAGAATTGCAAGCGGCAGCACGCTCGAAGTCACCAATAACAAAGAACTCGACATTGGGAGTCTTTTCAGCGGCCTTAGCAGCAAAAGACTCCATGATACGGACAGTGCGATTCTTGCCGCCCGGATACCAACCATCGAATCGGCTGTACTTGTAGGCAAAGGCAAAGCGGCCAATGGTGACGCCAGCAATGGTCTTGGTCTCAGCGCGGCGAGTGTAAACATAGGTGCCCATGATGTTCTCTCCAGTTCGTTTCGATGAGTGCATTATACGGGTCTGGTGCTGAGTGTCAACTACTTTTTGATTGGAAGCTGGAATCGGAATCGAACCGACATATAAGGCTTTGCAGGCCCGCGCATAACCACTCTGCCATCCAGCTTTAGCATAATCAGACTGGGCTGTCAACTACCCAGTCACCAATATCACCATCCCAACGAAAGCCATGCGACAAGTCTAGCCTGAGTCGTTTCGCTTCTTTATCAGGCGAAGAACGGTCAGGAAAGTCTTTACACATTGGCAGTCCCTGATGTATAACCCGCCACATGCCTTGACTGGTGCTGATGTAGGACTCGTAATTCTTTTGCATTATTCAAACTCCCCGAAAAAGCGATAGTCTTCATCATCGTATTCATCACCGTACACTTCTTCAGTATCGTAGTATTCGGCGTCTTCAGAATGAAACTGGTCTTCGTAAGCAGAGTCAGGGTCAGGATAGTAGTCCATTTGATTCTCCTTAAAACGGAAGGTCTTCGTTGGGGTCAAAGTCAACAAAGTCAACAACGATAGTCTGGCACAATTCGGGGGGAGTGTCAACCGAATCGAACCATTCATTCAGTTCTTTCAATTCAGAGTCGGTCAGGTCATAGTAGGGGTCATAGCAGCCGAATTCGTTCATCATCGTGAAGTCCTCTTAGTTAGCAGCACCGTTACGAAGTGTATTGTACTCGTTCTCGTCAATCTTTTCAACAAAAAAAGAAAAGTGTTTCAGGCTGCTCTGGAATTTCATTTCAGACTCCAAAGAATAGCCTCGGCAGGGGAATTCAAACGTAGCGGGGGAAGAATTGCTACCAACCACAACCTTGTAATAATCGTTCCTATTGACTTCTTTACCGTCGAGAAGAAACTTTTTCATATGATTGCCTCAGTTCGTTTTGATGAGTGCATTATACGGGAGTGGTACTGGGTGTCAACAATTATTTTGAAAAGAAAGTGCTTGTTCTGTGCGGAGGTTCTATAGATTGTCAAGTAGTTTCGCATCATCTGGTTCCGGGGTCTGGCTGGCCTGCCCTTCGATACCATCAGCTAACTACCATCACTCAATCCTACCATCCTCTTCTCGGCCACAGAACACTATCGGGTGCCACCGCTCTTCGCTACCTAAGAGTAAGGCCCAGCCGCTGCGACACGGCTTCTCATCGTGCGGGCGCACACTAGTCGATGGCTAATCGACACGTTCGGTTATAGCGAAGCAGTATCGTGTACTACTTCACCATTTAAATCCATTACTAGTATCACAGCAACCTTATAAGCCTTCTTCGCTTTGAAGTAAAAGGCGGCTTTCTTCTGTGCTTCGTATGAAGTTTCTGCGTGAATAGTCACGGTCTTTCGATTGTAGTAAGCCAGATAGGTATTCATTATTCGCGAGTCCTTTCTTCGTTAAAAATGACGTTCCAGCCCGCTTCAATCATAGCATCTTCAACGTCCAGATAGTCAGCATCACCAACTTCAATAGCAGTAAATACAGCAACAGCATAACCTCTTGCATTTAGGCCGCGAAGCATCTGCAATTCAGCTTCTGTCAAGTCATCACTAATCGGATTGTTGTTTTCAGTCATGGTAGGTTCGATATCGTTCATAACAGCCTCTTAAAGTGTGTACAACGGAAAGAATGTGGGAACAATCAACAAAACATTTGCAGCAAAAGCAAACACAATAGCAAGAGTATCTGCTTCCATACCAAAGATTTTAGGCGGCGGTGACGGCATCATTCAGTTTCCCCTGTTCGCGAATAATTAAACCAGCCACAGCCTGTTCGATATACTTCTCAGCCATAGCATAGGCTTCAGGGTTGTGGTGTTTCATCTCATTCATCATAATCCCCATCAGCCCCATAAGAAACCCAGTTCGTTCATGGTAGGGTTTGTTTAAAGAAACCATCACCTCGTCTATAGAGTTCACAAGTTCAAAACCATTCATAGTATACTCCTTAAGCAGCCAAAGATTCAATCCACGCCTGAGCCTCAGAAACGGTCTTGAAGGGAGGACGACCGCAACCGTAGGTGTTAGACTTCGCATTGTACACAGTGTAGCCTACGATTGCAACAGTCCAGCCATCGTTCACACCAAAGTAAGGCACCGCACCGTGAAAGGAAGCAGTGCGACCATCAGTGTGAATCCAGCGGCGAGCTTCAACGACAGAGTAGTCAGCCTTCATGATGTTCTCTCCAGTTCGTTTCGATGAGTGCATTATATAGGGCTGGTACTGGGTGTCAACTACTTTTTATCACCAAGATGAAGAATAATAAAAACTCCATTCAGTACCACACTTCAGACATTCAGTCAAGCGGTCACGAGTATACTTGACTTCGCGCAAATAATACTCGTCAATATCCGTCGAACCAAAAAAGAATCCACTGGTCGGAGGCAACAGTTCTCCAGCCTCTCCAATGTTTTCCAGAACAGCCTCACACACGTTAAGAAGCTCCTGCATGGCTGCTGGTGAGAAATAATACTCACGGCAGTCATCGTTGCCATTCTGGACGTTAGCCACCATCCAGTTATGAATAGCGTTTGCCTTACGCCAATATGCCACTTCAACTGTAACATCATTCACTGCGCTATCGACAGGCGCATCGAGTTGCTGCATCACTTCAGCCAATGCAGTGCGAGCAGTCTGCAAGGTTTCGTTCGTATCATAGGTAGACAAATGGCGGCGAGCAGTCATGTACATATCAAGGCCCATGGTGTTTTTCCTTTCTTAAAGAAGAAGTGGCATTATACAGAAACATAAAAGAATGTCAACACTTTACACAGAAATTTTTTTTAGAAAATTCCAATCATTCTCTGGATCCACGAGAATCAGAGTCTCTAATACATGTCGGCCAGACATACCTTCTTTAACTAAGAGATGATTCCATTTATCGATACGGTCTTGAGCCTCACGCATGTCGAAGAACACCAGACGGGTAAGGCGTGAGTAGTCACCTTCTTGGTATCTTATTCCATACATGAAGTGACGGACGGTTGAATCTGTTTTGTTTATTGCTTCTTTTAGCTTGAAGATATTCCATGCTCGGAACTCGGCTGATGTCCATACTCCTCTTTGAAGTAAATCATATGCTAGTTCTGCTGTTACTCGGTCGAAGTTCATTGTGTTCTCCTATCGCGGTAAAGAGTAAAGAAAGTCGTTATACTCGGCTTCTTCCATTGCAGCCTCGATATCATCAGGCGAAGCGTTAGCTAACCATTCAGACTCAGCTTCACGGTCAGCCTTCGCCATAGCCTGATATGCAGCATCCAAAGCATCGAGTTCAGCCTTAAACTGTTTGAGTTCTTCAGGCGTAAAGTCTTCGCGGTAGTGCATCATAGAGCCTCCGTTAAATCTTATAGACAGCAGAATACCAACCAGTGCAAGATTCTACATACAATCCATGCATAAGTAAAGCGCCAGCCACATCATGACTAAGCGCAGCAAGAAAACGAACATCTGGACTGCCATCATACTGAATGATAAGCTCAGAATTCAAACCAAAAGATTCTCCACGGTCAGCCCATTCTTTTGGGCTATAGAATACCTTTGAACCACTATAAGTCGTTTTCTTCTTTTTAGCAACAGTCTTAAAAACAGAAACAGCAGCAAGACCTAAAGGCGATAAGTCTGTCGGTGCATCCCAGTCTTTAGTCATCAGAAGTTTCCTCAAAGTTAGACAGATAGGATTCCACAGTATCATACGGCAGATTTAGAATTTCTGCAATACGAGTTTTAGAGAAACCTTGCATATACATTTCTTCAACTTCAACAACAATCTGGCTAAAGTAGCCCATTAGAAGTCTCCTTTGTGTTTGGGTTTACGGTTATACTTGGTACGGTCGCGTTGGGTTTTGTGGCGGAAAGGAGTGCCGTGAGCGTAGAGTTCGACGGCACGCATAGGACGATGGGCAACTGCAATCACAATCTTTTCAGCTTTCATTTCTGCTCTCCCTTAAGATGATGGGCATTATGAACTATGATACAGGGATTGTCAAGTAAAAGAATGGCCTTCACAAAAAGTAGCAGTGTCTTTAAGATACTGCAAATCTTCACTTGTCAATGGGCCTTTGTTGATTCGAGAAGGCAACCCCAAGTCAATATAATTGATGAAGTCCTTCAAAGTCATGCGTCGATAGGGAGTAAAGTCGATACTCTTGACAAAGTTACCATCTTTAAGCACTTCATGGAATATCTTGCGGTTGTCTTCTTCGTAGTCAACCCAAGTATCATAGACATAACCAGCGTAGTTAAAAATCATATAGCGTCTCCTGTGTTGATGAGTGCAGTATGAACTATGATACAAGGATTGTCAATAGTTAAAACTTCTTACCGTGACGAATAGGGCGAGTCTTGTTGTATTTGGCCTTCTCAACAATCGCACCCGCAACATCCCATCCACGTTGCTGTGCCAAGTCCATGATGCGAATCACGGTATCAGCCAGTTCAGCCTCTGCACCAGTAAACATTGGAATCTTATCGTCAGACGGATTATCATGACGTAAAGCCTCTAAAGCCTCTGACAGTTCAGAATGAATCAGAGCGATACATTCACCATCAGAACGGTTTGTGTCCCACCAGCCCTTGTCTCGACCAGTCTGGTGTACGCTTGCCTGCATATTGTTAAATCCAACAATAAAATCATGTTCAATAAAAGTTAGTTCACTCATCCCGATTTTCTCCCCAAAAGTTGAAATACTCTTCATCACTCATACGCTCGTCGCAGTAGGCAAACAAGTCGCCATCCTGATGTAGACGCCAGACTTTACCTTCTTCATCAGTATATCTAGCCCACTGCACAACATCGTTCCACACATCCCAGTAAGACTCTTCTTCTGGGCCTTTGAGAAGTAAGTCGATATCTTCTCGACTAACACTTTCCCAAAGATACAGAAAGTCGTTTACCATTTCTGCATACATCTTAGGAATGTAAATACCGTTCCTATCAGAGAATAGGAGTTCAATACCTTTCATTGTTTTATTCCTTAATAAGAGTAAGGACGCATTTCACGTCAAAGTCAGGACTGCGCCAACATACAGCTTCACCATAAATACGCAGTTCACGTTCGATGAATTCTTTACTGTCAGCCCATTTCGGATTGTCCAGAAAGAACAAGTCAAGCACAGTCTCAAACTGAAACCCAGCAATCTTGGCACTGACAATCATAATCTACTCCTTCGTTTCGATGAGAGACATTATACAGGACTGGTATGGAGTGTCAACCACTTTATTTGATAAGATTGACCTGAACGCATTGCCATTGATACAACACGCCACCTTTGCTATCACAGTCTGATTGGGAGTATAACCTAAGTCCCAACAGAATGATAGCAAGAAGAATTAAAGTTTCTATATAAGAAAGTTTCATGGTTTGTCAAGTGTTGTTTGGAAAAGGGGGGGCTGGAATGTCGCTCGCATTTAACCCGTACTCTTTACGGGCACCCGATATTTATTTGATAAGACGAATGCTGTAATCTACACCGTCAATAGTTTGACTGATTGTCACTCCGTTTTGAAGTGAACTACCCACAGTCAACATATTTTCAAAAATCCTAGCATCTTCTTCATTAAAGACTTTGCTTAGTCCTTTGAAGGTAGTGTTGACAGTGCATGTACCAATCGTCAGTTGCAGTTTCATCATACGCTCCTTAAAGCTTATGGTAGTACTTTACAGAATCGATACGGAAAGAGCGCCATTCCATCTTCTGAAGGTCGAAGGCGGCAATGACAGACTCATTAACCTTGCGCTCCTTCTTGACTTCGCCTTCCACTACTTCGCGAACAGGAAGTAAGTGTGATTGAAGCGTACAGTGCAGTTCTCGTTCAGTGCCGTCAGCCTTAGTGAAAGCGACGATAACTTCAGTCTTCTTGAGCAGGTTAATCAGTTCTTCACGATTCACGGTCATAGTGTTTCTCCTCAGTTAGTGAAGGTAGTATACAGGACGGGTTTAAGCCTGTCAACACATAAATACAAAAAAACAGGAACTCTTTTATGATAACTTTTCTTCAATACATTCAAGAAATTAAAATCACGATGGACAAACGTCGTGATGTTGAGTCACACTTACGACAGAATGGCTGGGTGAAGCATAGAGACACAGGCGACCATGCTATCTATAAACACCCAGACGCACCAGAAGAAAGAGTAGAACTGCCACACCACAATAAAGTGTCTCCCGGTGTAGTGAGAGACATTCTTAAAAAGACAAGTCGTGTGGCAGCTCTTGGTAACAGTTAAGAAACCGTATACCCGTTCTCAATCAACAACTCACGGGCGTCTTCAATCATACGCTTCCTGTTAGCTTCTTGGTTCTTAACTTGAAGTGCGTCACAAATATCTTTGATGATAGCAATATCGTACATATCATCTTCAAACGGAAAACAATCATAAAGATTGCTAAAAGCCAGATGATCATTAAGAGTCTTAAGTAAAGACTGTTTGAACTCAGGGTCAGCGACAATAGCCTCGACGACTTTCGTTTTGGTCGTCTTAAGCTTTCGCAAATCAGACGCCTCAATACCGTTATAACTCAACAGACCCTTGGCAATGTTCTTAAGGTGGTTGTCGGTAAAAGTCACAATGTAGTCAATCATTATAAGTCTCCAGTTTAGATTTTCTTGAACAGAGTAACAGAAGCCATCGTCTTCCACTCGGTACGGCTGATATTGTACAACCCTGCGAGCTTGATTACCATACGCAACGTAAGCTCTCGAAACTTAGGTGCGTTGTCGAACACGAAGTCAATGATATCACGCTGCTGGTATGCCGTCAACCCCATATCGTCCAACATGCCTTCATCGACCACTTGCTGAATTCGCACCAGATAGTCACGAATCGACTTCATGCCGGTATCAATGTAGTGCGACCGACTGATAAGCGCATTGAAGTGTTCGCTGAACTTGTTGTTAGCGGCAATCGCAGCATCGAAGTCGTAATTGGTGATGAAGATGATAGAACCTTCAAAATCAAACGACCAAGGCATGGGTTTACCGTTAGCGTCAGTCATGCGAGTCTCAGCACCCCACATCAGGCGTCGCTTCTCAGTAGTATCGCACGCAGCCTTCAGAAGATTGAGAGCATCCATATCCTGAAAGGCAGAGTCGCAGTCGTCAAACACAATCACATTGCCAGCATGACGATATTCGTACAGAGTCTTATACAAGCCAGTAGGACGCACATAACCCTTGCAGATGACAGCCTTCTTACCACTCTTATCGTAGTCTGACACAATCTTCTCGACCGTGAAAGACTTGCCAAGACCCGGAGGCCCAGAGACAATCAAAGAGCGAGTAATACCATCACATGCAGACTTCGCCATGATACCAACAGTGCGAAACCGGCTACGAAGGCGAGTGTCAATCTGGTCATCAGTCTCAGTGACAACCATTGACATACGGGGAGTCGCAAAGTCGTCTTTCTTAATGCGCGGCTTACGTTCGTATACACCTTTAGGCATTTCCATCTCCTGTTTCGTTTCGATGAGAGGCATTATACAGAATCAAAAAAAGATGTCAACAGGTAAAAAGAAATTCTTTTCTATTGACATCTGGGGGGAAGTGTGGTAGTGGTCTATTCTTCGTATGCAAACTGTTGTTGCATTATTAGTTCAGCTTCTTCCATCTCTTCTCTTGTTAAAAGAGATTCAAAAGGAAGATGAGTCAGTGCTTTCTCATATCGAATGAAAGCAGACATAAGCTCATCAACATCCTGTGGTTTCATCATCATAGTCTTCTTTTTTATTCCAAAGCTTTCTTACTCGTTCCCATTCTTTGCGGTCGCAATCGTGCCCGAGAGGCTTCCACATGCCTTGTGGATTGTGCATCCGTTCCCTGTCATCATTTCCAAATTCTTCTTCAAGTTCTCGTTCAATAAGAGACCTGACACTAGGCGGAAACTTATCCCAGTTAGCGATAAGCCAATCAGCACATTCGCCAACGATGTAAGTCATTCGCCCGAGGCAGTAACGAAAAGCGGAAGTTGCCATCAGCCCGTTCATGCCCCATGCTTCTTCGAGCGTCAATTCTGATTTAATCTTTTTCACTTTTTATCCTCTGGAATTGCAATTATCATACATTTTTGATCTCTAGGTAAAGATTTTTCACATTGTTTTAGGGCATCTTCTGCTTGCGTGAATGAATCCGGGCAAAGTGCAATAAGCAAACAAACAGTAACTACTATGCCACCTAGAAAACCTATAAGACTTACAATATCATCTTTCATATCAAATTCCTCGGTTAATCACTTCAAGCATAAAGTTAATGCGACCGGGGCAATTCCATCGGTCAGAGATATAACTTAAATGATGCTTTATGTCTTCTTCGTTATACTCATCTTTAAAACAATACATATAATTTGTAAAACCAAAATCTAATTCTGGTTCAGTCTTACGAAACCATTCTAATCGTTTTTCCAGATGATTCTTACACTTCTGAAAATGAATTAGATTGCCATCACGAGCAAACCGTTTGAAAGCTAAATCAATGTTACGATTGATTTCTTGTGGTCTCATATATTCCAACTTTCACGGATTGTATCGGCGAGTTCATTTGCCGCTTGCTCTCGATATTCTTCAGCACTATCTTCTCCGGTAGACCAAGATTTCTGGTTTTCAGCATAAGAATCGCAAATCTTAGCACAAGCCTCGCGTGTATCAGCGATAATGAGTTCAGCAAACTTTGCATAGGCTGCCCTGCATTCCTCAGCACTCATTGCCCGAGGATACGGTCTTCCATTCCAATCAACATATAACTCAGCCCGTACAGCCAATTCTAGAATTCGGTCATTCATTTCTTCCTCCTTAATGCCAAATGTGTTTCACACCGATGCAAAGATTTCCTTCTTTGCTATTACGATGACGAGCAGCAGAAGTAAAGCTGTCGCCCTCACCGCACTTGTCAATGGTGCGGAGCAAATCGCGGAAAGTTGCACCAATAAGCTCCCGAGAAGAAGCCCATCCTTCAAGGATCAGTTCACCGTCCTTGAACACTCGGCAACCATATTCGGTGCCGAGCCAAGTAACTTTTGTAGTGTACATCGTAAGATCCTCGTTTCAATTTATAAGTCAATTATAATCTATAAATTAAAATAAGTAAACAACTTTATTCTTGTCCAACCTCTTCAACACGATGGCAAGTGTTACACCGAGTCTTCAACCAACCATTATCTTCAATGACCTTGCCTTTGTTACCGCAGAGTTCACAGATCTTTGCGCTCATAGATTCAGCCATTGCAATCATTCCATCAGTATAGTCATTACCACCATAGATATAAAATCTAAGTGTTCCATATTTTTCTTTGACCTGAAGAGCAACGACTTCAGGAATATCAGGAGTATACTTAATTTGATTCTGAATCACAGCACATAGTGTGGATATAATATCGTACCACCCATCACCGCATTCGAAACCAAATGCAAATGCAGTTTCTTTAGGCGATCCGTTTCTTTGTGCAAAGATTTTAGGAAAGTCTTCGCATAGTCGTTTATCTAGTTCAGGGCTCATTCTTCAATCTCCCTCATTGCTTCTTTTCTAAGATCGTTCAACAATTTATTTAAAGGTTTGATCATCAAAGCGCGACAACTAGATATTTGGATTGGTTTAAAGATTCTTCCGCTGTCGCTCTCTTCTGTACTATCCAGCATCTGAAAGAACTCTTTTAATAATCGCCTTAGTTTTTTAAGGTCTTCTTCTGCATTCATTCTGTTTCTCCGTTTAGTACCTGTGTGAAGTATGTCATAAGATTATCTCTAGCAGCATCAAATGCTTCAGATCTATTATATACTTTTTCATCAATTCCAGCAACAGCTGTGGCATAATCACCAAGCGTGTCTAGAGTATCCTGTGCCATAGTCCTTGCACCTTGAATGAATGCAGCCTCAAGCCAACCACGCATCAGTTTATTTCTACTTGCCGAGGATAACGCTGGATTTGTTAGAATCGACCTAACATCATCATAGAATCTTTCAGATCTTAATGAAAATCCTTCTGATTCGTTAAAGTATTTCAAGAATGCTTTATTAAGGTCGATTATCTCACTCATCACTCACTCTCCTCTGCCCAATGCACCACGCACCAGTCTTCTATACATTCTTTAGTGCTATAGTTCGCATCAACATGCTTTTGACCAAACTTGGCGCACATCCGACCATACCAATAGTCCCAATATTCTTTTAGAATCTCTTCTTCACTTAGAGTGATATACAGCGGTGTCATGTCCTCGGTACTGGTTGGCTCACAGTAGGTGTAGTATTTCATGTTATCTACTATTGCTCCAATGAAGGCTGTTGATATAACTTTCCTGTTGACCTGACCACTTACCCTCATTGTATGCTGCGGTATATACCCTGTCAAGCAACTTCTCAAACAAATAAGCATAGTCTTTGGTGAATCCTCCCTCAATCAATCCTTGAATAGCGGATTCTATTACCTGTTCTTTATGGGACTTCATAGCGACTGCACCAAATTATTGACTCTTGCCAGCAAGCTAGATTCACCATCGCGAAACGCCATGCCCGCAATCTTTTCCATTCGCTTGAAAATAGCATGAGCCGCACCAAAATGGGTCAGCTCCACTTCAAGTCTTTCAGATTCAAGAACAGTGAATACAGCGACACCGTTCTCTACTTCCTGAGAACCCTTCCATTCAAACTTTACATAACGGTCAATGATCATATTAAATTCCTTCATGAAACATTTGATGTTCCATCTCCGCCAAAAGAGTTTTAATGCGATAATCATCATTATCGTATAATGCAGCACGCATTTCAACAAGATAGTGACGGAATTCTCCAAACACCTCTTCTATCATTGCGCGCCTAACATTAGTTAACATATCTTGTTCAGCTTCAGCATTGATTTGTTCAGATAAGGACCTTGCAATACGAGTTTTTTTATGTAACCTCATTCCAATGTCATAAAGCACATCATAAGAGTGTGGATCGTATGAATGCTCAACGTCAACATTAATATAATTTGGTTTTAGTTTCCTTGATGCAGCAACATCTCCTGTTGCAGTCGCAGTAATCAAATGTGCTAACTTAGACATTGCAATTATTCCTTCTGTTCATTCTGAATCTGAATGCAATTAGGAACATACGGGCTTCTAATGTGATTATCCGGAAAATTAAACGGAAGAATCATTTTATCGTTTACATGCTGATGCACGTTCAACTTTAACACCATATCATGAATCATACTAATCAGATGATGTTGCTGAAACAGAGCCTGACGGAGACCCTCTAGCTTCTCATCAATATCACGCTCGTTCCAATACTTCTCACGGCGAATGCCTTCAACCTTGCCTTCAATCATTTGTTTATCCTTTCATAATGTTAGAGTCTACACAAATCCAACCTTGATTGGATTGTATCACAATCCCGTTTACTTTGCTACACTTTTCTTCTCGTTCATTTGAGCGAGTGACTGCGAAATAACTCAAGACCAAGAATACAACTATGGCTAGCACCATCACCGTCTTTGTTGTTTTATCTATCACGGTCTATATTCCAGCTTGATACATTGCCATCCGTTGCGTTTAGCCCACCACATATTGTAGACTGCTTTGATTATACTCTCTCCGGCGTAAATCTGCAACCATTTAAATTGACCATCAGTTGGACCATCCCAAACATTAACTTCATAAGTCCAACCCATTATTCAACTCCAAAATGTTCTTTTAACTGCTTAGGATATTCGCTGGCAGGAATTCTATGATCTACAAAATCTTGAATGACTATGCTACATTCCCGCACAATCAACTCGGCGAATCGTTCAGCAAAGACATAAGGAGGTCCGACTTCAACGCCTCGGAGATCAAATGTGTTCCAAGATTGGTCGGCGAGTTCTTTAATTAGTTCGTTCATTCTTCCCCCTTGCGCGGATTGCTTCGACCATCCTGTCAGCGTCGATGCCACGCCACATGCTCTGTACCAGACGGCAAATTGCCTCGCGCTCCTTCTCTCGTTCTTCTTTCAAACGATCCGCAAACTTTTCTGCAAGAGCATCAAAGAATATTTTAGCACTCTCTTCAGCATCTCCTTCAAACACCATCACACCACCATTAAAGTCAAGTCTCCCAATCTGGCGATCTCCATTGTGAAACACAACATTATAATTTGGTTTGAAATCAAAAAGAGACAAGGATTTAGCATTAGTTTCTGCTACTAAATCCTTGATATCTAAATCCTTGATATTCATAGAATAATCAGTAATTTCTGTAATTTCTTTCATAGATTCTTCGCCTTTATTCTGTTTTTCCATCCAGCGAACAGCCATCGTAAAGATTTCGAATTCGCTTAGACGATACCGAGGAGAGCTAGCAAGACGCTTAAATGCTTCTAGGATTTCTTCTTTGGATAGTTCTTTCATTTATTCTTCACTCCAAATCGATTCACACGCAACCATTCTAACTGATTAGCAGCTTCATCGTGTCCGTGGAAAAAAAGATTGTCAATACACGCTTGAATGATCAACTCAACAAATCGTTCAGTTTGTTGCCACGCTTCTTCGGTAGCCATTCCTAATACATAGGATTTGATTCCGGCTTGAATTGCGAGGTCTTCAATTTTTTGTCTTTTCATTTGATTTCATCCGGAACAGCAATGATTTTACAGTGCTGATTTCTTGGCAAAGTCTCTTGACACTTATACAGTAAGGATGTGATGTAAGTTGGTTGTATGATATCGGTAAAAAACATCAATCCAAAAACAACACCCAATACGAGTGTAGATGACAAAAAGTTAATTGTTTCGTCACTCATCCTAAGAACCTTTTCAGCCCGACTCATTATGAACCTCTTAATCTAAAGATTTCTTTACATAGTTTTTGGTTCAACTCAGATACCTTGGCTTCCAGTTCTTCAATCTTGTTAGCGGCTTCTGCAATAATAGAAGACTCAATTTTTTCATTCATATGTCTAAGAGCCTTAGCCAAGGTTTTACTTTTGGTTTTCATTTCGCATCCAAGAAGGTTCAAACCAATCGAGAGTCGTCTTCATAGCAAGAAGATGGTTTTCAATTTCTACAATATCCTTCTCGCGGTCGCTGGTAAAGACACCAAAGGAATTAAGATTACGATTACGATTGTCTAGTTCCATTTCCAACAACGCGATACTGTTCTTAAGTTGATCAACCACGATTCGGTCAACTTGATCACCATCTAGTTTAATCATTACTTCCATTTTAATCTCCTTTTAGAGTACAAAAAAACAAAATCACTCTGACCTCCTGCGGATTGCATCTCCATAGGTTCCGCCACCTTCACATAAAATATGATCGACCATAGACGCACACGCCTCGCGCTCGGCGGCGGCGACCAAAGCGGCAAACTTTTCTAGCTCAGGCTCGCCGATGGGTGCGGGCAAATATCCAAAAGCCTGTTTGTAAAATTCAGTAAGTCGCTCGTTCATTCCTGCCCCCTTGCGCGGATTTCTGCCGCAATTTCACCTACTGCTATATCGAGGTGAACTTCTCTCCAGTAGTCCTCAACAACTTTCGCGCACGCCTCGCGCTCGGCGGCGGCGACTAGCGCGGCGAAGCGTTCCAAGTAACCGGTCAGACCGTGCTCTATCAGCACGGTGAGGCCTGCCTCCCGCGCCATGCGGATAATGTCTTCAAGGTTCATTTTGATGCTCCAAATTTCTCAAGGTTTAGACAATCATTATCACGCAAAGCACGGATGACTGCAAGAGTAATACCGTAAGCATTCCGACCTGTATCAATGCCCCACTGAGCAGCATTAGCGCATTGTTCTACAATCTTCTCATCCAAGTCCAAAGCACGCTCAATGATATCCTCGCGATTGCCTACACGTTTTAGATAAGCCATTCCACCATCAACCGCAATCGCACCGCATTCACAGGATTTATAATCATGCCGATGCACGGAGAATATAATCTCCTTACACTTGGCGCACTGTGCTTCATTTTGAATTATCATTGCATACTCCACAACAATCAGGATCACCACAAAGAGGATCTAGTTCTTTATGAATATCAGTTAATTTTTGCAAAAATTCTTCACCATAATCAATTCGCTGAACGAATCCAAATTTCTTTTCATCAGACCAATTCTTAAGATAGTCGTTATCTTCATCAAAAGTCTTAAGATAATCTTCATCAGAAATTTCACGGACGGAAGAAATAACCTCATCAATATGATGCTGAGAGAATTCATCAAAGTGAGTATCGCCCATCCTCATCACCACTTCATCAGTCGCATGAGTCGCTTCTTTGGCTTCGACCACATATCGAATTCGATGAATACTAATCGTTTCTACCATATACTTTTTCAGATCCATTTTACAACCTCATCTTTTTCATCTAAAGAACTAAAGAAATTTCTATCATCATTCTTATAAATTTCTTCGCAGCGTTTATCCCAAGGTTCTAAATGCTCCATAAAGAGATTTGTATGGAATTGTAGTTTACATCTTTCACAATGCACCTTTCGAGTCCTATCCCAAAAGATTTTGTGAATTCTTAATTGATGCCCTAAAAGAATGCATAACAGTTTATAATACCATGGTTTCATACTAAATCCTTAAACATTTGCTTACGCCCATCTACCCCTAAATGTGTTTCAAAAATCTCTACAGCTCGTTGCAACATAACACAAGCAAGCTTCAATAATTCACGTTCATTATCACACATTAAAATAGCACTATCAATAGAAATTGACATTGCATGAAAATCGTTTTCGCTCAAACTTTTATTAGAATCAGTCATTTTCATCAAATCCAAGACATTCAACATCTGGTTCAGCAACGAATTTAGTTATGTTAGTTACAGGTCTGACATCCTCTTCCCAATAACGGCAATAAAATTGATCTCCATACGATTCAATCAGAGATGGAGGATAATCACATGAAATGAGCCAATTATTAAATATAGTAGTATGTGATTCGCCTTTTTCACGGGCTACAATCATACTATCAAGAACTTCTTGAGGAATTGCACGGGGAAATCCATATTGACAACCACTCGGAGGATCACATATTGTAACTTTCATACCAAATCCTTGCACATTTGTTTATAACTTCAGTTTATAAATTATATCATAACAATTTGAATTAGTCTAGCTTTGGATAGCCCATTCCAACTTTTTCGTGTTCGTGTCCACCAATCTCTCTAGTATATTTGTTACCAGAGGTTGGTGTCAGTTTCTTATTTGATAAGATTCGCTGCATATCTTGAATTGGAATTTCAGGGTAGCCTAGTTTTTTTAATGCTGCGGTAGCTTTATGTGAAGTTTCCGCCCAACCATGCCGACGACTATCTTCGTCCCTCATTTTTTTCCAATCTTTAACCCCTTGAGCAGTGCCATCAGTAGCAGATGCTATACCTTTACGTCCGAATTGTGGTTTGTACATAGCAAGAGCGGTGATTGCACTGCCTCTTTTAATGACTTTAATAATATGATCTGGATTGGATAAATCAGAGTGAATTGCTTTTGATTCTTCCTCAGAACCAGAACCCAACCCAGCATAGCCACCAACATAATGATATGATTTTACAAGCATATCGTGCATATCTTGCATATGTTGTGTTCGATATTTTTCGTGTTCTGGGTTTAGTCCAATCGATAAAACTTTTTCTGTAATAAACTCGAAGAATGATAACATCTTTTTATACCTTATCAATGTGACATATTATTTATAAATATGCAAAAGGAGACTATATGCTTTCATTTATTAATTTTATAACTGAAGAAGTGTCAATCGGTATCAATATAAACGATAAAACTCAACCTTTTACTGACCAAATTCTACACGGTCAGAAAACTATTGAAACCAGAAATACACCCACTCTTCATCCATATATCGGAAAGAAAATAGGTATTGTAAGAACAGGTAAAGGCCCAGCACAGGTTGTTGGTCATGCTACTGTTGGAGAGCCTATCTTTTATAAAAACGAAGAAGAGTTTAGAAGAGATTACGACAAACATCAAGTCGCACCACAATCTAAATTTGATATAGGCCCAAATGGTAAATGGGGATATCCTCTTTTGAATGTAGAAAGAGTAAAACCATATGCGCCAAAAGGTCGAGGTATAGTTTCTAGAAAGATATAGCGCGGTTTAAGAATGTGAGATGGAGAGGGCGGGCGATCAACTCCGACAAGACTCTTTCATCTGCCTACATTCTTCCTGGGGAATTCCATTATACCCCGCGTCACCGATACACCACAAGGTCTCGGTGCGTGTCCTTGACGGGACATCCTTTTCCCGTTTCGTCTATTAAAGACTCGTCAGAAGGACTATGCAGCTTCAGCCATAGTAATCGCAAGTTCAAGAGCCTTATTCTTAAGAGTCTTGCCCTGACCATACCAAGCTGACGTAAGGCGATTGTCATTGTTACGACCAATAATGTGGTCTACCATATATGTAGTCGCATTCCACGCTTGCCAGTAAGAACCTTCAGCATATGAAGCTCCGGGCTGCGTATGAATGATATCAAGAGCCTTACTAGCAGAACGAGACATTTCCTTTTCACCAGCACCAGAAACCGGAAATACTTTCTTGAAGTATTCCACAAGAGACTGTTCAGTATAACGCTTGGCACCCAAATAAGAAGCCATTTCCTTATACTTACCCAACTTCTCTTTAGCAACACCAAGAGTTTCCTTCACCATATCCGAATCAAACTGTCGGCGGTGAGAAACCTTCACCATGTTCGTAGAAGCAGTATTCAACGAAAGAGTCAAGGTATTCCAACACACGGTACGAATCGGACTAAAGCGAACGTCAATACTCCAACCATAACGATGCGGATTGGTGAAGAGTAGATAAGAGTCTACAGTATCACCCTTAAAAAGCTCAAAGCCATCATTAACCTTCGCAAGTGCCCAGACAATCTGACCGTTACGAAGAGAACCAGCAGTGTGCATTTCCATCTCACCGGCAGCAACAAAATCATGAAAGAACTCAAAAGCACTTTCGTTCTGAAGAATGTTCCAATCATCAGAGACAACATCAAGAATGCTATCATCAGAATCGCGAACCAGAGCAGAACGACCAACCGCTACGTTCTTACCGTTCACATTTGCAAAAGCCGGAACCTTGCGAACAGTCCAGTTTACACCAGCAGCCTCTAGCATCTGCTTCGGAGACAGATCGGGCGGAACTGGTTTACCAAGACTGTGCCAAGGTACTTCACCCGAAATAGAATATGCCATTTGAGCAACACCATTAATTTCTTCAATCATATGAGCCATATAAATCACCTCAATTGTTATTACGAAAACTAGTGTACAATTCTTTTGAAAACTTGTCAAGCACTTTTTCGTTGACGTTTAGTTTTGTTTTCAGAAGATTCAGTATCCATCATTTTGATAAGTTTGTCAAGATATTTATCAATAATTTTTGCCTGAATCATCACGGGAATGTCATGATACGGCCATTCTAGTTCAAAGATGCAGCCATTCAACCAAGTCTTATGTGTCAAGAAAATTCGATAAGACCTGAGATGGCTAGGGTTGGACGGATCAAATTTAACTTTCATATCGCCTCCTGTTAAGATGAAGGCAATTATACAGAGTTTTTTTAAAAAGTAAAGAGTTTAATTGCCCTGTGCAGAAGTCGGAGGAAGACCGCTTGAAAGACCTGTAAACCCAGACCCAAAAAGAGAAGTGCTTTTAGATGGCTTCTTCTTCTTTTGGGGGGGATTAGAAGGTGGCAAAGGTGTAGGGTTGTTAGGCTTTGTGGGTTCGCCTTCCTGTTCCGCTATACCAGTGCTGTTTGTATATGATGGAGGCTCAGGGGTGAAAGGAGGCCAATCACTTTGTCTTGGCTGTGTTGGCTCCTTTGCTTTTCCCCTTTTTATTCTCTTGGTTCGCTTTGTATGCTTTACTTCGAGAATGTAATCAATAAAAGATATCACTTAAATTTAGTCATCATACTTATCATCGGGTTTTGGCACAAAAAGACGCTTTCTCATAGCTCTAACTTTTCTTCTAACGTTTTTTGTTACTGCACGTTCTAATGCATCTCTTTTATCTTGATTTGTAGGATCATTCAAGACGCTATTTTGAAGTCTGGCTTCACGCTCAACACCTTCGTCAAGAATCTCTTCAAGTGCTTCTACAACATACTGGTGAATGATTTCTTTTAGTTTTGACATATTAGTTTCTCCTAAATTCCTTTTTTCATGTAATTTTGCATCTGAAGGCGAATCCCCTATAGGATGCGGTATTGTTTCTGCGTTATGATATTCAATTTTTCCACGCAAGTATGCACGATTTCCATGTAGAGTTACATCTTCAGCAGACTTAATTGCCCGTCCATTTTCATCTACAAATACATGTTGACGTTTTGGATTGAATTTAGCAACTACACCATTAAAACTATGCTTGCTAGGATCTTGTATTTCGCCATCAACTGAAGCCATTGCACTTTTATTTTCTCTACCCGTTGCAATAGCATCTCTTGCTGATTGATTGACGTTAAATTCTACATTATGAAGGGTTACAACATGATGGTAAGCTTGAGCCTCACCACCATAAGATCCTCCTCTTTTAGAACCTTTATGAATTGTTAAAACAGGAATACCATTATTTTTTAATACGTTAAGATTAAGTCGCGCACCAATCCGAGTACCTACAGGATGTTGAATATTTTTTGCAATTATTCTTCTGGATGTGGCATCAGTATTAAGAGCTTTTTGAACTTCTTCTTCTGAAGATAGTTTTTCTTCTGGTTTATCTCTTTTTTTATATAAAGGGCTTTCTTCTGCATTGATAACTTTACCTGATGCAACTTTTTCTTTTATAAACTGATGCAAAGATTTCATTAATTTTAAGGACGAGGTGGTCTGACAGGATTCAAAGGATTTGATGTTGGCCCACCTCTACGCACATATCGAGCATCAATCTGAAATCCACCACGAGTAGCAAAAGGTCTGAATTGTTTCACATATTTGTGACGATCAACTTTTTGAGGGTATTGACCTCTTTTCTTTGGTACAGCAGATTTTCGTCTTCTGACAAAAAGTTCTTGCAAATCCTCGTCAGAAGACAAAATCTCTTCAACAATTTCTAGCACAAGTTCTTTAATGGTTAAATAATCCATTAATAAGTCCTTTATCTGCTACGTCTTGGTGATCTAACAACTGATGAAGGAGCCTTAGCTTTTGGTTTAGGTGCTGGAGCAACTGCCTTTGGTTTAGGTGCTTTAGCTTTAATTACATCAGAGGCTTTCTTTTCACCTCTACCAATTGCACCAGCATCATCATGAGAAATAGCAACATGCCGACCCGTTTCTGGATGAGTGATATATGCACTGCCTGTTGAAGTTACACCACCACCAGCTTTTCGTGTGCGAATAGTTGCTTGACGAACTTGTCTTGCTTTAGTACGTTCAGAATCTGCACCAGCAGATTTTTTATAAGTATCTGATACACTTGTTGCACTAGCTTGTCTAGCGGCAGACAATTTACCAGCACTTTTTATATCTGCTGCACGAGATTTAACTTTTAAAGCATGAATACCAGATTTTGCTTTATCTACTTTCCCTTTAACCCATGCACCAACATGTTTGAATGGGGAAGCTACAACACTACCAACTCGTTTCAATGTGCTACCAATTCCAAAAAGTTCGTCAAGCACTTCTTGAGTTTCTTCTTCAGTCAAATCATGTTCTTCAACCAATTCATTTATAAAATGAGTAAGTTCGTCTTCATTGATTGTCTTGATATGGGCTTCTTGAACAAATTGCGTAAACTTCTTTGCCATGGTAGTTCCTCTATAAAAGCAGTGAGTATAAGATATTGATATTTATATGAAATACATTTTCTATATATTAAATCTTATTCTTCTGTATCGGATGGTATATGTTTAACTGACATTTTCTTTTTAGAATTAAAAGCATGTTGTTCAGCTTCAATAAATGCCTTTTTTACTAAAGAATAACTGCTTTGATCAGGCATTAAACTAAGCATTATCTTAGTCATTTTATTCATCTTATAATTTTTATCATATTTCATACTGTTACCTCTTAAAACTGTAGATCGTGTGGCTGATCGGTAGCCAATGAAATCGGCAAATAATCCCAAGTACCTTTTAATACTGGTGTAAAATTAGTAGGTGATCGACGAATGAAAAACTTTCTTATTTTCATTTGAAGTTGCTCTACCAAATTCACAAAAAATGAATCAATTCCAACAAAACATGCACTCTTTTCAATAAGAGTAATCCAATCAAAAATGTTGTCAGTTAAATCGCTTATTTCAATAATCTGTGCTTCAGCTAAACCAATATTAATAGCAAAATTTCTTAAATCAAGTTCATACTTAATTCTTCCCATCGCACCAGAAGTGTGAGCAATAATATATGGACCAGCCTTATCCCAAACCAAACGATCATATAATTCTTTTTCTTGTTTAAGATTACGTCGAATGTCAAGATTCCATTTTTTTTCAAAAGGAACACTTGTTGCAGCATATTTAAATTGATCAAATGTAGTATGGAAAGGTAGACCAAGTTCTTTAGCACGAATTGGAACTGGATCAATCAATCGAGAAGGCATGCCAATTTTTGAAAAGTGTAAGATTTCTTCATACGGAAAACTTATTATTTCAGAACATCCTTCATCCAATAACATTTGCCTCGGTGTCTCAAACCAATATGGATTGCGAATATTAGATTGAATTGACTTTTCTTCTACTGATAAAGGAAGAAAATTTACATAAGGGGCGGCATATTGAAATGCCTTTTGAAAAGCACCATCGATTACCCAATAAACTTCATGTCCCTTATCATAAAAATGTTTTGCAATAGGAAGTGTAATTAAACAATCTCCACCACCTCGCAGTTGAATTATCCCTAATTTACTTGTCATTTAATACCTCTTCAATTTCACTTATTGATGGTGAATATACTCCATTATGTTGGACTGTTACAGCACTTGCTGCGTTTGCAAAAATTATACTTTGTTCTATGTCTTTTGTAAAGAGAAACTTATAAATCAAAGAAGCAAAGAAAGTGTCACCAGCACCACATACATCAAACTTATCTATACTTTTAGTTCCATACAATTTACCTTTATACGACGCTCCAATATCACCTAAAGTTGTAATCAAATGTTCTTCTGGATAAGAGATAGCATCTTCATATTCTTTTTGATTAATCTTGACATACATACCTTCAAATCGGGCAAGATCTTTTTTCTTAGTATCTATGAAAATTGGACCATCATAATAAGTTTTAATATAATCAATGGTATCGTAAGTAACAGAACCTTTATCATAATCAGAAATTACTATTGCGTCAAATACAGATGTGTTGGAATGTAAAGAAGGTAATTTGACTGGCTCTCGTTTTGGATCTTCATCAAATCGAATTAAATGCTGATTGGTTTTAACATCAATAAATCGAGTTTTTGAAGACCGCCCAGAAGTGAGGAATACAATATCACAACCAAGTTTTTCTAAATTGTGCCATACATTACCTGCCATTCCATATTTTTCTTCTTTAAAAGAAGAATCTAAAATAGGAACAGGAGCTTCTGGACTAATTCGATTTACATTGCCATAATAATAGATATCACGGCAATTATCGCCAATTAAAAGAATAAATGGTTTTTTCATATATTAAGCACCGATGGTAAATTATACGATAAGTATTCTATCATTTGTTGTTTTTCAGAATACCCTTTATCGATAGTAACTCTTATACCATCTTGCATATAATTATCTCCCACTCTATTTTTCATCTTATATAATTTTATGTCCAGTTCTTCATGTTTAGTCATGATATGTTCATACAAACGCTTATCTACATAAGTAGGTTCTTCTGGTAAAGGAAATAAGTTTTTACATTTAATTGGATTAAAACATAATATGCTACCATTTACAGTGTTTTCATCAGGCCACACCCAATTAGCCCATGCCAAATCAAAGTCATTTTCCTTTAGTTCTTTAAGCGTATTACCATTAGTAAAAAATTGATCTTCATTTATTGCCAAAATTTTTCCATTGAAATTTTGAAAAATATCAAATATTGTATTATATCCTTCGGAAAAAAATAAACAATTATAAGGTCTCCACGATTCTATAAATTGTGGATTTGATGCTATGTATTTTGTGGGGCGATTAAAAATTTGAGATTTAGGGAGAGGAATTAAATCTTTAAAAGATTCTGAATATTGTTCACCCATCATGTCAACACAAAAAATATCACTTTCAGGTATAAAATGTTTAGTAGTTTTTATAGACAACTCTAAGCAATCATATCTTTTAAAATTTTTAAAAACAACAATAAAATTACTTTTTGCATGTTCAAACATGTTGCACCTCATTCATCAACGAACCACACATCTCCACCTGAAACAAATCTTGAAGTATCTTCTTCAAAATTATATGGAATTATATAATCATCTTCTACTTTTTCTAAGACTTCTATCGAATCCATGGGAAGAAATCCATCTTTGGAATTCCTTTTCCCCTTTATCCATTTATTTAGTTCACCTTCTTCAGTCTTATAAAATTTTTTATAAGAATCAGATTTTTTTTTCTTATCTTCTTCAGTCCATGTCCTACTATTAGCACAAGAGGATGAGCAAAATTTTCCGTTTCGCTCATGATCCTTGCCACATTTAGGACATGTTTTCATTAGTCGATAAAAGGATGTAGATTTTTATTTTCTGAATATAACGATTTAAGAGTCATGTTTTCGTCGAGTGTTTTAATTAAACGTTTTTCGACATTTTTATATTGATCGTGTAATTGTTGATACAATATTTCAAGTGTATTGAAATTATCAACTTCATAATAGTTTACTTGCTTATACATAGACATCTCCTACTGTTTAAGCTGGTTGATAGAAATGATATTTATAACATTCTATAAAGTGCAATCGAATCAATCGTCATTAGAAGTACATAATTTAAGAGCATACTGAATGACCTGCGAGTAAAAGCAGACCAAGCGTACATACCGCAACTAGTAATCCATATAGGATAAAACACCATAAGGGGAGGATTAGGAACGGTAAGCGCCATTCCAATAGCACTTCCGATACTGCCACACCAAGCGAGACACTCAATAACAAACCTAAAAGGATTTGAATTGAAATCATGTTTTATCCATCGTAAAATGTTTTTCATAATTTGGCATCCGTGTAAGGATTTGAACCTCAACTAACTATTTTGGAGACAGTTGTGCTGCCGTTACACCACACGGATAGAAATTACTTTTGATTTAGGTAATTTATATTTACCTAACAGCCAACCTTCTTCAAGTTCGCCCTTTATCTTTTTTGATTTTTTAGTCAAAGGATTATGAACCCATTTAGTTCCATATTGAGAATTTTTTTCTCCTTTTTGGGAGATTTTATTTTTCTCGCTTATTTTCTTTTTCGTTTCTTCTGTATGGCTTCTTAATAAATTTTCTCCACCATACCCGATTTTACCGGCATTTTCGTAGACGTTTAATTTATTGCTGTTAATATAATCAAATCCGCCATAACCACCAACTTTTAAGTTGTAAGTGTTTTCTGTAGCGAGAAAATCTTCGTTAACAAGTTCGCCTTCTTTTTGATACATGGTTTCAGGGTTATCATAAACGAAAAGAATTTCTTTCTCAAAATTCTCTATTCCATTTTTTTCTATGGCTCGTTTAAGATACTTTCCTGAACCCATGTACCCGTCATCAAGATTTTTGGTCTTATGTGATCCTATGTAGACCTTGCCGTTAATCTTATTTGTAATCTTATAAATTGTGTAGTGCATAAAAGCCTCCTACACTTATTTATAAGGTCGAGTCTTGACGAAGACTCTCAAGGCTCCCTGAGATGGACTTGAACCAACGACCGAGTGATTAACAGTCACTTGCTCTACCGACTGAGCTATCAGGGAATATTCTTTATTTACTATTTATTGCAATATAATGTAACATAAAATCATTGTAAAGTGTTTCTTCTAATTCATATGCTTGCACTTCCCAAGGTGCTGTGAAATACATTTCATTTTTTTCCATCGACTCAAACCAAACACCTTTCCAATAAACACCATCTTTTTTATTTTGAAGATGGTTTTTACGATATTGCATACAATGCACAGATTCATGTGCAAGTGCTCTGAGTTGATGTTCTTCATCTATGCTTTTATTTAGTTCTATCACAAAAAATTTTGGATAATGAGAACTTTCTACAATACAATAGCCATGGGCATCTAAATTTTTAATGAAATTAAGTTCAACTTCAATTTTTGGATCTTTATTAAACAATTTGCTCATATAAAAATTCAGAGCCTCGGTAAAGAGACTCATCTTTTTCTTATTTGAACGAATGCCATTTATTTCTATATCAATCATATAGACCCATCGCTTGTGATTCGATTGTAAGTAAAGATAAAATTCCGTGTGAATACCACTTTGGAATCTCTCGGTTAGTCCATCGAGCAAATCCATTCTTTTTCATAATGTAGTATTGACGATATGCATTTACAACATCACTTGTTTTGCATTCGTCAGGCATTGCTTGCGGTGGATCTGACCAGTCATTATCTTTTAGATTTTTAGGACAGTTGACAAGAACAAATCTAAGTTTTTCGCAAGCATGTTCTTTACCATATCGATGAGTATATTCATTAAGGCAACTTACCCACAATGCATAAAGCCATGAATAATTAGCTTTTCCTTGCCTAGCCCAAACTGCTGAAGGATGGTTGATATGTGTAGCTTTATACAACATATCTTCTCGCCCATCATTTAACTTCCAACGTTTGATTTTACGCCCAGAACTGTTGTCAACATATTCTTGACCATCAAGAATACGATGAGCGGTTGATAATAGTTGTGCATATTCAAGAATCATCTTGACCACATGTTTATCACAGTGATACTCAGCACATTGATTCGGGTCATGTGACAAGAAAAAGATATTCATTAAGTAAAGTCCTGAAATGAGGGTTTGTCAAATTTTTTTTTGACAGGGGAAACTGTCATTGAAGGTTGAGCACCATCAATAATGTTATCCTGTGCTCGTTCCTCAAGATTATACAATCTCATCTTAGACCTGTCAACCCCTATGACAAACTTTCTATACATATTTGGGTCACTATAACGGTTCTTCAATTGCTTGACCATTAATTGATTCAATGTGTTAAGCTGTTCGCTAGTGATGATTGCAAACATAAAGTCAGCCGTAGCAGGAAGACCAAACGATTCCGAAGTATCTGTAAGTTCTACGTCAGAGTTTCCAAAACCTCCGCGATTTGTCTGAGTCGCACTAATGATTGGTACGTTAAACTCAACAGCAAGTCCACGAAGCTCTTCTGCAATTGCTTTGATGTAAGTGTATGAATTGAAGTTTGTTCCTGTCTTTAAACGAGAAGATGCACAAATGTTTAAGTAATCAATGTATACAATATCAGGTACAAAATTTCTCTTAATCTTAAGTTCATTCAGTAAATAACGAAAATTAGAAGCACTAGCAGATGCCGTAGGATATTCTTTAATAATGAGTTTACCTACAGTTTTCTCACGAGCTTTGTTAATCTTCTTTTCATAAACATCTTTAGAGAGAGAAGACAACTCATCGATTGTGACGTTAAGAGTGTTTGCATCAATACGTTCAGCAATCTTTTCTTCAGACATTTCAAGGGTGATATACAAAACATTATACCCTGCCATCAGATTACCGGTAGCACAGTGACACATAAACATTGACTTACCAACACCAGTACCAGCCAAGCAAATGTTCAATGTCTTAGGAGAAAGACCGCCCTGAGTAATTTTATTAAAATATTCCAAATCAAAAGGAATCTTAGACTCTTTCAAATGATAGGAATTAAATCGAGTCTCCCAGTCATCAAGGAAACTGTGACCAATGTGTGTATCGAAAGATACTGCCAAAGCATCTGCCAAAATCTGAGGAATAGATCCTTTAGAAATACCTGAATTGTCACTATTCATAAGTTGAATAGATTTAGAAATTGCATTGAACAAAGCTTGGTCTTGACAAAACTTCTCGGTCTGATCTAACAACCATTCTTCCTTTGTAGAGGAATCAAAAATTAATGCTTCGATATATTCCTGTGTTTCTTTAAATGATTGTTCAGTATGGTCAGCCATAGCTGATGAATCAATTGTCAATGCCTCCTTTGAAGGAAAGGCATTGTACTTCTTCACATATTCATCAAGTAGTCTAAAAAGTCGTTTTTCTGTATTATCTTTGAAATATTCTTCTTTGAGAAAGGGTATTGTTTTACGAGCATATTGTTCATTAAACACCAGATTCGATAGAATCGTCTTCTCGATTGTCATCAATTTCTCCTTGACCACCATAACTAAATTCTTTTTTGGCACACTCTTCTAGACGAAGAAGCATTTCATCATCGAAATACTTTTCTGGATTGGATAGAATTTCCTTTCCAAAAAGCCTAGTTCCGTTAGGCATCTCGTATCGAGTAGTGACCTTCTTGATTATACCATACTTTTCAGCTAAATCAAGCAAACCATAATACTTATCAAGACCTTTATCATATGATAAGCGAACTTCAACCTGACCATTCTCTTTCGATAACCTAGATTTGTGCATCTTGACTTTGATGATGTTACCAACCACATCGTTGTTACCATCTTTATCTTTCTTCTTAGAAAGCATGGCGATAGTAGACGCAGCATATTTAAGCCCTGAATTGTGAGTTATCAATCCATTTTCAAGAATATAATTTTCATGCTCATCAACTGTAATGTCATATACTTTTCCTGTTCCTACAGATTTAATATTAACTACTTTCATAATTTTATAATTTCCTTTATTCCATATTTTGCCAATAAATTATTGTGTTGAGGTTTGCATAATTTCTGTCCTAATGCTTCAGATTTACCAATGTAAGTACCTAAAAATTTATATTGAGTAAATGTTATTTCTGAACCATTATTGAATTTAACTAAAATTGGTTGAGAACGGATTTGTGATATAATATTTCGAGTTTCTTGATTGTGTGTTTTACCATAAAATGGATTTTTTTCTCCCATCATCCCTTTACTAATATTAGTTTTCCATTCACTTTTTTCTTCTTCTGTCATTGTATGCCAACAAGGTTTGCCATACATGGGATTATTTTTACCTAAAGTAAAAATTCGATTATTTTTTATGATATTTTCATATATTCTAGAAGTTATTTTATACCGTTGATTATCGATATTTTTACCTAAAAACCGCACCAATGCATATGTCATACTTCGTTTTTGTGCGCCATAGGTCATTCTTATTAATAAACAATGGGCTATAAAATGTTCTCTTGGAGTTAATAATACTAAATTAGATTTATGATTACTGCCGCCTAAACTTTTAGGTAAAATATGATGAGATTCATAACAATTACCGTCTTTTCTTTTTCTAGGTAATTGTTTTCTAGAATTCATCAATTTCATATACCAATTTGTATATTTGTTATTTAAATACATGCAAGACCTCCTAAACGTCATACATGTATTTATTAATTTATACTTTAAACCACTACCTATTTTTGTAATGTTTGCAGATCATCACCTATAATAATGTTTTTTGCTTCAACCCATTGATTGTTAATAAAAAATTTGTGCTCTGGTGTACACGTTACACTTGACCCATCTTCTAAATGGATTTGCAATAGTTCTTTATCATCAAAAGTGTGACATTCTAATACGTTTTTAAATTCACCTTCTTTAGTCATCACTAAATCGTTAGTACTAATATTTTCTATGCTAACAAACCCTCTGCGCGTTAAGACGTTAGTGCCTGCAACCAAACATCCACCAGAAATTTCTTTGGTGGGAACATATGCGCCAACGATATCATAAACGTGATTGGTTACAATAAGCGGAACCTTGACCTTTGCTAACTTCAAAGTCAACACTCGAAATGCAGCCTTAATAGTTTGGGATTTAGTCATGTCACGAGTCTCTTTACCTTCAGCAGTATCTTCCATTTCTTTTGTGGTAGATAGAAGACCCAATGAATCAAGCACCATCATAAACGGAGGACGGTCTGCACCACCCTTTTCATAATAGTCAAGCGTCTTAAGGGCATGAGTTCTAAACTTCTGAATAGTATCTGGTTCAGCAACAATTACTCGCTTAGTATCAATTCCGCGAGACTCCATCATCTGTTTGGTAACAGCAGCCTCAGTATCATAATACATAACACCAGCGGTAGGATTTGCATCTAAGAAGGCTTTGACAATCCCAAGCACAAAGAAAGTTTTTCCGGTAGCAGATTCACCAGCAAAAGCAGTAATCTTATTATTTGGGACACCACCAAAAATACTACCACTAACAACTGCATTGAGAATATAAGACCCAGTATCAATAAATCCACTAAATTCTGAAGAACCTTGACCATCAGCAACGATATTAGTGTCTTCATCTTTTATACTTTCTACAAGATTTTTGAAAAATGACATATTTTACCTCAAATTGTTCATAAAAAAAAGTCGTCCAGCGTAGTAGCAGTGTTTTCTTTTGTTGTCCAGTTAATCTTTTCAGCAATTGCATTTAAAGGTTCAATGAATGCCTTATCAAACTGAGTATCATAATCAATAAACTGCTCAATATCTAATTCTTTAGGTAATTCCGCTGGAGATGAAATAACCGTTATTCCGTATTTATTCGGCATCAAATAACAAAACTTAATCTTCTCACCCTCAGAAATGTAAGGATAGCGTTTTGCCAAATTCTTCTTCTTTATTAGAAGATTATACCACAATGCACCCTTAACATGAATGGGTGTTCCCTTAGAATATACTAAATCATCGTTAGAATATTTGGCTAGATTATTACATCCACGAGGAAAGGCAATTTCTTCAAAAGTCATCTTAGAAAATTTCTCACGAAAATCCTTGACAAACTCAATAAGTACTTGATTGTCTTGAGTCATCATAATCTTTAAAGCATTTTTGATAGACTCTCGACAGGCCAAAGGAGTAGATGATTTAATAGCTTCAATACCCATCATCTTAAGTTTGGGTTCAGCATATCGTACACCTTCTGAGTCATATACGTTTAAAATGTATCGCTTTTTGGCAGTCCAGATACCTTTGTCGGCAATAGACTCTCGCTTCATTTTCATCTTCTGAGCATACGCATTAGTATACACTGCAAGATGCCTATAACACTCGTCAATAAAAGGCTCAAGTTTTTCTTCGCATACTCTATTCAGATAATTAATAACTTTTGTGATATCTTTCTTTTTACCTTCAAACGCTTTATCTACAAGTTCACTAAAATTGATATAAATTGAATCTGTGTCTGAGGCAATAATATAATCCTTATCCGTTTTCAATAACTTGTTCAGATATCTATTCATTTCATTCTCAATCCAACGAATCGCAACCTGACCTGAAAGAGTAATACATTCGGCAAGGGCAATCTGGTAATATCTAAAATGTGAATTGCCAAGAGCACCATACGCCGAATTCAACATAATCTTAAAAGCCATCTGAAGATTGTTGTATCGAGCAATCTCCTTTTCTAGCTCATAAGACTTATTCTTTTGATATTCTTTCTGAAGTTCGATCATCTTCTTCTTATAGATGGTTCGTTTGTTGTAATACAATTCCATCAATTCAGGAAGAAATCCTTGTTTATCCCGTCGAAACAAACAACGATTCGCAGTTTTGATTAGGTCTGTATTCCAATTATCAGCATCCCCTTGAAGGAAAGTATCTACATTCTTTTGACCGGGAACCTGTTCGACATAAGTCTCTGGTGAAATGTTGTACTGCATGATAAGGTGTGGATATAGGCTGTTCAAATCGAATGAACAAACCCACTCGTGCATTCCTACTTGTGGCACCTTAACATACGCACCAGTAAATGATCCTTCTTCAATAGAATCATTCATAAGATTCTCTGGTGAATTCAACATCGCATACGGAATATCAGGGATGCTTTCCTTTGGTGTCACTACAATGTTGCGATCTAACAAGAAGTTATGGCTGACAATATCCCAAAGCTTTACAACACCAAAAGTATCCACATAGTTTACTTTGGCACTGTAAGCCATTGCAAAAACAAGTTCAATAAGTTTAAGTTTATCCTCTAAACGTTCTACAAGCTCTACGTCCTTGATATTGTAATCGATGAACATTTGATAATTATTTCGATACAACTCATATAGATTACCATACTCAGAATAATCAAGTTTTTTCTCACCAAGTTCAACCATGGCAATATGGTCGAGCTTATAAGATTCTTGATTACTATAAGTAAATTTCTTGTAAAGCTGAAGGTAATCAAGAATAGCAATACCTAAAATATCATACGCAGTAAAATGTCCATTTGCTTTACCGTGACTGACTTTCTTCTCTACAATAATATTCCAAGGTGAAAGCCGCCTTGCCTCGTTATCACCAAGAATTTTATTAATACGATTGATGAGGTACATTACGTCAAATGATTCAACATTCCAACCCGTAATAATATCAGGATTGATTTCTTTCCATACCCTCAAAAAAGAGTCTAGAAGGTGGGCTTCATCACGGCATTTAATATACTTAACATCATCGTTCGCGGAATACTTACCACAACCAAGTACTATTTTAGTATCCTTAATTTTCATACCGATTGCAGTAACTTCTTTATCTGCAAATTCTGGTTTAGGAAACCCATCATCAGAAGCAACCTCAATATCAAGGTATACAACTTTAATCAAGTCAACATCAATAGCAATTTCAGTAGGATAATTGTCATAAATCCAAAGATAATTAAATGAACGAGGGCTTTGACCATGAATAGTAAAATTAGAAACGCCCTCATGAGTTTCTACAAATTCTTTAGCATCACCAATAGAATCAAAATCCATTTTGTGGACAGACACATCTTGAAGGGTTTTATACTTAGAAGGATTAGAAGACTCTACGAAAAGGTAAGGTTTATATCGAATCTTCTTCTGTACAAGCTTTCCGTTTTCATATCCTCTGTATAGAATATTATCGCCTCGTTGAATCACGGAAGTATAAAAATGCATTTTTGTTCCTATATAAATATTTTATATTGTATTATACTACTATTTTAACAGTAAGTCAAATAATATTTAAAGGATTTTCATATGAGTTTAAAACATTTTCAAACAAAAATTGGCGTAACTCCTGATGGTGAATGGGGAGCAAACACTCTTAAAGCAGCAGTAAATTATTATAAAATGTCTAAAATTCGTGCTGCTCATTTCTTTGCTCAAACTGCTCATGAAAGTGGCAACTTCAAAACTCTATCAGAAAATCTAAACTATAGTGCAGACGGACTTGTCAAGATCTTTCATAAGTATTTCCCTGATATTTCTGCTGCTACTCCTTATGCCAGAAATCCAGAAAAGATTGCTAATAAAGTATACAGTAATCGTATGGGAAATAGTGATGAATCTTCTGGTGATGGTTGGAAATACAGAGGGCGCGGTGCTATTCAATTAACTGGTCGTGAAAATTATGCTGCTTTTGCTAAAGCTTTTGGACGCCCAGATATACTTTCAAACCCAGACATTGTTTCTGGTGAACTTGCTTTTGAATCCGCTATGTTCTTTTTTGATAAGAATAATCTTTGGGATATTTGCGATAAAGGCATCAATCTTATAGCAATTACAGAATTGACAAAAAAAATCAATGGTGGCACTATTGGGTTAGAAGATCGCAAAAATCACACTTATGAATATGCTAAACTCCTAGGAGTTTAATGAAAAGGGGAGCAAAATCTCCCCTTTCCTTTTTTAGATTAAATGCCAGTTCTCATAAAATAACTTATCAATGAACAAGCATTAAATAAGATCAAAAGTGACAAAGCTGTATTGTCTTTAATAAGATTCATTTTTCCTCCGCAAGAAACTGTTTAGTAGTTGGTTCTTTAATTTCGATCTTTTTGGGCTTCTTATGATCAGGAATAATACGCTCCAGAACAATCTGAAGAATACCATTTAAAATCTCAGCACCCTTAATTTCGATAGAGTCATTTAGAGAAAAAGTTCGTGTAAAGGCACGAGTACTGATTCCCTTATAAAGGTAAGGATTGGCATCGTCATTTTTGGAATTGCCCGTGATGACTAGCTTATCTTCGACAAACTCAATCTCGATATCAGAACGACCGAAACCAGCTACTGCAAGCTCGATTGCGTACTTATTCTCATCGATTTTTTTGATGTTGTACGGAGGATAGTGGGGGATGCTCTTTGTGAAGTCGTCATGAAGTTTTGAAGCTTCGTTGAAAACGTGATCAAATCCGACAAAGAACGAATTGAAGGCGTCCCAATTTTTTGGGACATAGTATGTCTTAGTCATAAGTATCTCCTGTTAGGCAAGATTAATAAATTGATAGTTTATGCGATACTATCAAACGCGCCACCCCGAAGGCATGGCAATATCAAACTCTATTTATACAATTTATTTAGCTTTTTGTTTTTTCATTGCTATTTGACGAATTTCTCTGCTTGGATCATTTAATGCTTTAGTTATATGTTCTGATGTTACTTTAGGGTGTTCAAGTGCTGCTGCACGACGAAATACATCATCATCATCTAATGCTTTAGTTATATGTTCTGATGTCACTTTAGGGTGTTTAAGTGCTTCTCTACGAACTTCAATGCTTGGATCATTTAAAGCTTTAGTTATATGTTCTGGTGTTGCATTAGGGCGTCTAATTGCTATTTCACGAACAAAATCATTTGTATCATCTAATGCTTTAGTTATATGTTCTGGTGTCGCTTTAGGGTGACTAATTGCTGCTAGACGAACTCCTGTACTACTGCTTGGATCATTTAAAGCTTTAGTTATATGTTCTGATGTTGCTTTAGGGTGTCTAATTGCTGCTTGACGAACTCCTGCACTACTGCTTGGATCATTTAAAGCTTTAGTTATATGTTCTGATGTCACTTTAGGGTGTTCAAGTGCTGCTCTACGAACTTCAATGCTTGGATCATTTAAAGCTTTAGTTATATGTTCTGGTGTTGCTTTAGGGTGTTTAATTGCTATTTGACGAACAAAATCATTTGTATTATCTAATGCTTTAGTTATATGTTCTGATGTTACTTTAGGGTGTTCAAGTGCTGAGTCACGAATATATTCAGCTGGATCATCTAATGCTTTAGTTATATGTTCTGATGTTGCTTTAGGGTGTCTAATTGCTGCTAAACGAACAAAATCATTTGTATTATCTAATGCTTTAGTTATATGTTCTGATGTTACTTTAGGGTGTTCAAGTGCTGCTTTACGAATTCCTTCGTTTGGATCATCTAATGCTTTAGTTATATGTTCTGATGTTGCTTTAGGGTGACTAATTGCTGCTAGACGAACTAATTTATCATCATCATCTAATGCTTTAGTTATATGTTCTGGTGCAACATCAGGATGCATCATTGTAGTATAACCATTATCATTATATACATCAGGATGTTTTTTATAAACGATTGAACCACCTTTATGTGGTCCTGATAAATCTTTAGCTAATTGCTCTGCATGAGCTTTAAATCCAGCGTGATCGATACCATAATGTGAATCTACGGCATATGCTGTATGCCCTTGATCATTAATATGCGGTTGTAATGTTGCTCTGGCTAATTCTCGCCCTTCATGATCTTGTAAATAAGTAACAACTGTTCCATGTTTAATTTCTTGTGGTAGGTACTTTTTATGGAGACCGGTTTCTACATTTTTGCAAGATTGTTGTTGCCAAGATTGATTAGAAGAGGTTTGACCTGCAACACCAGATTTATCACCTTTACTAGGATCTCCGCCCGGAGATCTAGTAGTTATTGCAGTTAACCCAGTGAATTTTTTACCTTGTCTGGTGTTATCGTTAGCAAACCCATTAACTAATGTAGAAGGTGCTTTTGTTTTAGTTAGAAGTTTACCAAGTTTAGTTTGACGACCATATTCATCATTTGTTATACCATTTTTGTAATCTTGATGCGAAATGGATCGTCCTAAATGTCGTTCAATAGCTTTGTGTATTTCAGATTTATCCATTGTGCCTTCTAATGGTTTAGACACAACATCATTACCTACACCAAAATAATGATCAGTAGCTTTTACGGCTTTTGGATCTCTAGGCATTTGATTAAATTCTTCACGTTGTGAATCATTTAATTCTTCTGAAATTAATAAAAAAGCTTTGAATCTTAACATTTATTTAGCCCTTACAAAATAAACTGTAGGATTTTCTATATTTTTTAATGTAGGCTTTTGGACATTTTTCTTCCAGTCAGGACTAGAATTTGGAACAATCTTTCCATCTTTGACTAGTCTAACAGGTCTATCTTCAGAATGCAAGCGTTCCCAGATCTTATGTGCCGTTTTGCTTATAGACCCAGAACTCATCATCGAAGTTCCGTTATTCAATATTGCATTATAGACTTCATGCATCATTTTTGGATGAGAAGTTCTATCCTTAGTTACTTCTTCTGCTCTGAAAGTTTTGCCTTTATGTAGCATCTGACCTTCTACAGTACCGACATGTTCTCCGGTAGCTTTATCATGAACGGTATAAGTTCTAAACCCGTCATTGTGATCGATAGCTTTTACATGGAATCTGTCAGTCTCAAGAGTATGTGATAGGTTTCCTCTTTTGGAAATTTGATCGTCACTAAGTTTATTAAATTTAGGCTCATGCTCAGGTATAGTCTCTACAAATTCCCTAAAAGTTGCTATCATTTTTTTCTGCCTATATTATATTTCGCTACCAATTCCCAATCATCTTTTTCTTTATGAGAGATAATTTTGATTTGACTAATTGGTGCCATCATTTCTGCAATGTACTCTGGACGAACAACTTTAAGAAGACCCCACTGTTCTAATAAAGTGGCAATAGTATTTCGTCTGGCTTTATCATCATCTGAAAAGTTAGACGGCTTACCATCTAACATGAAAAGTTCTTTAAAGTGTACGATGTAATATTTTGCTTGTTTATGAAGAATATGACAAGATTGATATAAAGTATTATCTTTCTTTGAAGCAACACCAATACGAGTCAAAGTTTCTTTAATCTTTAAAAAATCTTCTTGTTCTAAGAGACTCACTTCTACTAAGGAATCAACTACATTCATGTTTACTCACTCCGCTTTTTTTAATTTATTATAATCGGAGTAGTTGTTTCTAACCTTCAACTACACAGATCTATTCATTTGTCCCGCCTTTTTGCAATTTATTTTTAATCAGACTGAACTGTTTTTTATTTATAATTGTCAAGATTTCGGCAGCACGAATGTAATTGCAACTGTAATATTCAGCTACAATATCTAAATCTTCATTGGAGGTTTTCTTTGTCCACTGGCTAAACCGCTTCTTTTTAGGAATACCGTTTAGATAGTATTCATATTGAAGCTTGTTATCCATGTGTGCAAACTGATTAATTTCGTTTGCATAGAGGATTGTGTCAATATGATACGAGAATGACTTGTTGGTCAGAAAGGGAACATAATCCTTCTCTGCCAACTCATCATTCTCTGTATCAACCATCAAATTCACTTTCGATTCATTAATCGATTTCACATAATCAAATGGATTCATAATATAGTATTTACCTTTAGTCTATTTGCTGACCCTTTGCTCTTGCAATTGCACGTTCAACACCCGTCATGGGGCGACCAACTTTCTGCCTTACTTTGTCGGATTTTGATTTGGCGGATTTTACAGCCGTTTCCATTGATGGGTTAACAAAAGGATTACCACGAGCAGCTTCTTGATCTTCTGGCTTATCAATTTCATGCTCACCGTTATTCATTTTAGCATGTTCAATAGTCTCAGGTCCAACATGGTGATTAAACTCCGATTCATGTTTTATCTTGCTTGTAGATGTAGTTGGTGTAGTAACTAAAATGCCACCGGGAGTTTTACCATTCTTAGATTTAAATCTTTCTTTTGGTAAGAAATCTTCATCTTTAAATCTTGAGTCTGTTGGAATTAATTTATCACCAACCTTTACTAACCGAGGATGTACTACATGTTGTTTTTGATAATCATATCGCCTTCCGTTGATAGTCTTATGTCCATAATGAGCTTTATCTGGAGTGGTTGCCTTACCATTACCATCATAATGACCTTCTGGTCCTTCCTTTTTTTCAGCAGAAGATAATTCATTTTCTTCTCTAGGTCCAGACCAATATTTAATATGAGTTATGTTTTTTTGATATTCTTGATCTAGTTTTTTACCTCTTCTCATGTCTGTTACTAAATATGAGCCTTTAGGTGGTGTCTTATTACCTTGATCATTAACGATGTCTTCACCTACAGCATTTCGTGTAGCGTTGATTGTATTCCTAATTCTCTGTTTATCTTTTCGCATATTTTCATGAATAAAACCACCATTTTTTACTTTAGGCCCAGTATTTGAATAAGTTACATGATAATTATTTTCGGGATCATGTAATTCATTAGTCTTACCATAAGAATTAGCAATAATTGGTGGTTTTGATTCACCGGGGCGACTTGGATTGTCTTCTGTTGCCCGTTGAGCATTCAAATGATTAATTAAATGACGCGAGGTTCTATCAGTTTCATCTACTACGTTTGGTCTAAATAATGTTCTTTTATCTTGTTTATCTGCTTCATCTGCTCGATTTCGTAAAGAATGAGCATGAGCTAGAATCCAATCACGGGTCATTGCTGGGTCATGTTTAGCTTGTTCATGACAAGCTCTTTTAACTGAAGCGGCAACATATTGAGCTTCAGCGTTAGGTGCAAAACACCCACCTTTAGACGTATCAGCCACACCATGTGCATCAACGCCACCACCACAACCTACGGTTTGAGCAGGGCAAGTGTTTAAAATATGATGTCTTTCATTTTCACCATAACCAGAAGTATAAAGAGCATGACCAGCAACACCTTTGGAAGCAGAAGCAACAAAAGATCTACCTTTCTCATCATATTCATTTTGGACGGTATCAGTTTTTTCACCCTCATCCGTAGTATCACCGTTCTTACCTAAATGACCAGCAGCTTGTAATCTTGATATTGCGGCTTTTTCTGCTTCAATTTGTTGAGATTTAGGTTTTGCAAAATGCTCATCTAAAGTTTGTTTATGAACATTTTCTATTTGACCTAAAGTTAATGGATCTCTATTTTCACCACCATATACTTGTGCTCTAAGTTTATTTCTATCTCGCATTCCCATCGTTCGGTTTTGTTTTTTAGGCTTACCATCTTTACCCAATTTGACCGGTGCATTTGGGTCTGTAGGTTTACTGCCTTCCCACATATGTCGAGGCACAACAATACCCTTTGCAGCGCCGCTACCTCTAAAAACTAATCTTGCAGGATTATCAGGGTGGTCTTCAACTGATTCTACAATATAAGATTCATTAAACTTATCGCCTTCATGAAATGGCACATAATCATTTGTTCCAAAAAGTGTATTCTGTCTATCTTGCTCTATTGGAACTTCATTATGTTCTTCTTGAACACTTTCAACTATAAATTTACTGAACTTGAGCATAAGGGGTTTCTCCAAAAAAATATTGTTTTTCTATTTATATAAACTCACACTCAGTCATAATCATAGTCAAGCACGCTACAATATTGATTTCAGGATCGGATACAAAAGCGGCTTTATATTGATAGTCACCCAACAACAATACTAAACTAGGAATAGATGCTGGTTTAATGTATTGGGCTGCACTATCATAAATTCGACGAAACAATGCCGAAGTTTCAATGTCACTATTCTCTCCTACCCACTTACGCATATTGGTAAACGATTTAGCTTTCAGATGACCAAAAAGCGTCTTAAAGCTTTCATCGCCAATATTAGCCAATATACCACTATCGATTTTACCCGTAGCAGAATATCGCTGAAGCTCGTTTAGAACTCGCCGCCAATCAGGGAAATGCTTACTAATAAGCTCAGCAATAGCAGGCCGGTCGAACTGTACATTTTCTACCTCAAGAATTTTCTCAATTCGTTTCATAAATTGAGAAGCTAACTTAGACTTCTCATCATTAGGAATCTTAAAATCAATTACGGTACAACGACTATGCAGCGGCTCAATAATCTTGTTCTTAAAATTACAAGTCAAAATAAATCCACAGTTGCTTGAAAACTCCTCCATGAAGTTTCGCAAAGCAGGCTGAGTGCTATTGGGATTTAGATAGTCTGCTTCATCAAGAATAACATATTTTCTTCCACCCATCAAAGACATAGAAGAAGCAAACTGACTTATATCAACACGAAGAGTATCAATGTTACCGTTCATCGATCCATTGATAACCATATAATCACATTCTAATTGATCAAGAATGGCGCGGGCCACAGTAGTTTTACCTACTCCAGCCCGCCCAGTAAGAAGCATATTAGGAATTGTGCCCTTATCGACAAACTCCTGAAAGGTTGTCTTAAGGTTAATAGGAAGAATACATTCTGATACAGTCTTAGGACGGTATTGCTGAGACCACAAAAATTCATCACGAATCATAAGTTACTAAACCCCATAGGTAGACTTACTTTCAGTCACAATAAAATATTCAATATCTTCAGATGAAAAACGACCGATACCCTTAGCCACACAAGCTTTATAGGAGTTGTGCATCATCTTCATATTATTACATAGGAAAATGATTTTAAAGTTATCGTTCGTTTCTTTTACATCAATTTCAAATGAGTTGTTTGAAGGATTCTTAAAATCTTTCGCACCCATCATCATTCTACCATTTTCAGAAAACAATGAAATTTCTGATAGCTGGAGAACACTTGCTGCTCTCATTACGTTTTGCAATAGGTCAGAAGTCAAATCGAATTCCACATAGGGCATGTTCATTTTGATTTCTTTTTCAGGAGGAGTTGTGATGGTAATTGGATCGGCGTAAGTAAAGTTTACGCTTTTCTGTCCATCGGTAATCTTTACAAAAGTATCAGTAAAGATAAGGTCTGGATCATTAAATAATGAGAGAATTCCAAGAAACCGATTAAGGTCAAAGATACCAAAATCCCGTTCAATCGTTTCAGCAATAGTTGCTTTAGCGATAATAGTCCTTAGAGGGGACATCGTTGATAAGATGTTCCCCTCCTTGAACATGATTGAGGGATTGATAGAGCTAAAGTTCTTCAGAATCTGAATCGTTTTAGCACTCAATTTCATAATATATTACCTCATTTACCCTTCTTATGCGAATAATTAACATCAGCAGTAGCAGCAGCACCAATTGATGCAAGATCTGCAAGTGAGCCACCGAAGATATAAGTGCCGACATGTTGTAGCTGCATCCAAGGACAGAACCAAACCTGACCGCCCATCTTCTGTACATTATAACAGAACATGTAGTCCTCTGACAAGTACCGCTTTGATACTGGGTCAATGATACAATCGAAGTAAGCCATAATCTCACGGCTACCATCGAAATGCTCGGTACGAACATGGTCTGGCTTATAAGAAAGCTCGGGGAAAGCTTCCGCATACTTCTCAAAAGTACGACGACGAATCATCATAAATCCAGTACCAATTTCAGATACTTCAACTGGTTCGCCAATCGGAATCTGAGCCTGACCAGACTTAGGATTGAATACATAATCACCGACAAACTTCTCAAGGTTGTTTGGATTATCATCCGCTACACCCTTATCTACTGCAAGTTTAATCTTTTCCCAAGAGATACACTTCTTAGGATAAGGGCCACCAATAACGTCATATGGACTTGCATCATCTTGAATAGCAAGAAGTGCAATAACGTCATTTGGATTAAACCCAATGTCACTATCAATGAACATTAGATGGGTTGCACCAGAACGCATAAATTCATCTGCACAATAATTGCGTGCGCGAGTAATTAGCGATTCATTGAATAGAAAATAAAGCTGAAGGGGAATTCCATATTGAGTACACATTGCAGACAAATCTGCAACTGACCGCGCAAACATTCCACTGCATTGCCCACCATACATAGGCACAGCAAGGAATAGCTTGCGTGTTCTTAATGTTTCAACAGGAACCTTAACTTGAAAATTAGACATAATTTACTCCACTTTTAATAATTTTAAGGCACACTATAATAATGACTTGGTGATATATGTAAAGGTTTATCATCATCAACTACTATATTTAGTTGATTTTCTTTATCCAATTTTTGTTGTAAGTCTTGGACATACAATTCAATAATTGCATAATGAATAATCTTCATTATATCTTTTCTATTATAGCCACCTTTTTTACCATATCGCTTGGCATATTTCATAATATTACCAATGCAAAACCCAGTACCATGACCAGCATCAATAATCATATCAGTGGCTTGATACTTACCACTGTAATGTTCATTATACGTTGCATCTACATATTTTTTAATTTCTTGTAGTGCTTCATCTTCATTATATTTATAAGGAATTGACATACCAGCAAAACTCCACATTAGTTTCATTAAATAGTTCTTCAGCCCATTCTCCAGATGCTTTCCACTTATCTGAAAAATCTTCTTTATGCATATTTGGTGTATATACTACAACACGTTTGATACCAACTTGGATTACGCCTTTAGCACATTCTGAGCAAACTGGCAAGCCATAGACATAAAGGGTAGAATCATGCAATGAAACACCATTCAAACATGCATTGTAAATACAGTTCATTTCTGCATGAACAACGTATTTATATTTTTCTTCACGATTATAAAGACGTACTCGTGTATCCTCAATCCCACGAGGAAAGCCGTTATAACCTTGCGAAAGAATTTGCCCCATCTTTCCTACAGTAATAGCACCTACTTGAGTAGATGGGTCTTTTGACCAAGTAGAAATATGTTGAGCCAATTCACAATATTTTTTATCCCAAGAATTCATAATTTATGAGCAATATTTTCTTGTTGACTTCCAACATGTGCAAGAATCGCACATCTTATCTGGGTCACTTGTTAAGCATCTAATATGTTTTACCACATATCCATTTTCATCAGCATCGTATTCTGATGTAGGACTTACCGGCGTATCTTCATCAAGATATTTGATTTTTATTTTTCGATTGTGCCCATGTATTTCTATAATATGTTCTTCGCAATCAAAAAAAGCCATACCAGTAATTTTCTTATAATTTGTGTTTAACCAATTTAAAGCACAACGACCATCAGTAAAGGTTACTCCTTCAGCAAGGATTATATCATCTTGAATTAAATTAAATAATTTCATAGTGCCAACTTAGCAGGTTTCTGTCTTTTTTGTACTTTAATAGATTGACGTTTTGCTCGGTCTAACAATGCTTTATTAGCTCTCTGAGTAAAATTAATTCCTTCAAGATGATCCATTTCATGCAGAAAACAACGAGCACTCATACCCACAAATTGTTTTGTAAACGTTTCACCAAATGCATTAGTAAAACGTGCCCTAACATACATGGGGCGTTTAATTTTAACATATAGAAAAGGATATGAAAGACAGCCTTCATCTAAATTAACTTGCTCTGGAGCAACTTCAATAATGCGTGGATTATAACACACAATAGCTTCTTCTGCTCGCATTACAAATACCCTAAAAGGAAGTCCACATTGGTTTGCTGATAACCCCATACCGGAATTATGATTCATTGTAGCAATCAAACAATTTGCTAGATAAATTGGATCTACTGGTGGGTTTTCAAAATTAAACCGTTCGATTGGCCTAAACAGAATAGGGTCTGTATTAGGAACTAATGGTAATATTTCGTATTTAATTTCTTCTGTCATAATTAAGCCGCTATTCTACTAAAGTTTTTATGTTTTTCAAACCGAATCACAGAGTGAAATTTGTCATAAAGATTATCTATTTTATGACTTATTATAAACACATTTGTGTCTGTTGTCAAGGTTTCTAGAATTTTTAGAAACTCTTCTGTACCTGCATTATCTAAGGAAGAATCAAATATCTCGTCCATGATGAGAAGATTAGTGCTAGCACTGTTGCGTAATTTAGAAATGGCTCTCCAAGTAAACAATAAAGCCAAGTCAATACGAAGTTTTTCACCTTCTGAAAAAGAGTCATAGCTAAATTCATCTCGATACCTCGATTTAATCTTTTCTTCAAAATTTTCATTCAACTCAAATTCTACAAAAAAATCCATTGCCGCCAAATACTTGTTAATCAACTTATTCATCACAGGAATATATTGTTTAATGATTTTAGTTTTTATTCCTGTATCTTTAAGGAGATTTGCTGCAATGTCGTGTAATGACTTTAATTCTGCATATTTGTTTTTTTCTTGAATAGAAAGCGAAAGTTCGTTTTGAATTTCTTCTAACTTGCTGCTATCTTCTCCAATTTTCTTAGATTGAGATTCAATAGATTTAATATTATTTTCTAGTGAATTAATCGTAGCATTACAGATATTGATGCTATGTTTAATTTCAGAAATCTTATTATTCTTTTTAGAAATCTCAGCGGTAATTGCTATAATCTCTTCAAGCCTAACATTACAATCAGCCCGTTCTTGTTTGAACCGTTCAAAAGCTTCTTCAAGAGATTTTAATTGACTAGACCGCTCAGTTAGTCTTTCATTCTTATGTTCAACTTGTAACTCTTGTTTACAAGTTGGGCAGTTGTCGTTGTCATGAAAAAAAGATATTTCCTTTTCAATAGACTTTCGTTTTTCTTTTATTTGAAATTCTATAGTATCTAATTTCTTAGACTTATTGTGTACCTTAGATTGGTCAGTAATCTTTGTCTTCAAGTCTTCAGTCTCTGCCACTAGCTTTTGAACTAATAAAGAATATTCTTCAATTGCCATTCTATTAGTATCAATTTTACGATGATATCCTTCAATTAACTCATCATTATTTTGTTTAAGAGTTTCAATGTTTTGTCTGTGTAAGGTTATCTTCTGATTGGCTAACTGAATCATCATTTCAGATTTCGCTAAATCTTCTTTATTCTGCTGCATCTTTGTTTTAAGCAAAGAGTTCATTGTCGAAAAAATCTGAATGTCAAGTAGATCTTCAATTACTTCACGACGATGAGCAGCAGGTAATTGCATAAATGGAGTAAAAGATGCTGATCCAAGAATGACCACCTGAGAAAAAGATTTATGATTCATCTTCAAAATCTGCTTCTCAAATATCTCTTGGTACTCCTTCATCTCAGCGTTTTGATTAAGTAGAGTTCCGTTTTGATAAATTTCAAATATATTGGGCTTCATTCCTCGTACAACTTTATACGAGTGACGACCAATATCAAACTCTACTTCTGCAACCACATTTTTATTGTTGATGGTGTTAGCCAGTTGGTATTTGTTAATTTTACGAAAAGGTTTACCATACAAACTAAACGATAGCGCATCAAGAATAGTAGACTTACCCGCACCGTTCTCACCCACAATCAAAGTGGTTTTAGATTTACTCAAATTTATTTCTGTAAAATTATTACCTGTAGATAACAGGTTTTTCCATCGTAGAAATTTAAAATTAATCATATAAATTATTCCACCGCTAGAGCTTCATCATATAACTCTTTGATTAAACGAGAAAGATTATTGTGATTGTTTTTGTCTGCAATTTGTTCAATAAACTTATTCAATATCGACAAAGTATCTTCTGCTTCTTCAAGGATTTCTTCATCCATCGTAAGGTCTAGATTCAGATGATCTTCAACTGCTTGAAGGTCTGCAACTCCAGCTTTCTCAAGTGCATCAATAAACAAATCAAACAGATGTGGGTTGGTCTTCTGCTTAATGATAACTTTTATTATGCAACCCTTATACTCTGAAAAGTCTTGAGAAGTAACATATTCAATAGTTTTATCAGTATCATCATAGATTATTTTATGATATATCTTATTTGGATTTTCTATAAAAGTCAATTCTCTTGTTGCAGTATCAAACACATGAAAGCCACGGGGATCATCATAATCACTCCAAGTCATTTCATAAGGGGCACCAAGATAATTGATATTGCCTCTCGTTGATTTATGATGAAAATGACCGGAACATACTAAATCAAACTTATCAAAAATCTTCGACTCAAATCCATGATCGTTAGCATGTCCTTTATACATCTCAAACCCACTGAGTTCAAGATGACCAAACAATATTTGAGCATCTGTATTTTCAATAGCTTCCATACACTCATCATGATTATCAGTGCAAATCCAAGGCATCAATAATATTTTACAGCCATCAATATTAATTTCTTGAGGGGATGAATAATATCGAAATGGAGAACTGTCTCCATATAAAACATCCATCGAGTTTACTTCATTAGTGTTCTTAAAAAATGTATCGTGATTGCCTATAATCGCATGAAGGAATAACTTGTTATTCTTTATTGGGTCGATAAAATCATCTTTAAGATTCTTAGCCGTAACAAAGTTGATATACTTTCTTCGATCTACAATATCGCCAAGATGAATGATAAAATTAATTCCATGCTGCTTAAGATAAGGGAAAAATACTTCGCTGTAAAACCTAAAAATATGTTGTGCAAAGATTGGACTGTCATTCCTACAACCCCAATGAGTATCTGTTATAAGAGCAACTTGAGTCATAATCCATCCTTCACTACAATTTCAGATTCTAATTCTTCAATATCTTCTTCAATAAATTTTTCAATTCCTATTTTCTTTTTTTCTTTTTTCTTACGGACTAAACCTTCTTCAAATGCTTTGATAAAATCGCCCGCATTCTCATTCTCAACATAAGTTTGTTGAACTATTTCATCCCATTCATTTTGATCATAGTTACCACCATGAATTACATAATTTTGTATTAATTTATGTTTTGTATATAAATGACGCTTTTCTTTTGTTATACGACGAACAAATGCAAAGTAAATAATTTGTGTAATATAAGCAAAAGGATTACTAGATTTTGCCGGATCAAAATTATCAATATACATCAAGCAATTTTCAATACCATCACCAATCATTTCTTCTTTAAAAGGATAGTTCATGAAATTTGGTCGATTGCACAATTTTTTGGCAATCAACATAATACACTCACCTACATAATTAGAAATGCGAGGTTTTTTCGCACCATTAACTTTCGATTCTTTTACTAGATTATGATGTATAATAAGTTCTTCTAGTAACTTTTTATTATTTACATAATGTGAGGTTTCAATATTCATTAATGTACCTTTTTATCAGTCTTTTTTGTTACATGTGCATTCTTCTTTTCCTTTATATCTTTAAAGGTCTCTTCAAATTTTTCATTCATAATTGCTGCATCAATAAATGATGTGGCTATATCAATATCTCTTATTGCCATTTCATCCAAAACTTTTTCATGAAAAGCTAGAATTGCACAATAATAATTTGCAAATTGTTTTTGTGGCGCATACGTTGCAATAATATGCGCCCGCTCTATTGTCATCTTAGTAGATAAAGCTAATGGGTTAAATCTTTTAAGAAGAATTATTATTGAACCATCAGCATTCACGCTATGATGAATTAACATAGGATTCTCTACTTCTAACATGAAAGAAGAAGATAAGTGTTCCTTAGTAAGTGAACAAATAATATCTTGACCTGTGTTTAATTTAATTATTGTATATGTACTCATATCAGTCTCTTTGAGAAAATTTTTACGTCAAACTTCTCTTCGTTGTAAGTTTTAATTCGCTCGATAAAATGCAGTAATGTATGATTTCTTTTTGATTTCCATGAAAGGTCATCTGCAATATCAAACAATGTACAGCTTTCTTTGTTCTCTCCTAATCGAAGCCCACGACCAATTGATTGTAGATTTCTAATCCTTGACTTTGACGGAGAAGCAAATATAATGTTGTGAAGATTTTTTATGTTGATGCCAGTACTAAATGTTCCATAAGAAGCAATAATAATCGCATCATTATCCATCTCCACCAATTTTCTTATATTCTCTCGATCTTCTCCTTCAACTCCACCGTGAACAAAGTAAATAGATCTCTCTTTAGAGATTGCCTGTTTGATACTATTATACAGTATTTTTCCATGTTTTTCAACATATTGAAACAGCAATAATGTATTTCCTTTCTGAGAAAGCACTAAATCCTGTATAAATTTATTTCGTTTTTCTAACCCAACAATAAAATCCATTTCTTCAGCATATTTTTTCTTTACCAGAAGTTTACGATGTTCATCTGTATGCTGTAAAAGAATACACTTGATTTTAAAATTTGAAAGGTGTTTTTGTTCGATCAACTCATGAGTAGTGGTTACTTTTTTGACGGGACCAAATAATCCTTCAAGCATTAACTTATGAGTCTGAGTGCCATCTAAAGTTCCCGTAAAGCCAAATCTATATTTGCTGTTCAGTAAATTTGTCATTATGGTTGTAAGTGATTTGGCTTTAAACAAATGAGCTTCATCTCCAATTACAACATCAAATTTTTTAAACCATGCTTTGGGCATCTTGTAAATAGATTGCCATGTTGTAATTGTTACCATTTTATCTTCATGTTTATCTTCGCCTGAATAAATTTTATGGCAGTTCTTCTTTGAGTCAAAACCATAAGATTCAAAATCAGAATACATTTGATGCACAAGGGAAGTAGTAGGGACAATAAGAAGAGTGCGTGAGTTGAGATATCGTGTGATCAAATAAATGATCAAAGATTTACCAGAGGCAGTTGGAGATATAAGAAGAGATCTGCGTTTACATATTGCATGAATAAACGCATCTATTTGATAATCTCTTGGAGAAAATGGTAGCCCTAATGAAGAAATGAAGCTTTTAACTTCTTCATCAGATAAAGAATCGTCACTAAAATCTGATTTATATTCTATAGTGTATTCTCTTTCTTCACAAAACTTATCTAAGTACTGAGTTAAACCAGCATATAAAAGACGGTTTTGTATAGAAAATAAATGAACAGAACCATCCCAACTACCAGTTTTATACAAAGGCATAAACTGATAGTTAGGAACTTTAAAGGAAAAAAAAGAGTCTATCTCTTTTGCTATTCCCGGTTCACAGTCAATCTTATTATAGATTTCATTAATTTTAGTAATTCTTACATCCATCAAACACCATTTATAAACTTAGACCAATCAATTGCATTTTTAATTTGATATCCTCTTGCGTTTAAGCTCTTAATAATATTTTCTAAGAAATCAATTTTTTCTTTTTGGTATTCAATCTTAAGCTGAAGGGATATCACATCTTTATCTGAGTCTAAGTATATATGTGTATCTGATTTAAGAATCTTTAATCCAAAAGGTTCCCATCCGTTCTCTTTTAATTCTTCATAGCTAATCGATCCATTGTAATATTCATACTTAGTTTTATATAAAGATTTATAAGACCTTTCAAGTTTCTTAAGAAGAAGACGTTCCTCTGAAAAAATCTTAAAGTAAATAGAATGATATTGAGAAATCTTTAAGCTTTCCTCACCAAGTTCACTTCTGTCAATGTTACAGTGTTCTTTCCACATAGACTGTATTTCTTCTAACTTCATAATACTTCCATTATATGATTCAAGACATTACTGATTATACCAGTATTTTTTAAAATGTCAATAGCTAAATCGTATTAATTTTGTATCTAAGATAAGAAAATGTTACTGAGGCATCAATGTAAGAAACATCTGTAAGTCTAGTATCAAATGATATTGCAGATAATTCCGTAGGGGCTACATCATAAAAAGAAATATCTAAGATAGGATTCATAGCAGAATTCATAATTATTAAAGATGCATCAGATTTTAGTTGACCCGGTTTAGTAAATCTGTTAGTATTAGATGTACTGGGACCAATACCTTCATATTGTTCAAATGTTTCAGGAAATGCTGTACCGATAATCCAATTGTATATTTCAAGATAATTTTTCATGTCTTCATCAACACGAAAAGTAATCCTTAAATCATCAAATGTCATTTGTTCTCCACTAAATGGAATGCGAACAAAAGGAGTATCAATAGGCGCAGGAGGAACTTTGATTCCGGGGAGGTTTACGGATTGTATAAACCAATTGATATTAGGTGTCTTCTTAATTAGGAATTTAAATCCTAACGGAGACATAAAGTTTTTATTTGTGGGTTGATTTGATAAAGCTGACATAAAAATCTCCTTTATCATAATATTTATACAAAAAAATAGGAGAGGGTTACTCTCCTATAATTTATAACAATCTTCTTATAAGGAAAGAGGGGGCATAAACCCCCTCTTTTTGTACCTTAATTACATGATGTTGGTAACAACCATACGACGATAGTAGACGTTAGAATCTTCTACTAGACGACCGCTATTTGCTGGTGTGGCAGCATTAGTGGCTTCAGCGAATGGATTAGCAACAATACCGTAGCGGGTCTTGAAACCAATCTTTGGCTGGAAGCTACCCTGATCGACCGCACGAACCATTTGTAGTGGAACATATGGGCAATAGAATAGACCGGCATCGAATGGGCTTGAACCTTTATAACCAGTTGTTAGATAATTACCAGTTGTATATGGGTCAATGTAGACACGGATACGACCATTTAGAACACCAGCAAAGGTGTTGCCAGTATCGTCAACATTTAGGTTATTGCTATTTAGAGCAGGAGCGTAATCTAGAACACCTGCCATCTGAAGAGCAGAAGCTACGTCAGAAGAGCAGATTAGAATATTGCCTTTACCACGACGGGTTTCTTTGGCAATCTGATTACATTCACGTTCTACTTGGAACATTAGACCTTTGAACTTTTCAACTGACCAACGACCATTGGAGTCCGTATCAAGGTCGAACACACCGGCAGTAGTTGTACCAGAACTGGCACCTTGTCTTGCAGTAATGTTGATTGTACGAATGACTTCACGGTTGATTTCAGCTAGAATTTCAGAACTTAGAATATTAGATAGTTCTGTTTCGGCATCTAGACCATGAATAGCCTTTAGATCCTGAGCAAGTTCCATTGTGTATTCAGCTTTTAGAGCACGAGTTAGAGCCGTTACGGTTACCTTCTCGATGCTGAAAGCCATTTGAGGAATGTCTGGGTTATTGGTTGTACCTAAAGCTTCGGCATTAGCAGTAAGAGCACCTTTACCAGTGTTGTAAAGGTTATTCGTAATGCTGTTGTTTGCAACGGGAGAAGTACCAACAGAGTTATTACCAAGGCCAGTGCCTGCTATTCTTGTTGTAGCAAACATTGAATTTGCTTCGTTAAATAACGCTTCAGTGCCAGTTTGATTAGTATAACGTGAACGCATTGCGAAAATCAAACCAGTTGGACCTGTCATTGGCTGAACGCCGCAGATATCATAGGCAATTAGATTTGGCATTGAGCGACGAACCAATGAAATTAATACTGGATCGAAGGTATCGATAGCACCAGAATTATCTGAGGCTGGGTTGCCGATTGCGTTGTTGGGTGCATCTTCACCTAGAAGTCTTTGATGACCAAGATGGGCACCGGCTTCACGGAGAGCGTACTCTGTGTTTTCTAGGATTATTGCGGTTACGGCACGACGATGAGCATCGGAGATCTTTGGTAGATCTGGGTGCTGTAGAACGGGTGCCCACTTTCTTTGTGCATCTTCAGTTAACATCATTGGGATTCTCCTTTGTAAGCAATTAATTATTTTGCTTTTAACTATTTATAAATTTAATTTTTTTACTTAACAATGTTCCTGCTAATGGCTCTAACATAGTTAGCCATTGGACCATGATTTTTTGGTTCTTCTTCGCCTTCAAAAGATTCCTCTAGAAGATTAGAAGTTTTCTTTTCTACGACTCCTGTGGAGAAGTAATTTTCTTTGATGATATTAAGCTTTTTCTTGAAATTTGAAACGTCATCAAATTCAATACCTTCTGCCAAATGCTTGAATTTTTCTACCTGAGTAGAAGCAAGACCTTCAGCAACTTCATTAAAAGTTTCTTCAGCAGTCATTTCGGTGATCGAAGAATTAAGCTTAATGTTTTCGTTTATAGCTTCGTTTAACTGACCCTCAAGTTCTTCAACACGAGCAGCCAATTCCTCAACAACATCAAATTTTTCATCAGGAACATCAATATAATGTTCTGCAAAAAGATCTCTTAAACCTTCGATAAAACCTTCTGTAATATCAGCTTTGAGACCAGTTTCTATTGCGATTTCGTTCTCGGCAACCCACTGTTCGGCAACATAAGAAAGATATTCGTCAAGCTTAGCGACAAGCTCTTCAATTTGAGCAGTGGCTTCTTCTTCTATTTTTTCAATTTCTTCAGCAAGAACAATTTCAAATTCTTCTTGAAGTTCGGCAACACGTTGATTTACTGCAACTTCAAATAGTGTGCCAGCTTTTTCTTTGAATTCTTCAGAGAGATCTTCTCCGTCGAACATTGAAATGATATGTTCTTTCATGCCAGTTCCTTTTGCAGCAATTGTGGCTCTATTTTTATCTGCGGATGTATTTGTAGGTGCACTATTGTTTTCTGGGTCTGTTTCTTCTTCATCACCAGCAATAGGATTGATTACCTTCATATCCCCTTGTATCTTGCTATTACCGGGAGGCTTTGCACGAACATTTGTTGGATCAGGTACCATGGATACACCAGTAGTACCGCCACCATTTTGAACAGCTTCATTAATATTTTGTTTCATGTTCTTTATTGTTTCTGTAAGGTTCATCTTAGAAACTCCTCTAAAAATTATGTTTTATGTATTTATTAAAAGTTATCTTTTAACTAATTCGTTGATAAAACTCTTGAAAACATTCAATTTTGTTTCTTCGAGATTCTTTGATGAAGCCTTTGTAATTGTTGTCTTCATCTCTTCAAGCTTATGTGCCTTAAGTATGCCATTGTCCCAAAGCCACTCAACCCCTTCCATAATGCCACGAACAAATGCATCAGGGGCTGAAGGGTCTGCAACAATGTCTGCGGCAGTTGCGAGATGAAAATCGTCTTGTACTTCCATAACGCCAGATTTATTTTCTTTAATAGATCCCATACCACGAGTAGAAACACCAAATGATCCGCCACCTTCCATAATATTTCTTACGATATTTCCCATTGGAGTTTCCATGATCTTAGCACGACCGTAGAAATTAGATCCCTCTTGACGAAGATCTGTAATCAAATGAGAAACTCGATCAAGATTAATTGAAGGGCCATTAGGATGCCCAAGTTCGCCATAAGCTCTATTTTGCTTTACAGCTTCTTTCATGTAACGAGCGCATTCTTTTTCTAAAACAGTAACGGGATATACTCGACCGTTTCTATTTTGAATTTCGCCTTGCATAAAAATGCCTTCAATGTAGAAATCTTTTTTACCAGATTCTTTAGATTCTACAACGTATCTAACATTTTCTATTTGTTCGCAGATAAGTTTCATGTTAGTTCCTTATTTGTCAATTGTTGGTGTTTTTTGGAATTCAACCATCAAATAACCAGTGGTGCTATTATATAAAGCAACTGAGCAATTGGCAGTTAAATTTTTAATCAACGCCGCACCAGCACCTGCGTAATCCATATAACCGGAATCTGGTAAAACTAAAACCGTATTAGCATTAACTGTTGTAACTGGAGAACCAGCACTACCTAAGCCTCGATTGACCACCCAATAAGAATTGCCTGAAATACCTGTAGAACCCCACCAAACTTGTGTAATAGAAGCTCCTGTTATGGTTTCAAATACAGTGCTATTACCAAATGCAATATTACTAACGGTAGGATTACCAGCAATAACAACACAATCGTTAGATGTTACATGAATAATTGCAGAAGCCCCAGATCTATTAATCATTGTTGCCATAGTTATTTACCCTTTGACATTGCCCAAGCTTTGGCATAAAGGATTTTTAATCCTTTTTCTTTACCATATTGCTTGATAAATCTTTGTTTATTTGCTTTAATCCAATCTTCTTTACCGGGAGCAGCAGATTCATTAACTTGACCGTCTCTCCAACGTAAGATCTCCTTAGCAATTGGAAAATTTTTAGCTGATTTCAAGTATTCTTGAATTTTTGGGTTTTGTTTTATCTCTTTTTGTTTGTCTCTATCTGACATATAAGACCAATTACTCCCTAATGGAGTTTTTCTTGAAGGTCTGTTACCGGTTGGGTCATAATCATTGCGTTCTGGATAAGTTTGATTATGTGTGTCTATAATATTTTTTAATTCTTTGTCTGATAATTTATTGAATTCATGGTCTGGGTGTGGATTTGGTGATGGTTCTCTTTTTTTTCCATAATTCCATTGCATTTCAGAAATATGTTCACCATCTGGTTCATAAGAATTTTTTTGAAGCTTTTGACGATAAGCAAGAATTGTGGATGCATCATTAACTTGGTCTAAATATTTATTTTCAGCTTTGGAATCTTGACCACGCATAGCCTGAGCAGCTTCACCCGCATCTTTAATTATGTATTTTAATTCAGCATCAGATTTATTATGATAAGGGTGCCCATCTAATGGCATTCTTGTTTTTGCTTCATTCATGCAACAAGAACATTGCTTTCCTGTGTATTTTTTACCACATTCCTTGCACACTTTTTTCTTCTTGACTTCTTCATAAACTTCTTCATCTTGACCGGGATTATAACCAAAGCGTGTTCCAGCACGATCTACAGCCTTAACGCTGGTGCCCTTGAACACATCATCACCATTTTTATTAGCATCTGGTGTAGTATTAACTACATGTTTACGTTTGAATCGTAATTCATCAGTGCTTTTTGGAGCATACCCATCTTTATTATCAGGTTTTTCTAAAGCCTTCTTTTTAGCACGATCTAAAAGTTCTGATAAATTAATCATCTATTTCTCCATCGTCTTCTAATTCGGTGTTGTCTTCTGTATTTTCATATTCTTCATCATCTTCATATTCTTCATCATCTTCATATTCTTCATCATCTGGGCCATTGAACATTGTAGATGATACTTCTTCTTTTTTTGTAACAAGAGCATCTAATGTCTTTTGACTTAAAATATTGTCTAATGCAGCCGAAAAATTTACAGGTTGATTTTCATTTGCATACTTAATTAAATCAATTATTTCTATATTAGACATGGTAATTTCCTATATTTATAAAATTATTTTTTACTTGATTTGGCAGGAGCAGCAGCCTGCTCTGGTTGTTCTACAGGTTGAATAATTCCCTGCTGGACTTCATTACCTATTTGTTGCATAATTTCTTCTATATCTTCATCTTTTTGACGTAAAAGGTTTTTCTGAACCCACTCAACTGAGAAATATTTTCCAACAAATGGGTCTACAGCTTGTACAGCCGCCATTCTGTTGTTTACAATTTCTAATTCTTTCAATTCTGCATAATGATTATCTCTAGCAAAATCAAATGATATTGAATTACTGAGAACCACCCAATCTTCTGGTGTGATAATCTTTTTAAGAATTAATTGTTTTTCAAGAGCATTTAAAAATAAAGTTGCAAAACGAGTCTGCAATCTATTTACAAATTTAGCAAATTTCACTTCGTCTCTTGTAATTTCAGTTGCACGACCAAGATTGTAAGTCTGTTCAGGTTCAATACGATTGACAGGAATTTTTAAAGCTTTGTAAAGATTTCTTTGAAAGTATTTAACATCTTCTAATTGCCCCAAATTTTGACCGGGAGGAAGTGTTTGAATTTCTGTTCCTTTACCACCTTCACGACGAGGTAGCCAGAAATCTTCTAACATGGTCATAAACTTTCTGTCATCTCTTACTTCACCAGTAGAAGAATCGTACACAACTCGGTTTTTAAATCTTGCCATAATATCACGAAGATATTGTTCAGCTTTCATTTTAGGCAAGTTACCTACATCGATATAAAATACTCGACGTTCTGGTGCGCGAGAAATTCTATAAATTAATGTGGCATCTTCAAGTGTTCTAAGTTGATTTAATGGCTTAATTGCAGTATGAAGAAATCCTAATACTAATTGATTGTTTTTATCTGTTAATCCTGATGTAATATGAAGAATTGCATCAGCAGAAATCTTAACACCAGTGCTACCAGTACCAGTAGAAGTTGGGCCTATGTTTTGACTAAACCCCTTTTCATTGTATATAAAATATTCTTGTTGATTTTTTGTAACTTCAATGTTAAAATTTGGTATAGGCTTTTTCTTTACTTCACGAATCTTACGAATTTTTCTTGGATCTATATACCGAAATTCTTTAATACCATCTTGGGGTCTAGCATCATCGATAATTACATGATAGTATAGTCTACCATCAATATACCAACGTCTAAAGATATCATAGCTGTGTGTATTGAATTCAAACAACTGAAGAATTTGAGAAAACTCTTGACGAATAGCACCTTTAAGTTTATCAGAAAGTCCAGTTTTATCTAGATTGATTTCGATAGCGCGATCAAAATCATCATCTACAATAATCGCTTCATTAACAATATCTTCAATTGCAGAATCGAGTTCTGCATGAAGCGACATTTCTCGGTATTTGGTAACAAGTTCTGCTTCTGTACGAGCAGAACCTTCTAAATCTACATAAGTACCATATGCACCACCAGCCGCAACAGCGACTGCACCGTCATCTTGAATTAACGGTGCGAATGATTCGTTATTGCTTTTATCATCTTCTTTTTTTCGCTTGAATTGAAACCCAAAAATACTTGGTGATCCTGCCATTATATTATCTCACTAAAAATAGGGGGAAGAAATTTTCCCCCTTTATTATTAAATACCGCCCGCATTTCCGGTAATTCCACCGGAAACTTCCCAATAATCAACGGCAAAGGTTACCGTAAATCTTTCAATTTCATTTTGTGTAGACCATGAAAGCGGAATATCGCTTATAACAGTTGGGAAAATTCCATTAAATTGATAAGTCCGAATTGGAACACCAGTTTTTGAATATTGAATTACTTGCGCCTGTGACTTATATAATAATGGTGATGCTGATCCAAAAGCTCTAATGTTACCTTGGAAAGAGTTAATCTTATTAGACCACTCTTCAAGGGCATTTCTAACTAAAAAATCTTCATCATTAATAATAGTTACCTGCCAATCAGCATAAACACGGTCTCCAGCTAATTTGATAAATCTACCAAAATATGGGACTTGAACTGTACCAACATCTGCTGCGGGTAATGCTGTAGCCTCACACATAAATGGAAACTTAATATCTGCTACAGAATTTGCAGGGTTTTGTAGAGTTACCTGAAAGAGCGCAGGTCGCGCTCCATCAAATAACATTTGACTTTTAATTTCATTAATATTGAAAGCCATTTAAATTCTCCTTGCTAGTTAAACCTATTTATTAGAAATTGCCAACAACTTCAGAGAATTCGACACCAGTTCTAACTGCTACAAAGTTCAACTGAATAAAGTTGATGCTGCGTGCTGGTTTGATGTAAATGTCTCCTACAAATTCGTTGCGGTCAATAACTTCACCAGTATTGTTTGTTTCATCACAAACAACCTTGAAGTCGTAGATACCACGACGACCCTGAACGTCTCTTAGGAAAGGTTCAACTAAGTTTCTAAATTGTGCTCTTGTAAATGCATCATTAAATTCAAATAACGTAAATTTAGCGGCAGTTGCAATTGCTTTTTCAAGAACGATGAACAAACGACGAACGTTGATTCGGTCAAATGCACTTGGTTTGCCAAGAAGCGTTTTATCACCAAATAACACCGTACCTTGGCCGGGGAATATGCAGACTGGATTAATATCATTCTTATAAAGAATGTCACGTTCTGCTTTAGCAGGATTATAAGCTAGTTTAATGATATTTTTAATTTGACCACGATTAAAACCAGCAGGTGACCACCATGGATCTCTTAAATTATCAGTACGAACTGCAAGACCAGCAATATCACCATTCAAAGGAACCCAACGATAAACATCATTATACTTGTCATATTGGTATTTATAACCAGAGTCTATCACAGCATATGAACTAGAAGAAAGCGCAAGTCTAAAATCAACAATATCTTGATATTCATCTTTACCAATATTGTTGACAACATCATCTTTATCTGGTGATATAAACACTACACAATCTTTGCGAGAGCCAGCAATATTATCAATTAAATAATTTGCAAGTTGATATCCAACAGCAGTGGCAACAGCACCAGTTGGTTGTGTAGACCCACCACGAGCTTTACCTTGAAGAATGAGCGAAACATCAATATCTTCTGCGGATTTAAATTTGTCATAAGCACGAGTTAAATTGCCAATTGCAATGCTTGATTCATCAACACCATCTGAACCATTAATAAATGATAAAGTCATTGGTTTAGAATTAGTTGAATTGGTAATTACAAGAGAAGTTGCTGAACTAGAACCACCACGATCAGATGCCCACCAAACATAATTTGAATTTTGATTAATTACATTTTTGTAGTATAATGTATTACCATCTTGTGTTTTAGCATCTGTAGCTCTTGAAAGACCTTGGAATACTTCAAGAATTGTACCGGGAACACCAGTAAATTTGCCATCTTCATCGGCAACTACAACATGAAGTTCATCGACAACTGCCGAATTACCACCAAAACTCTTTTGATAAACTGAAGGACTAGGAGCTTTAGAAACTGCGTTATAGTATTCCCAATTGTTTACAATTGTATTTGCATAAAAATTAGAAGATAAACTATAATTGGTATTTAAATTAACTACATAAGTTGTATTACCAGCAGAATATACAGCGTTAGCAGCAAATCCAGTAATACGAAGATCTTGTATACCTAATGTAGCATTACCAGCTTTTAGAATACTACCAACTATAAGTGTATTAGCTACAATTGCTTCTAGACCATATTGTGCAGAACTTGTACCTGCACCAGTATCCCAACTACCAGCACTATTAGCAATAAAGATAGTAGCTTGGTTTGATCCTACAATAAATGAAATTCCTGCATTTGAAATATTTGTAGGAATAGATACATTATATGCTGAATTGATAGGAACAAACATAGACAAATTTGAACCATATGCATTTACTGAATCGCATACAGAAACTTTAAGTGAATTGCCTAATGCACCGGGATATTTTGCAATATAGTCTACACCAGCTTCAAAACCAGATGATTTAGTAGTATAATCATCCTCATTTAATACAATGTGTACTGCATTTGAAACGATTGCAGCAACATTTGCCATGGCTGATAGAACACCGCTAACGCCAGTGCCATCAGTGGTATTAGCTGCACGACTTACATAAAGCTTGTTGCCATATGCAAGGAAGTTTGCAGCAGTAAAAAAGGTTTCTGGATTTGTATTGTCAGGTTTACCAAATCGAGCAGCAAGTTTATCTTCTGAGTCGATAAGTACTGCTCTATCGATTGGACCCCAACGGAAAACACCTGCAATCGCACCTTCTGTTGTGGATACCGCAGGAACTATAGTGGTTAAGTCAATTTCAGATACATTGACTCCGGGACTAACTTGGAATGGCATGGTTTATTCTCCCTTACGAAAAACGTTTAGCAGATTTGATGATATATGCTATTGTTCTATTTATTATTTTACGATTTTAATTAGTCATATATGATTCAAATTGATCAGGAGCCACCTCTACTGGTTCATTGTTATAGGTCGAAACGTTTTCTTCATAAATGAATGGTAAAAGATCATCCTCCATTGCAGCTTCTACCAGCACTTTATGCACATCACTTTCTGACATGTCCTTAAAATAAGGTTGGTTTATTAGCCATGAGAACAAAACCAATCCCATTACTAAGTCATCGTTTCCTTCTTCTGCCATAAATGTATTTCGCATACTAACAAATCTGAACAATTCATTAATAGTATCGAAATCACATAAAATAAGTTTATCAGTTTCTATTAGAGTTTTTAAATTACTGCAACCAATCCGTTTTACTTGAGTGGTTGTCCTGACACCCATTTGTGTTTTACCTCCAAAGCCACCCGTCAATTTCTGACCAGCCGCAATAGACTTATCCACAGTCAAAATTCCTTCATATTCTAAGTCGTAATGAAGACTTTCTACGACTTGTTTTCCAATACTATTTATTTCAACTAAAACCAGTGCTTCGTTATAATACATGGCAATGCTTCTTATAACGTCTGGAAAAACTAGTGTATGAATATTATTGTTCTTATAGGTAGCAACTTGACGATAAGGTACAAATGTAACATCGATTACTTGACAAACGGAATAGTCTAACCCCGCACCTTCTGCTACATCTACTGTAACTAAGTATTTATGACCTTGTTCTGGTTCCTTATAGACCTTCATTTCACTACCAAAATACGACTTGGTACTAATAGGATAAGAGAATACTAAAGTCTGTAATTTGGATGGGTCGATAAGCGTATTAGATGAACCCAAGAACTCGCAACCATATTCCACTCTGAATTGTTGTTCCGAAGTGTTACGAATGGTTTGACGTTTCCATTGCTCATCTCTACCGGGAGTATCTGACCAATGTACGTCTACATGCTTATATTCATTTTTATCATCAACACTATCAGTCCATAACTTGTAAAAAAGATTTAATCCATTTGGTGTGGAAGTAATCAGAACCTTAGATGTTTTACCTGATGAAATGGTAGGATAAACTGAAGCGAAAAACTGTTCTTGAAGATTATTAGGTACGAAAGCAAACTCGTCAAGATAGATTAGATTAAATGAACCACCGCGAATAGCAGATGAAGATGTGCCAGAAGCTAGCACTTTCGCGCCATTTTCTAGCTCGATATTTCCCTTGTTCCATTCGACCACACCTTGTTGCATCCACTTGGGAAGATGCTCATATGCAAATTGAATGCGCGATAGAATTTCACGAGCCTGACTAGCCTTATGAGCAAGGATAGCTACATTATAGTTTTCATTAAATAAAATATGCCAAAGAATTACACCTACGATTGTTGTAGTTTTGCCACATTGACGAGGCATTTTACAAATAACAAATCGATTATTTACAGCGGTTTCTACAATCTTTTTTTGATAAGAATAAAGATTAAAGGTAACCAAACCCGCATCAATGTTGACAATTTTTACATAATTCTGTATAAAGTGTACTGGGTCTTTTACGCATTTAGCGTATTCTTGAATCTGTTCAGCAGTGAAACTTAATCTTACATTTGATTTCTTGATAAGAGGATTACCAAGATAATTATCCCCTGACATATTTTATTCGCCTTTCAAAAGTTTCTGAAGCTCCGCAGTAGATCCTATGAATAGATTATTATTAACAGTTTGTTCTTTATTATCTGATTTTTCAATTCTTTTTTTCTTGACAGTTAATTCTAAAAGATCTTTATTTGAAGCAGACAAGGAATTTATTAAGGTAGATACAACCTCATAACTACGAGGATGTTGAGATAGGTCTGCCACTTCAATCATTTTATCAAGAGCAAGAGAACCTTTAATTAAAAGTTCTTTAAGATTTCTACGAGCAAATTCATAATCATCTTCTTCAGTTTGACGAATAACTGTTGAGCATTCTTCAAACTCTTCAATATCTAAAGCGTTTGATATAATTTTATCTGATTTCATACGATGATATCCGAAATACTATCAAATTCTACTATATATCCGTAATCATCATTAGCATCAATAAGAGAAATATCTATTGATTGACTTGAGTTTGAAGTTGGAGAGCCATTTGCCAAAAGTCCGGGTGTTATTGTAGTTCTTTCAGATATCGCAGTATTTCCTACACCTTCACTGGCAGTATTTGTAGAAGGTATATAAAAATTAGTATATGCTCTTTTAATAATCCCACCTTTTTTAGTGGGACCAAATAGATACCCTTTTATCGTAAATCCAAGAGACCAAACAATAGCTCTACGGTTGAGATAATCACCTTCATAAGTATCTTGTAAACTTGTTGTATTTAAAATTACAGGTACGTCTACTTGTACGGCTAATTCAGGTATCAAGTTAATACTAAATGTCCATTGAGGTGTAAAATATGGAAGTATTTGTTCTACTATTCTAGTTGCATCATCTGCGTTTTTTGTCATTATATCTAAAGTAATTCCAAAATTATAAGGAACAGATTGATATTGGTATGATGACTGAGTTGTATCATTCGTGCTCTGTGAAATACTTCGATTGAGTGTATTTAATTTTCTTTCAGGATCATATGATATAGTAACCAATTCAAAAGCCATTCTAGGGAGAACTATAGCAACTGGTCTATTTAATTCGGGATCTCCATCTAATCGTGATAAAAACTTTTCCTTTGGCCCATAGGATAATGGTACTTTCATTGTTTGAACATTTTCATCATCGGAATTTACACGATTAATATAAATGTCATTAAAAAGAGTTCCGAAAGCAACAATATACTTTCTTATTGTGCCGTGATAAAAAGTATTAAACATTATTAATAATTACCTTCACTAAAGGGGTCTATTGCTGTAAAATCGATTACCTCATCTGCTTCTAATTCAAGTTCTGTATTATCCTCAAAAGCATCACCCACTTGAGTCACAAAATCAAATTGCTCTTGAATAATATCATAACCATCTTCATCTTGAATCGCAAATAAATCTTGAGTTAATAGATTGTAATTTGAAAAATCAAAAGAATATAGTTTTTGTTTAGAATCAATTTCTGTAATACCCGTATTAAGAATTTCGTTAGAGTATTCCCAAAGTTCACAGATCATGTCAAATGTTTGTAGTGCGCCTAATTGATAAAAAATTGATTCATGCTCAACAAATTTAATTACAAATATTTTTTTATTTAATGGGAGATAAATGAGATCTCCTTCACGGGGTCTGGCAATTTCATCAGAACTGGAGATTTCATCAAAGAATGTTCTACGAGCTATAGTAAATGTTATTTGGTCTCTAATTTGAAGATTAAATTTAGATAAAAAATCGCCTTCACCTTGAAATCCAGATATATCTTTAATATAAACTTCAACAAAATATGAGGCATTATATTCCGAGATACTATCTTCTCCATAAATTTCATCTTTATTTTTCAATACTCTTGGGATATAATAAATGTCGTGACCATGTATACGAATTGACTCGATAATCAAATTTTCAATCAAGTTCTGTTCCATAGAACTTGCGAAGTTATTGAAGAAAACGCTGGTAGGGCACATTTATTTTATACTTTTCTTACATTTGTTATTGTGGTATCTTCCAATATTACCCGGATTACCTTCAAACCCACATACTGTACATGTAACACGTTTATTATTTAGTTGCGTAAACATTCCAGCAGATTTGATTTTATCTTTGTGATCTTGTGATAAAGATTTTCCGCGATTAGTTTCCCATGCTTTTGATAACGATTCCAATTTATTTAAAACTCCTCTATTCTTACCTTTCATAGATGAGCTTCTTTTTGCCCGTACTTCTAGATCTGAAGAACGACAATCTCTCGTCTTTAAACCTTCTTCATATTTCTGCCGAACTTCTGGTCTTTGCATTGCTTCTTTGGTTTTAAGAGATATCCTTCTTCTTATATCTTTTTCATAATCTTCTGCTGTCCAATGTCCATTTTTATGTTTAGTAAAATTGTAATATTTTTTACCTAATTCCTCATCTGATATTAATGAAAGCCACCTATATTCTTGTTCTAATAATTCATTTTTAGACGAATATATTTTAACTAAAATTTTTCTTTTAAAATCTTTGGGTCTTCTATTATAAGATTTATTCATCCATTTAGAACTACAAACATATCCATCGCATTCAGTTCCCCAATGAGATCCTATATAATATCTATTATGTTTACGATCTCTCCAAATATATACAAATCCATATTTTTCCATACAAATACTCCTATTGTTTTAGAGTATTTATAAAATGGGGTAACTAGCCTACCATATCCATAACCGGCAATGAATAACTCGAAATCATCTTATCTTCTAAATCTTGTATTTCGGCTACAGCATCGTTATAAATTTTTTCACCGTTAAATGTTAGACCACCGGGAAGTTGCATTCCTACAAACTTAGTTAAATTAGAACCCCATTGGCGTTTAATTAAAGCAGTAGCATATCTCATTAGCCATTGATCTTTCCAAACATCCACATAAGTTGTGGGATCTACAACTTCATATGCTTCAATAAGAAGATATTCATTTGAGATAGAATTCCAATCCATATCGACATAAAGACGATTCTTATGACGATTATAACGGATAAGTTGTTTTCCGACTAACATCTCTGCAATTAAAGAAAGATGCTCCATGACCATATAATATGGAACCATTGATACAGAGGTAAGTGTATACAAATCATTTAAAGCAATTTGATATCGAATATTGAAAAGATCATCTGAACGAATTGATGGATCTGCAATTGGAAAAACATTAATTGCACCAATAATATTTTCAGGTATAGTAATATACTTATTAGTTCTATCAGTTTCAGTAACTAAGTGTTTATAATAAACTTTATCAGTACCATCAAAATGATAGTCCCAATAATAACGCAAAGCATCATCTACACGATCTTCTACTTGATCGTCGTCTACATTAATTTCAATGACTGGAGCACCTAATCGTCTAAGACAATAGGCTTTAAATTGATCTCGTGTAGTAGGTGCAGCCATTTATATCTCCGGTAATATAGTTTATTCTATTTATGTTTTACCATGCTGTCATGATAACGATACCATCTCCGCCATTACCGCCGGCACCACTTGAAAAGCCTGTTAATGCGGCTCCACCTCCACCTCCACCACATCCATAATAACCATCTCCGCCATTACCGCCATTACCGCCATTACCGCCACCACTAGCACCACCAGTTCCGCCTAAGAAAAATAAAAACTTAGGATCTGCTCTAAACCCATTAGTTCCTGAACCTCCATTCCCAGTTAACGATGTTGATGCAACACCACCGAGAACATTAGTGGGAAGAATAGTTACATTGTTTATATTCCCACCGTTGCTTCCAACTAAACCGGCAGCACCCAATCCAGCACCACCCGATCCACAAGTAACTAATAATCCAGTCGCTGGAGCCGATGAAGATACAGGGAACGAAGTTGTTCCTCCAGTGGCTCCAGTTTGCCCTGCTAAAGAAATATTTGTAGCAGCCGTGCCCCATCCAGCAATAGATAAACCTGCAAACCAAGCACTAGAAATAGCTGCGACTGCGCCAGCGACACCACCAACACCACCAGCAGGAACGTTAGTGGGAGCAGTTGCTGAACCACTCCCAAAATTGGCTCGTGCTATGTAATTTCCTGCAAGCGAACTATCTGGATATAACAATACCTGACTGGTTATTCCATTAGTTCCTACATTACCAGCTCCGAGTGTTGAAACTCTACTAGCGCCGCCTCTTCCACCAACTCCGACTGAAATATAAAGCACATCAGGCAATAACCATGCAGGATATAATAAATTACACTGTGCTCCAGAAGCACCACCACCTCCTCCACCAGCTAATGAATTTGATCCAACTGCTCCACTACTACCTCCTCCCCCAGCACCTAATGCAAATATATGCACAAAATTTACTCCACGCGGTTTAACCCATGTTTGAAATGCAGTAGCACTAGCGGATGCTAGATTATTGGGATAAAATATTTGCTGATTGGTTTTTGGATTACCCGGTACATGAAATACATCTAACATTAATATATGACTCCTATGAAAATTACCATGCTGTCATGATAACGATACCATCTCCGCCATTACCACCTCTACCAGATGTACCACCTGTAATACATCCGCCCCCTCCGCCACCACCACATCCATTAGCACCAGAACCACCGTCACCCCCATTACCAGAAGTTGCACCGCTGCTCCCTCCTCCAGTTCCGCCTAAGAAAAATAAAAATTTAGGATTTACTCTATATCCATTTGTACCTTGTCCTCCAGATCCAGTTACACTACCTGAGGCTGTACCACCGGGGATACTTGCAACTATAACATTCGTCATAGTTATAACTCCTCCAGCAAATCCGGTTGATGCTGCTGCGCCCAGCCCTGCTCCTCCAGAACCACCAGTAACTAACAAACCCGTCGTAGTCGAAGTCGTAGCAACTCCAGCCACAGCACCGCCCCCAGCGGAACCAGCCATTCCTGCTAAAGAAATATTTGTAGCGGCTGTTCCAAATGCAGGAAATCCGGCACCAGCAAACCAAGCATTACCAATAGCAGTTGCACCCGCTGCGCCGCCTGCTGAACCCGCTGCGCCAGCAGTTCCGCCGCCACCTGCACCACCACCATTTCCTTGAGCTATAATATTTCCTACAAGATTAATATTAGGATTAAACGCCACATATGAATTAATGCCAAGAGTTCCTGCTGAACCAGATGCAGTTACAGCAGCAGCGCCACCTCTTCCTCCAGCTCCAGCAGACACATATAGAATATCAGGCAATGCCCATGCTGGATAGATAAAATTACACTGTGCTCCAGAACCACCACCACCACCTCCAGCGGCAGTTGAAACTGCACCAGATGTTCCACTGCCACCTCCGCCGCCCCCTCCTATTGCTATAATATGAACAAATGATACTCCACGCGGTTTAACCCATGTTGCCCAACTAGTACCATTTGTCATGGAAGTGCCAACAAATATTTGCTGATTGGTTTTTGGATTATCCGGTACATGAAATACATCTAACATTAATATTTGCCTCCAATTGTCGTGCAAATCCAACCATTACCACCAGTAAAACCTGTTGTTGAATTTAATCCAACTAAAATTCTATAACCCGGAGGAAGAGCAATATTTAATGGATAATCAATATCTGTAGTGGCTGCTGTAGCTGATGCTGTAACAATAGGTAAAGAAACTTCACCTATAAGCATATTAGTATAAGTGAAGTCTTCAACTGTGCCAATTGCACTGCCGTTTGATGTAGTTTGTACATATGAATTGGCTGCTGTTCCATTGAAAGTTGTATATTCACCACCAGTAACTGGACCGACAAATAATCTATATGATTGTACGTTTGCTGAAGCTGTCCATTGCCATGTTATACTGCCAACACCTGTACCGCTAGTAACTGTAACGCCCGAAGATTCAGTAGATATTGGGCCGAATCCGCCATATTGATCTACAGTTTGCACTCTAGCAAAAAAAGTACCATTAGATAAACTCCCACCAGTCGAACTCGCTACGCCAGTGACAGAAGTTGGCTGAGCACCGAGACCTGTTAAATTTAAAACGCCTTCATTAATGTATATACGAACAACCGAAGCAGTAGATACTGAGTTCGCAGCTTTAAATCTTAAACGTTGAACGAAACCACCATTCGTAGCATTCGCAGTGAAAACGGGAACAGTGTTTGCACTCTGACCGGAGTAATCATTTGCAAGGTTTTGTAGTAAAACGCCACCTTGAATGTCTCCTTCTCTTGTATAAATTGGACTAATATTACTAGGCATTGTATATCTCCTTTATGGCATAGCAAAACCTGCCGCAGTAGCATATATTATACCAAGCGTTGCAGCAGATGTTTGTGTTGTTGAATCTGAAAATTTAAAACTTGTTGAATTTATCGTTGAGTTTACAGTTGAATTACCAATATTTACAGTACCAGTATGATAAAACCCACTTCCATTTGCTTCATAAACTGTAGAAGATACTCCACCAGAGTCATAAGTATATGCAGTTATTCTATCAGAAACAACCGACATACCTTTATCTTTATTATTCAAATTTGTTGCAGAATATTTAAATAAGTCTAATTGTCCAGTATTATATGTTCCTGTTGGAGCATCAGGAGTATCAATATATAAATTTATCAAGTTTGGTCTAGATGCAGCACTAAAAGATAATTTAGTAGGACCAAGAGCAAAATTATAAGTAAATAAACTGACTGGTTCTGCATAATAACTAACAATTGCGCTCCCATAAGTTCCTGAACTATACACAGTATAACTACCAGTAGGAGTGCCATAACCATCTAAAGCAGTAAGAGTTAAACCATTGGGCACTAAATTTGAACTGCCATCTCCTCCATTAGTAAAATAAAGCGTACTTCCACTGCTTGGAGCATCATACGTCCAAAAACTTTCAAAACCAAATCCAAAAGTATTTGAATCCATTGAGGAAGATGTGCCACCGGGACCGTTTATTTTTATTATACTTGAATTTACAATAGCTGCTTGGGCTGCTAAATTATCTATTACTAACGTTTTTGCAGTTAAATCAACCCGAAATGTGCTATTTGCTATGGATAAATTACTTGTAGATAATTGAACGTTAGCGCCAACGTTTGCTCGACTGGTAACATCTAAAGTTGCGGTATTAACACGAGTAGTCACGAATAACGTATTAGCAATAGTTACGTTATTCGTAGTCTTATTAAAAGTAAATCCAGCAGAACCACCAAATGCACTAGCATCATTAAATTGAATTTGTGTAGTAGATCCACCGGGGGAACCACCACCTCCGCCAGTGGCGTCGTCTTTCCAATATGGAGATCCTGTAGAACCATTACTCGCTAATACTTGACCTTGAGTACCAACACTACCATTAGCAGACAATGGAACGCCCGTAATAGTAATTCTAGAGGAGTTAGCAATTAGAGCACCGCCACCAATAGAAGTGGAAGTTAAATTTGAACCGACAGTTATTAAACCACTAGTGGAATTGGCGCTATAAAGAATTGAATCCGTAAGATTTAATGCTAATTCACCAATATTAATATATGAACTATTTGCAGAACTAGTTGTATTTGGTGTACGACCAGATATAGTTGTTCTTTTTATTTGAAATGTATTATTTGCCATGTGGCTCCCTATTTAATTGGTATATACCAAGGGAAGTTTATAGACTAAAAAGAATGTTCTTCAGTCTTTTGTACTTTTTCTTTTTTCTTAGAAAGCTGTTCTATTTTTAAATTGGCTTCCATTAATTCCTTGGTTAACGCATTTACTTGTTGTGTAGCTATAGTTAGTTGAGTTTCTACTAATATATTCTTAGCAAGAAACTCATCTAATGTCGCTTTCATTCGTTCAATATACAAATTAATAAATTCACTATTCATATCCATATTTATTTACCTTAGAAAGTGCCTCCATCTAATGTGTCATATGCTGGAAGATTGTTTTTTATCTGAAGAACTTGTCCATTAGCAGCAGAAGCGGGGATTGTTAATTTTGTTAAAGCTGTGGGATTAAGAGAACCAGCATAAGCTATATCACCAGCAGCGTATGTATTTAGTCCAGTACCACCTGATGTTGCTGGAAGAGCAGTGGTCAATGATAAAGTATTAGCAACAATCGCAGAACTTATAGAAGGTGTAGCAGTGATATTAACTACTGTACTATTAGAAATTAACCCGCCAGCATTTATATACGCTTGCAATAATGCTTGTGTTCCACCAGTAACAGTAGTAGTAGGTTCTGAACCAGATGCAATACTATCGACTAGTTTCCAATTTTTGGATGTATTATCTCTATAAAGAGCAGTAAAATATCCTGCTGTTGTATTAGTATAAACACCATATAAACCAATATCAATATTATCAGCGGTAGTAGTATTATCTTTCGCTAATTTAATTAATGGATCTCTAATGTTTATATTGCTCACATCAATTGTAACAAGAGCACCGGTTACACTTAAATTACCAGAAACTGCTAAATCTCTTCTAACATTAACATAATCTGAAGTAAGAGTTGCTCCTGTTGCAGTAACGTTTGCGGTAGAGTTACCTATTGAAAATGTACTTACGCCAATTGATGTGCCATTCGTTGTACCTACTGTTCCAAGATTGACAAAAGTACTATTAGCAAGTAATGTACCAATAGTTAATGCTAATGGTGTTAAATTTGCAGTACTTGTTGCATTAGTTACTTGAATTAAATTATATGCATGTGTAGCATTAGCAGTAGAGTTACCAGTTAATATAGAGGTTGTAGTGATATTTGTACCGTTAGTAACACCAAATGGGCCTACAACAAATCCTGTACTGTTGGCAACTGCTGTACCAATAGTTAATGCTAATGGTGTTAAATTTGCTGTACTTGTTGCATTAACTATGGAAAGTACACCAAATGTTAAGTTAGCGTATGCAGCAGTATTACCTACAAGTATCGCGGTGTTTTGAATATTTACGCCATTTGTTGTACCATATAACCCTACTGCCAAATTCGATGTAGCATTAACAGTTGGAACAATAAGAGTATTACCAACGCTAATATTATTTGTCACTTTATTGAAAGTAAAACCAGCCGTAGCACCAAATGCAGTACCACCGTCGTTAAACTGTACTTGTGTATCTGAACCTGATGCTGTGGCGGAAGCAGAAGGTGTTGACCAAAAAATGCCACCAGTAGCATTTGATGTTAAAACTCTACCAGCAGTACCGAGTGCTCCGTTTGCAACAATAACGTTCATTGTTGCTTGACCACTTACTTTTATAGTATCAATAAAACTCGAAGCATCTACTACAATTGCTTGGTTAGCCGTAAGTGTACCGGGAGATCTTATACCACCAATTGGAATTGGGGTATTTGTTGCTGTTGGACTGCCAATATAAAGAACATGAATAGCAGATGAATATGCTAATTCACCATTTGCTAATATTGGTGGCGAAGCTACAGTAGAACTTCGTTTTATTTGTATGGTATTATTAGCCATTTAATTTCCTTTAATTAAAAGGTGCCTCCATCTAAATCGAGAGTACCTGAAATATCTGCAAATTGCATATGCTTGATTTCATAATTATCAGTAGAGGAATTATAAATTAGTGTTGATCCAGTTGAAACTTCAATCTCACTAACATCTGGAATATCTTGAATAGTTGCTAATACATTAGGCTGATTCTTTAAACTTATAGAACCAGTTGGCGATAAGATGCCACCGTTATTGTTCAATTTTACATAGGCTTTCATTTTAGTAGTTCCTTTAAGCCTTGGTAACTTCTGGAGTAACTGTAATGATTCCTTCTATTACGCGAGAAACTAAACTTCCAATAGTAAGTTCTACATCATAAACATATCGACCAGCCGCAATTGCAGCCGTTTGCGTGGATGTTAAAGACAACAAAACTTCTCCATTAGGTTCATCAATTGTAACTGTAAATGTCACTGCGGTTGATGAAGTATAATGTTTTCTTATTTGAGCAGCACCAGTATACCCAGTCAAATTTAATGCAACACCATCATTATCGGTTAAAGCGATTGATGTAGAAAAGGAAGAACCTTGATCGATTATTAGATTTGCTTTTGTTGCCATTTTGCTTTACCAAAATTTTGATAACATTTTTGTCCTCAATTCATTTTGTATATGAAGAATCAACCAAGTCTTTCATATTTATATATTCTTGAGGTTGCCATGCTAGGTTCCTATCGCAGTCCAATATACGGTGGTATTTGCTGTATTAGCGGTTCTGATAGTAGTACTAGAAGTTGTAACAGCAATTAACTGAGCAGTGTACGTTACATGATATGTAGAATTTGAAGCTGTTGCTTGTGTGCTGTATAGGGCTGAAAAAGTTGTTGGATAATTAAAAGACGCTGTTGTGGAATTTGCTAAAATATTTCCCCACTGCATTAAAAGACCGTTGGGTAATCTAGAGTATCCACTGGAAGATATACTTGATGTTCCTAAAGTCAGTGAGTTACTTGATGATGTTAATGACCCCGCAATCGTTACGCTACCGGCTGATAAATTGTTTACTAAGAATAAACCTATGGATGAACTAGCCCCGTAAACAAATCTACCAGTAGGGTCAACTGCCAAGCTTAGTCCAATACCTGATCCCGAAGTTGTTCCTAAACTAGTTAATACACCGGTGCTTTGATTAATACTATATTGTTGTATATTAGGCCCAGTATTGTTAACAACATAAGCGTATAGACCGTTAGGGCTGATTGCAATATATACTGGAGTACTTCCAGTTGACACTGTGCCGAGAGAAGTTACAGCGCCAGTATTTTGATCAATACTGAATTGATTTACTAGGGATCCAGTTTGATCTACAAGATACACGAATCTACCAGTAGGATCGCCTGCTATACTGGATATAGTGCCACTAAGAGCCGTAGCAGATCCCACGATTGTTAATGCACCGGTAGATTGATTAATACGGTACACGCTTATGCTAGCACTTCCAGCGGCATACACAAATCTACCAGTAGGGTCAACCCATACCGAACACCTACTAGTTGCAAAAGAAAGTAATGTTGATTGAATAAGAGTTAATGCACCAGTAGATTGATCAATACTATATTGATAAACATAGGCAAGACCACCAGTTGTTGTGCCTATGTATAAAAATCTGCCAGTAGGGTCAACCATCAAGTTTTGTTGTGGGCTAGTGCCCGTCGCTACTGTAGCAGGCGATAATGCAGTTAATGCGCCGGTAGCTTGAACAATACTGAATTGACTTATCGAGTTATCAGTAAAATTACTGACATATGCGAATCTACCAGTAGGATCGACTGCCACAGCACGAGGACCATTACCGGCTGTTGCAGCACCAATACTAGTTAAGGCACCAGTAGATTGATCAATAGTATATTGCTCGACAGTAGTTCCTCCTGAAACAGGCGCATAAAGAAATCTACCAGTAGGGTCAACTGCCAGATTAAAGATGCTTGAACCTAATGATGTAGTTGCTCCTATTGAAGTAAGAAGACCTGTTCCTTTATTGATAATTGGTGTGGGTGCTACAATTTTTTGCGCTTTAACGAAGTTATTTGAAAAAACCCCAGTTGTAGCAGTTACAGTTCCAACTGTTAAGGTATTAGCAATAGTTACATTATTCGTAGTCTTATCGAAAGTAAATCCAGCAGATCCCCCTAATGCAGTAGCGTCATTAAATTGCACTTGTGTACTAGAACCTCCGCCGCCGGGACCACTACCACTAGGTACAGTAGTCCAATATGGAGATCCTATAGAACCATTACTTGCTAATATTTGACCTTGAGTACCAACGCTACCATTTGCTTGTAATGGAATTCCTGAAATGGTAACTCTTGATGTATTAGCAATGAAGTTGGATCCTACTGTATAACTAGCAGCATTAACAGTATCAGTAATTAAAGTGTTTCCAACGACATTTAAAGCTGCACCGGGAGTTGTTGTGTTAATACCTACACGATTATTTAACGCATCAACAAATAAAACACCACCATCTAAACTAGTATTTGATGTGCCTTCATTTACAATATTATAGTAAGTAATAGAATCAGAAGATAATTTCCATGTTTTTGGAGTAGCGGCTTCGTCCCATACTAATTGGGCATTAGCAGAAGTTCCACGATTAATTTCAATACCAGCTTTTTCTGAAGGAGGAGCGCCGACTACATCAGCATTTAGTGTAACGATATTATCAGCTACATTTAAGGTTTGAGTATTAACATAAGTCGTAGTGCCAGATACCGTTAAATTTCCAGAAATAGTTACCGCATTATTAAAAATAGCATTAGCATTAAATGTAGCAGTGTTATTGAATGTTGAATTACCAGTAACTGTAATAGTATTGGAGAATGTAGCTGCACCAAGATGGGTGGTAGTATTTCCAAAATCAGATGCAAGAGAAACTCTAAACCCCCCAGCAACATCTAGTCCTCTATCTGGTGTTGTTGTGCCAATACCGACACGATTATTAATAGCATCAACAAATAGAGCACCACCATTAAATGAGGTATTACCAGAAATAGTTTGTAAGCTACCACTTAATACAGCATTACCAGATAATGTTGTTATACCAGCAACAGATAAATTAGAAGCAAGAGTGGTAACACCTCTAACACCTAGAGTACTCAAAGCGTTAGCAGCACCAGTAACACCAAATGTACTTAAAGCGTTAGCAGCACCAGTAACACCAAACGTACTCAAAGCGTTAGCAGCACCAGCAACGGATAAAGTACTAGCAAGAGTGGTAGCACCAGTAACACCAAACGTACTCAAAGCGTTAGCAGCACCAGCAACACCAAACGTACTCAAAGCGTTAGCAGCACCAGCAACGGATAAAGTACTAGCAAGAGTGGTAGCACCAGTAACACCAAATGTACTTAAAGCGTTAGCAGCACCAGTAACACCAAACGTACTTAAAGCGTTAGCAGCACCAGTTAATACAGTAGTAGTGGAAATATTAAGAGAGTTACCTGAAATGACCCAACGATTTGTTGAATTTCCTAATAGAGTAGTGTTTCCAACTGGATTTAATGCAGTTCCATAAACATAAACATTACTTAAATAAGCATCAAATTGATAAGTACTATTTGCAAGTTTTAATCCAGATGTACCTGCTATAATATCCGCTGTAGCTACAGTTCCACCAATGAATACTTTTGTATCGGCCACATAAAGATTACCACCAATATACCATTGATCTGCTGCAACTGTAACGTTAGCATTGAATTGAGTAGTAGTATCGAATTGCGAATTGCCGTTAACTACAATAAGACCATTTTCTGCTTTAAAACGTGTATTAGCCATTTAGTACCACTACTTTATTAGATGAGCTATGATTCTAGCGTTAGAACTTGCAGCAGACTGCGTGAATTTTAATTCAACATTTGCATTATTTATAACCACAGAGTATACACCATTGTTACCACCAGCGGGCGAAACAACTGTGGCATATACTGTTATATATGGAGTTGTTGTATCATGAGCAAGCACAATTTCGTTAATTTGTGTAATAGAAGAAGTGCTATTTTTCATTTGTGCTGAAATTTTTGCTGAAGAATACTCTGTCTTATCAAAAGAATACACTAGCAATGGAGAACCAACTGTTGCACCAAGATTTCCATTAGCAGTTACTTGAATACTGTAATCTGCATTAAATACTGTGGTACCGGTTATTGATACAGTATTAACAAAAGTCGCATTACCAGTAACCGTTAGCGTATTAGCAAGAGTGGTAGCACCTCTAACACCTAGAGTACTTAAAGCGTTAGCTGCACCACCTATAGCGAATGTGCTTCCAACGTTACCTGATCCAGTTACAATTAATGTGCCAACATTAATATGCCCTGCATTTACAGTCGTCGTGCCAATAGTTAAAGCAATAGAAGTTAAGTTAGCAGTATTCGATACAGATACTAAATTACCAGAAATAACTGCATTTGATGTAGTATTACCGATAATAATTGCTGTAGCATTAATAGTGCTACCATTTGATATACCAATTAATCCAACAGTGTGACTAGCAGCGTTAACAGTACCAGTATGATAAACTCCAGTAGTATTTGCTATAAAGTTAGATCCAACAGTGTGACTAGCAGCGTTAACAGTACCAGTATGATAAACTCCAGTAGTATTTGCTATAAAGTTAGATCCTACCGTAACATTAGCTGCATTGACGGTACCAGTATGATAAGCCCCGGTAGTATTCGCTATAAAATTAGTACCAACCGTTAGTAGCGCAGAGTTGACACTAGTAGTAACGTTAGCAAATCCAGTTCCAACAATAGCAGTAGAGTTAGCTATGAAGTTAGAACCAACAGTGTGACTAACTGCGTTCATCGTGCCAGTATGATAAGCACCAGTCGTGTTAGCTAAGAATGCACTACCAACATTTGCACTAGTAGTCACATAAATTGTTGCGGTATTAACTTGATTAACAATATTGAGTGCCACAGCGTTGACTAATGTACTGTTAGCTGTAAATAATACACCTACTGTATAACTAGCTGCATTAACAGTACCAGTATGATAAACTCCAGTAGTATTTGCTATAAAGTTAGATCCAACAGTGTGACTAGCAGCATTGACGGTACCAGTATGATAAGCCCCGGTAGTATTCGCTATAAAGTTAGTACCAACCGTTAACAAAGAAGAGTTAACACTGGTGGTTACATTAGCAAATCCAGTTCCAACAATAGCAGTAGAGTTAGCTATGAAGTTAGAACCAACTGTAAGATTGATCGCATTAATATGAGATCCATTTACTGTCGTTGTTCCAATCGTTAATGTAGATGAAGTCAAATTAGCAATAAATGTGCTGTTAGCTACTTGTACAAGATTAAACGCATGTGTTGCGTTGGCTGTTGAGTTACCTACAATAATTGCAGTATTTTGTATATTGACACCATTTGTGGTTCCAAAAACACCAACATTCAAATTAGAGGATACATTAGCAACCCCAGTTACATTTATATTCCCTGCTGCTGTAAGTAATCCATTCACACCAAACGCACTCAAAGCGTTAGCTGCACCAGTGACACCGAACGTACTCAAAGCGTTAGCTGCACCAGTGACACCGAACGTACTCAAAGCGTTAGCTGCACCAGTGACACCGAACGTACTCAAAGCGTTAGCTGCACCAGTGACACCGAACGTACTTAATGCATTAGCTGCACCACTTATGCCTAAAGTAAACATTAGATTAGCAGCACCAGTAACACTTAGAGTATTCGCTAAAATAACATTTCCTGTGACACTTAGAGTATTTGCTAAAGCAACATTTCCAACAATAGATAATGTATTTGATAATGTGACATTACCAGTAACAATTAATGTATTTGATAATGTGACTGCACCTGTCACAGTTAATGTGTTTGATAAAGATGTAGTATTAGTAACACTTAATGTATTTGATAATGTGACTGCACCCACTACATTTAATGTATTTGCAAATCGTGATGCACCAGAAACATTTGCTGTTCCTGTAACTACAAATGTAGCGTCAGGTGTGGAATTTGAAATACCTACACGATTGTCAACACTATTTACAAATAGAGTAGCACTATCAAAATTTACATTACCCGCAATCGTATGGACCGTACCAGTTACATCTAAATTAGAAGTAATCTGTGTAAGATTACCAGCAAGAATTGTATTTGCTGTAGTGCCGTTACCTTGAACCGTAATATTGGTAACAGTAGAGTTTGCTTTAATATATGTGTTGCCAGTAAAAATAGATCTACTATTAACAGAAGTATTGACCGTAGTAATAAAAAGATCTGTACCGGTAATGATCGTATTTGATACGGTAGAATTACCTGTAACCGTAATAGCAGTTACTGAAGTATTTCCTTTAATATTTGTATTACCAGTAATAGTTACTGCTTGACTATTAACTTGAAATACCGCATTATTAACATACACATTAGCTTGAGCATTTACATAAGATGCATTTGCTGAAGAATTACCACTGAATGTAGTATTAGATGTAATAGTAAGAAGAGCATAACCAGATACATTTCCACCGCGAAGTTCATCAGTAGCAACAATACTATTTGCACCAAATCTTCCTACAAGCTGAGCATATCTAGGCTCTAGAGTTGTACCAGTAATCCCTACAGTAGAATTTCCAGTAATTATTTCAGTTGAAAGAGAATACGCAAGTTGATTAGTTTTGTTTACCCAATTCTGAAAAGTATCTACGGATACATCAAGATTTGCTACTGTTCTCGCCATTATTTGTTTCCATTTATTACTTGTTTAAGCATTTCTTTTAATTCAACAAATTCATTTCTAAGACTATCAATTTGCTGTTGAATCATTTGAGATTGTCTATTTTGCTTTCTTTGTTCTAAGATTCGATTATAATCTGCATCATTAGTATTTATGATAACATTTGTCGATATATCACGAAGAATCCCAGAATGATTAGTTTTAGCATATTGTGTCATGCAGAAACTCCAATAACACTTATATCATTTACTCTCGGAACAATATTAGAATTATTTGATAATGGTACAATTTTAATAGCTAAGGTATCGTATGTATCAAACTCAGTAAGACTAGTCGAATAATAACGTACAACATTTTCGTTTTGAATATTATTGAATGCACTATTTTTACGAGAAGCTACTCCAATTTTAAGAGAAGCTGTACCTAAACTTACATTACCTATTGCTTTATTTATTTCAAAAGAAGATGAAACTGGAGTGTTTGCAACAACCGCAACAGCATAATTTGTATTTGCAAATAATGGATCATAAAATACAATAACATCACCATTTGCTATTTCTGTATTGAAAGATGTACCCACACCTGTCACAGTAGTATTTGTTATACTAGAATTAGCAAGAGTTGCTATTCCAGATGCAGTCGTTGCGATTATAGGATAGGAACGAAATCCATATGTCAATTCTACATAATCTTTACTATCTGTTAAACTACTATAAACTCGACCACCATATGCAGCATCTTTTAGTTCAAGTTCTGACCAATCTTTATCATCAAAGGCATCCTCGTCCTTTGAATTATGAATACGAGCATAGAACTTAACATCGGTGCCAGAAGGTCTCCATACGTTTGTAATGAGTCTAACGTCTTCAGCAAATCTGTTTTTAGCAAAAGTAATTTTCTTAGAAATGTGGCGTGACGTTGCGTTACCAGAATTTGTATGTTCATTTGTCGCATCATTATTAATTGAATTATAAAACGCATATATTGAAGCTAATGAGGTATGTAATTCTGGAGATTCGTATTTGTTAGAAGTTCCAATATCAAATTTTAAAATAGAACTTTTTCCTTCTGAAATAGAGGAAATTAATGTTGATTTATTTGCAATTTCAAGTGATTTTGAAAGAATAGATGCATCATAATTTTTAATATCAATCGAATCATTAATCACAGGAATATAGTTTGATGTAGATATTGTATATGCATTTGAAACTGTGTCTAATACTGCAAAATTCATTTTAGATTCTTTATACGAAGAACCTTTTACTTGCACTTGAACATCTGGAATAACCGAATCGACTGAAAAAACGGTTACATTGGAAATTTCTGCTTTAACTAAAGACATTTCACCTTTTAATTGAGCACCACTAGAAACTGTAAGAACCGCAGATGTACCCGTGCCACCTGATACTCCAGATGATGTATAAAGTGTAGCTGTTGGTGTAGCTGTAAATCCATATCCAGTATTTGTAATATTAATACTTATAATACCACCTGAAGAATTTGTAACTAGATTAGCTCTGCCTTCTACTACACCACCAGTAAATATGATATAATCGCTATTTGCATAATTACTACCACCAGTAAAAGTAATATAATTCACCCCATCTTTAATAAATCGAGTTGTGTCACTAGCATTTGAATTATTTAAAATGGCAGTATTTGGGTTTAATAATAAATTCTCAAAAGTACCAACAGCAGTAACTTTATATCTGGCAGCAGAATTTGTAAAAGATGTTGGTTTATCTAATCTTATTTGTGTATCACTTATAATTTTAGATACTTTTCTAATATCTGTATTTCCTAATGTACCATCAGTAATAACTATGGCATCATTATAATCCACATCTGTAAAAAATTTTGTACCAGTTCCATAAACATTATATTGAACTGAATCGAGACTATGAATTGCACCTAATACTCCAGCATTAATATTCAATGTACCCGATTTATAAAAGGTTACATTCGCACTAGTGTTGCCAAAATCTTGATATATATTTTCACCAATTAAAAATGACGACATCAATACATTGTTTGCTACCAAATTTGTAAAAGTTAAAAATTCATAATCTTGATTGACTAATTCTACAGTTCTAGTTGTAGTATCAAATTCTAAAACATTTACATAAAATTTTAAATCTGTATCGGATAATGGTTTAAAAAGTTGATCAAAGGTTTTAGGGTCATTATCAATTTCTAGATAGTTACTTGCTCTAAATAATTTACCAGATGTATAGGCACTGCCACAAATCTTTCCAGTATTAATTGAGTTTTTACCTTGAGTTGCTGTCCATAAAGAAAATTGAGGATCTTCAAAATTGATTACAATACCGTAAGATTCACCTGTTTTTAAAAGTAAAGGGGATTTAAAAGAAAAAATAGTCTCAGATTTAGCATCTAATGATGGAAAAATTTCACTATATTCTAATCTTATTTTAGATTCAGCATATATTTTAGATAAATCGGGTTGACCATCTTTCATTTGACAGATGTACAAATATACACCGGGATTTAATATTTGAGATTGATTGTGTTTAGCATTAGGTTTTTGCTTGAAAAATAATTCTATATCAGATACACTTACAGTTTGACTACCACCAACAGATGATGGGTCAATATAAAATGATTGTATATAGTCAAAATATAATGAAACTTCTGAAAGTGGAGTTTGATTACCCGTACCATATGAAGTAGTTTGTCTAATTACTCCTAAATCAGTTCTTCCAGTTTCAATCGTATTATTAGAAATAATTTTTTCAGTAACTTTGTCTGGTGGGACAGTTGGTGGCTTATTTGAATATACTATTGGATTAGAAGCACTAACTGCGGGTGGTTTAGAAATAGCAGCAGATTTACCATCAGGCCCAATTAATTCTAATTTTTTAGGTAATGGAGTATTCCAATTATTACGAGAATTAAGACCACCAATATTTGCATTATTAAATCCATTTATTACTATAGGAAAAAAGGTAAAAGAACATTTCCCGCTAGCATCACTTTTTAATCCATTAACTGTACCAGTTCCAGTATAAACTTTACTAGTGCCTTGTACTACTGCATCATTTCTTTTTTTTCCATCTACATAAAAATCATATGTAGAATTTGGTTTTAATCCAGAAACACTACAATTCATTGGATAAATGAAATTAGTCTGGTCTTGTGTTACTTTTTGTGGAGTTACAGCAAATGATGCCATAGTGTTCTTTCCTCTTTACGAATTTATATCATTTCTAATTGTTGAAGCAAGGTCAATAAATGGAGAATTTAATGAAGATGGAGAATTAAATAAATTATCTATAGTCATTAATCCAGTTAATTTAGAATTAAACAATGGTTGAATTATATATGTTGTATTTTCAACTATTGTCGAATTTGGTATAATTTCAGTTTTTGTTTCAGTACTAGTATCAGCATTTACTTTATATGTTGTGGCATTGCTAATAGTAGTCACATCTTTAGATCTAGGATAATAACTATTATCTAAATCGGCTGTGCCAGAATTGTTATCCAATACAACTCTAAATTGTCTATCAGTTGCAGAAGAATTAGGTGTATAATTATAAGATAAGGCCCAATGTCTATTACCATTTGTTCCAACAGTAGATGGTGCTTCTCCTCCAAAATAACCGCTAGCAATAGTCGTCCAAGTGCCGTTTACATATCTTTGTAAATAAGGCAAGTTTCCTTTATTTTGCTGACAGTCACCTTGTGCAAATATTCTACCGGCTAATTTTCCAACTTCAAATTTTCTAGACCAAGTGCGTCCTGCCGGCACACTACCTATACTACCTTTTGTATCGGCAACAGTTTTTGTTGATGATACTTGAGTAGTTCCAGATAATAATTCATAATCAGTAGTAGTAATTTGTTTTACTTGAGTAGTCTGAGATTGTATTTGAGTACCAGTAGTGGTATATAATGTTGATGTTACTGCTACATCTATTGTAGTGGATTCCGTTGCAATCGATTGACCAATCAAACGTTTTCTTGTTGAAGGAAGAATAATTTTCTCACCATTTAAACAAGTAACGGTTCCCGTATCATTAAGATTTGCAGTATATTTAATTTGTATTTGTTTCTTTGCAGGATGTAATTCATACCCATAAATTTGTGCATTATATGTTGGGTCATTAATTTCTGCAAAATTAACAGTAGTAAAATTATCTACAAAGAATCCAAACTTATATCTATTTGTATTATCTGAAGAACTAGTCAATTCTAAATTATTTATTGTATCTTCAGTAGCACTCAATGATGTATAATATTCTAAATCAGAAATACGTCTTTCAAGAGAACCAATCTCTTTCATAGTATAACGTTTTGGTTGAGAAAATGCCAATCCCTGTTCATCAATAGGAACTGAAACTTTGTAATCAGTTTGTCGTTTATTAGTTAGTTTGATATTTGCTATTTTTTTATCTAAAAACTGATTAGTATTTGCACTGTTGTTTTTAGGTAAAGATGGATATGGTGGAATAACCAAATAGTTAATTAATAATCCATCGCTTGGAATATCAGGAAGTTTAGGTTTATTTGAAGATGTTCCTTCTATAATTCTAAAATCTCCATTAGAAGAAATTACAATAGCGTCAGTTCGTCCTAAGTATTTTTCTAAAGTTGTAACGCAATCTGATTGGGGTGCTGGAAATTTTTTATCATAAGTAGTATCAAATCTATTAGCTTGCGTTGGTTCAATTGGATTGAGTGTTGCACTAGCTGCTGTTGTGGTGATCGTAGCTGTATTTGATGAATATGGTCTGAAATCAAAATAATCTCTTAAATCAAAATATTCGTCGTTATCATTATACATTTCAGGAATTTCAACAGTATTGATAGATGTTGCACTATTAGCTAATAATACACTATCATCAATTGGATATGATGCTATCGTTTTTAATCCTTGTTGAGTGACATTTAATACATCAAATTCCGCAAGTAAAAATACACTAGAAGATACGGGATATTCTGGTTTTTTATATAAAAACCCAACATCATAATAATCTTTCTTTTGATTATGATCTATCCAGAAATTTGATGTAACAACTGTATCACTTGTTGTAACTGCAATACTATTACCCAAATATACATTTCTTAATCTAACAATATCGGGTACACCTAAACACCATGGACCTTTATTGTTGGCAATATTTGTTGCAGTATTAATTTGCACATAAGCTTTGCGAGTTATAGTTTTAGAAACTGCATTTACATTTCTTTGTGCATTATATGAAACTGCAACATTTACAGCAGACGCAATTGTATTACCAAGATTAATTACTAATGTGGTATTAGCACTTACAGTTACAGTTCTATTATTTCTCAAATATAAAGGAATTGGTGCATATTTTGGAAATATTAATGATACGTTTCCTGAAGAATAAGCATTTGCAATAGTGCCATTAACAGTCATTGATGTAGCATTAGCAATTGCAGTAATTCGTTTAATTTCTGCGGCAGTAGAATTAGCAATTCTTACATAATCGCCAACTTGAAACACACTATTAAATACTGTAGATGTTCCTGTAACAGTAGTATTAGCCAATGTTGTAACACTAATACCCCCAACAGCATTAACACAAATAGCAGTAGCCAATGGAACAACAATAATTGAGAGTTTTTGTGTATCTGATAGTGTGCTATTATAAGGAAAAAATTCTCCGGGATTAGCTGCAACAGAAACCGACATTTGTCCACTAGTAGCGCAGCTTATAGTGTCATCTACTGTTCTATATGTGTATGAGAGATTATTTGCGTTTTTAAGAGATGTTGCGCCAGAATAATACAATAAAGAACTATTTTTAGGATCATAAATTGTAGCTTCTGTACCATTTAAGATTATATCAGCAACACCATCATTCGTACCAGTTCCATCATAAAAAACACTTCTTGTATCTTTAAAGTTTTTTCCAGTATTCATTCTAATATCGAACAAATACATATAATAGGTGGCTGATGGTTCTCCCGCCACTCCATTTACTAGTAATAATGAACGAATTCTAGCTGTGCCAATTTCATTACCAACTGCACTAGGAGTAGCAAACTGAGAAGTTCCAGATGAACTTGTCAAATAAGTTGCAGCAGTATTTCTTAAAGAAATGGTAGCTCCTACTGAAAATTTAAACAAACCACCAAGTTCTTTTACCTGAATATAATTTCCATAATTTATAGAAATGGCAGTATTTGAAATAACTTCAGTAGTTGTACCTTTACGAATATCTTTATAATAAGAACTATTTGTCTCTACTCGATATCCATCGATATATGCTAAACCCGGATCAATTGCAACTTCAAACTGAGAAGCTTCATCTGCAAATGTTTCTTGTCCTGTAGTTGTTACAAGAAACTGATCAATAACGTAATCACCACTTTCTTCAGCAGTTCTTCTTGCCAACTGTTTATTAATGGTATTGAATTGTGTAGTTTTATTTTGTTTAAACGGTTTACCTTCACTAAATTCTACAATTGAAAAGAAAGTATCATTAGCTTCAGCTTCTTCTTTTGTAAGAACAGTAAGCACTGGAGTTAATTTAAGACGATTTGCTCCCGGTGCATTAACATTAAATGTGCCAGTAGCATTATCATATAATCTAGGGTTATTAGTATAATCATCTATATCTTCTATTGTATCAAACCCAACGACATTATTAGTCGAGGTGGAATATTTTTCCACTACTACAAAATTTTCACTTACTCTTGAAAAATAACCTTTTTGGTAAATGATACCATCAGAAACACTGAAACCATACCCACTACCAATAGCGTCGGCAGCACTGTTTACCGTTATCTTTGCAGCATAATTTTTGGATGTGATATTAAGAGCATCAATTAAAGCATTAGCAGATGAGCTTGTATTTGCAAGATTATATTTAACTGTTGCGTATGGCTCAACATAATAACCTCGGCCACCAGATGTAACTATAAAAGAAGTTACGCCACCATTAACATCAGTAATAATACTTCCTTTAGCTCCAGAACCAATTATTGATGTTAAATTTGCTGTGATCTTTGAAGAAGATGAAGTAAATGAATACCCTTCAAAAAAGGACCAAGAATCAGTATTTCCTATGCGAAGTTCAGATGCTAAAGGTCTAATTTTAAGAATTAAGTTATCAACATTTGCTGTTGCATTAACTTGTCTGATTTCTGCTCTTGCTCCAGTTACATCTTGTGTAAGTACTTCACCAACAATAAAAGTACAAGCTTGCCCCGTTGCATTGACAAAAGACTGCCCACCAATACTATTTTGTACTGCAATTGCACTTAAAAATACTGGAGTATCGGTATTGCTAAATCCAGAAGACTTTACATTAACATCAACATCAGAAATAGCTAAGGCTGGATCATAAACAGTCAGAATATCATCTGCGGAAAAATTGGTTTTATTTCCAGAAATACCATGATTTAAATATTTAACAAAAATAGTATTTAAATCAGGATAAGTTGCCTCAAATCCTGTTGAGGTTTCTAAAACTTGAGCAACAAGATTTGCTGAGTTCTTAACTAGATAACCTTTAAATGCAGAAATGTTTACTGGAGTACCATCAGTTTCGAGATCATTAATTTTAACATAAGGTAATGGATTATGAAAAACAAAATTACAACCATCAATGATAGTACCTCTTTTATAGATATTATCACCAAACCGCTCAATTTGCTTTTGTAAAATTGTCTGAAGCTGATTTAGCTCACGAACTTGAACCGCAACTCCCGGTTTAAATAAAATCTTATAATAATCATCATTCTCATTATAATCATCAAAATAAGGAGATACGTTTAAATCTGTATTAATAGGCATTTAGCTAAAACTCCACTATAAGTTTTATAGTTTCCGATTGGGTATTAGAACGAGAAATGGGTTCTATATTTTCAATATAGATTACGTCTCCAGACCCCCTAATAAAATCACCTTCATATTTATATGAACTACCTGAAGATAATACAGCAGTTGCAAAACTACAAGCCCCTGTGACTGTATTTCCCGGATAAAAAATTCCATTTTGACTAGTCACAAATATTGATGAGCTATTACCAGAATGATAAGTAGCAGTAGCGCCACTGGCATATACTGTTTCATCTTCTTGGAAAATGCCAGAAACAGATGACACCCCATAATAAAATAATTGATTTACAGTTGTACCAGTTTTAGAAACTCCATTGAAGGAAATGGCAGTAACGTTTCCTGATGATTGAGAAGATAATCCATATACAATATTTGCTTGTGTGAAAAAACCAACTACATTTGTAACTTGAATATATCCTGAAGCTTTATCTAATACATTTCCACGAGCATGCACATTCGCAGCAGAAATTGCAACACCATTAGAAGTGAATGCTGGAAAAGAATTTACCTCTAAATGAGAAGAATTTGTTACACTTTTGACTTGTAATAATTGCGATTGATCATTATTTGTTTGTAGGTAAATGTAATCACCAGCACCTAATGAACTACTAAATGATGTAGTCTGACCAGTTAGATTAATTGAAACGTTTGGTGCAGCATTAGATACAAAAATTAAATTAGCAGTATCACTTAAATTTACAGAAACATTTGCAGCACTTACAACATTAGCAATCATTGTAGTATTACCTAAAATAGGGGCATATACTAAATTAGCCACTGCATTTGCTGATAAAGACACCATGAAAGATATATCTGCAAATTGACCAGATGATGGATTATTGTTTGCATCATATATTCTAAGTCTAGAAGGTTTAGTAATGCTAGCAGTAATATTTGCACTACTACCTGTCGATGTTGTTATTGCTACTGTTGGTGCGCTTGTATAATTTATACCGGGAGCAACAATATACGCTCTAACAATTCCACCAGAAGTATTTGTAAGAAGTACTGCATTTGCGCCGCTTCCACCACCACCATAAAATACAATTTTATCAGCGTTAGAATAACCAGTCCCACCAGTTACAATATTTAAATTAGAAATATACCATGGTGCAATACCTTTTCCTCTATTATTAAATGTAACAGAAGTAATTGTCCCAGTAGTTGTTGTAATGATATTAGCAGTAGAGTTGATAGTAGAATCATTACTTGATATAATAATTACATCTGTATTATTATATCCTGAACCACCATCTGAAATCGAGTATGAATTTACAATATAGTCATTTAAATAACGAATATCACCACCAGTAGAATTGGTTAATTTCATAACCAAAGAAGAGTGATTCGCAAAACCAAGACCACTGGTCGTTAGATTTATAGTAGATAAACCACCAACAGTATTTGATCTCACGTTTGCTATGGCATTTATAGCGCCATTTGTAATAGTTAAAACGTCACTATTACTACAAAAACCAGTAAATCCACCATTTGCAACAGAAATATCTCTAATTACAGTATTATTAAAATATCGATAATTTCCACCACTCGAATTTGCAGCGTAAACAAACATAGTAGAAGGATTAAATCCTTTGCCACTATTTGTGACTGTCGTAGATGTTATAAAAAGTGTAGCATTCACTGCTACAGTAGCAGTAGCATTTATATTGCCATTAGTTACATAGACAATATCATCTACAGCAAATAGATTTGCGCCTCCGTTTGCAGATACTGTAAATACTGCTCCAGTACCAACTGGATCTGATATAGTTGCAGTTGGTACTGAAGTATAACCAAATCCTGCATTTACAACAGATATTGATACAATATTTCCTGATGCAGTATTTGTAAAATATGCTACAGCACCATAACCACCAGTAGTACTAGAAAAAGTTATTGAATTAGCTAATACTGCAACTAAATTTGCACCTACACCATTTGCTGTCGCATTTGCTGTTACGGCTGGAACAGAGGTGTAGCCGGTGCCATTAGCTACCATTGTAACCGAAATAATAGAACCTAAGCTATTATTAACAAATGTAGCATTGGCACCAGAACCTGCACCACCACTGAAAATTAATATATTATTGGCTATTGAATTATATCCTACGCCACCATCCGCAATATCAACTCTTAAAACCTTAGTAGAATTATAATTTTGTCCATTAGCAGTGCCAGTTATAACTACATTAGCAACTCTATATACGGGCGAAGAATTTGAAACAATTATTGAACTTACAATATTTGAATTTAAATATCTTATTTTTCCGCCTGTACTATTAGCTACATAACCATTTATAGATGAGGTTGGGTCTAAAGTGAATCCATAATTATTGCCTAATGTGATTACAGTAGCATTTACTAATGCTAAAGACATACTCCCATTGATTACTGTAAAGACGTTTGCAAAAGCATTACCACCAGCGGGAGCAGATGGACTTGGAAAAATTAGATAATCTGTATTTGAGTATAAACCAGCACTTCCACTTGAGATTACAGAAGCATTTACTACTTTAGCTCCATTTGAATAACCACCAGAACTGTTGGCAATTCTTACAGTAAAGGGTCCACTTGAAGAAAATGATCTACCGCTATTTGTTATAAGAAGAGAAGCAATACTACCAGTACTATCTGTTGTAATATTTGAAGTTGCATTTATGGTAGAACTTATATCAGAAACAATCACATAATCAGTATTTGAATAATTTCTACCACCAGCACTAATAGAAACCGAAGAAATTATATTTGAATTAACATATCTAACATTACCACCAGACGAATTAGCAACAGAAATAACTGGTGATACCGTATCACTAAAACCAAACCCAGCAGATACTACACTAATACTGGAAATATAACCAGTTGAGTTGGATACTAAATTGCAAATAGCATTTACTGCTACATTTGAAATAGTGATTACATCAGAATTTGAAAAAGTAGTATTACCGGGAGAATTTATAGTTAAAGTAGTAAGAGTACCAAGTCCTACTACATTTTTACTTGTAGAAGAAACGCCAACACTACCACCAAGTCTTTTAATATCTAATTGAACAACTTCTTCTGTATCTGTAAATCCACTACCCTTTAAAGAGTTATAATTCAATTTTACATTATTAAATCTAGGATCTTTAATTATACCAACTGTTCTAAAATCATTATCTGTAGATATTGTATCATTTTCTGTGTTAGAAAATTTTACACTTATACCTAAATGATTAGTGTATAGTTCATTTTCTATATCATAACCATGACCACCTTTGGGGCTAATTATTGGTCGTAAAACTGAATCATTTACAGAATTGGCTATTCTTACTATAGGAGATGCATAAGCATTAGCTGATGCAATAAAATATCCAGACCCTCGATTTAATATATCAATTTTATAGATAGAATTTGATGATGCAGAATTAACTAATCCTCTTGCAGTAACATTTGATGTTTGTCTTCCATCACCATGAACAACAACTTGTGGGCTTATTTCAAATGTAGAAGATGTGGGGATAGTAGTAAAAGGCGTATCAATATAAATGAATTTATATTCACCATCTGTTGTATAACTTGTAATTTTTCTATATTGACCTGAGCCTTCACCAGTTATTATCTTAATAATGCATCCTGTATAAAAATCTGCGGTAGGGGATGCATCGCCTGATGATATTCTATATTTTAAAGGAAATCCACCATAACGCACATCTGATGCAGTAAAAGCCCCAGAAAGATAATTGTTATACAATCTCCCACCAGTTTCAATTTTAATTACATCGATTGCGCCAGAAATTGCATTAGAAGTGACGTTAGCATCTTCAATAACTGGAATATAGAGTGAGGTGGAAAATTTATTAAAAGTAGTGGCATCTACTTTATACATATATTTCCAAATATAACCATCTGCGGTTTCATAGACAACATCATCAGCACCAGTTGCACTAAAAAGAGGTTGACTTGTTGCTGGACTGTCATTATTATTGAATAAACATTTATACACATAATAAGTACCACCCTCGGGTGATACTACAAAAAATGGCTTATCTTCTAAATTACCGTCTTGACTATCATACATATCATAAACAGTACCAGTAGTCCAATTAGTTCGATTAGCCATTACCGCAACATCTGAAGACCCAATTTTTTTAGCAAAAACCATTTCATCGTATACATTAGCATTTAAACTTTGAATGCTTCCATTAGGTGCATCAATAGTATTATCACCTAAACTGTATTGAGTAGGCTTACCGCCGAAGACATAATAGATCGTGTTAGCAGGTTCATTTATTGATTCTATGAACTGCTTTACATTATGCAATCTAAAATAACTTGTAATTAATTTATTATTTGCCATCTTACTCTCTTTTATACAATATTAGTAATACCATGACCATCTTCATTTAGTAATGGACCGTCTAAATCCACAATACTAGAACCGTTAGCTGTTGTAGATAATTTAAATCCTGAAGAATTAGCATAAGCAATATAATAAAATTGACCATTAGCTAAACCAGTTATAACAGTATTTCCAGTATCAACATCATAAACAACTATATCAGTATTTCCTAATATTAGGACGCTACTATTTCCATTAGGTAAATTAATAAAATCAGTTGATACATCTACAATAGCTGTGCATCCATCGCCATAAGGATTAAATGTAGTTCTCAATTCAATTGTTCTAGAAGCAGTTATTGGTAACGAAATATTACTTTCCACTTCTGCTGCTGGGAACATTTTAGTGCCAGCAACATGAAGAACTTTTTTTAACATCTCTGAGTATCTTTCAAAAGGTACTCTACTCACTAATTCATATGAATAATCTTGATAAAAATCTCCATCATGTATGTATTTATCTTGACTTAAAAAACCTTTAGTAGATTGATAAAATCCTTCACCTTTACCCTGTCGTTCTACAACAGCTTTTGCTAAACCGATAGTAGAATCTGGGTCATCTGCCTTCGCAAATGATGATATATCAAATCGTTCATACCCATAACCAGAATCAAAAACAGTTAATGACCCGACTACACCATTTGCAGTAACAACATTTGCTGTTACTTTAGCATTTAAACCAGAGAAAGTGGTATCAGTTCCAGCTAAAGCGATCATTGTTACGAATGCGGAAGTTTCACCCTTTACATATGTATTTGCATATTCTGCAATATCAGCAAACATAGATGCTCTAGTAACCTGTAAAGTATTATCATTAACAATAGATTTAATTATACCAAGTTTGGAATAACTACCATTTTGAATATAATGTCCAATTTCTGAAGTTGGAGAAGGAGAAAGTGTTATAGCAGGCCCATTTAGCGTAGTAGATAATTTAAATCCTAAAGAGTTGGCATAACCAATATAATAATTTGTGTTATTAGCAAGATTACCAATTACGGTATTACCAGCATCAACACTGTAGGTAATAACTGTTCCATTAGCCCAAAAATTATTAGTTATACTAATAAAATCACTAGAAACATCAGTTTTACCATTAAAAGATTTTCTAGAAATAAAAAGCAAATTTTCGCCAGATAGAAAACTGGATGTAGATTCTCTTGTAGTTAAAAAATAATCTGCTTTTTTATAACCATAAACAACTGGTTCTATTACTGTCACTAAAGGATCTATATTATAATCTTCTCCGGGATTAGTTTTACTAATTAGACTTATAGAGCCAATTGTATAATCATCTACAGCTAAAAGACTTTGTATAGTTCCATCAGTTAAATTTGCTGAAGGATTAGCAGGAAATCCATAAGAGTTAGAACCAGAAAGCGCGGTATTACTGCTACCATCAATTATTATATTTAAATAATCGGCACCATAAATGTTATTACTATAAAGAAAATCTGAATTTAAAGAAACAGTTTCTTCATCATCAATACTAGCAACTTTAAATGATGCTAAACTACCTTGACTGGCAGAAGTTAAATATGCAGTAGTATTTGATTTACTTCCATATAAAAATAATCCATTATTATAATCTATTTCATTACCTAAAATAGCAGTAAATGCAGCACCATATCCTCCAGACACAACCGCAGTAAACGAATGACCATTTTCAGTTGCACCAGAAGTTATATTAATTACATTACCTTTAGGGGCAGTAGAAATAGTTATACCTAGTGAATTTGCTGTTCTTACATAATATTTTCCATTATTTGTTAATGGACTTAATGCAGTGTTGGTAGCTGTAACTTTATATTGTACATATTGGGCATTTACAAAATTATGATTAGATATTGTTATAAAATCTGTAGTATTCGATACATCAGAGTTTGCATTAAAAAAGTATTGATTTGCGCTATTTGCAATAGTGGCGCTTGGTGTAGTTAAATAACCAGTACCACCTCTAACAACTGTAACAGCATAAATATTACCGCTAGCCGTTGTAGATATTCTTGCATATGCACCATACCCAGTTGTAGAAGTAAAACTTACTACATCTCCATTTGAATAATTTGCACCATTTGCTGTTATGGTAACAGATCTAACAGATGTAGTGGAGCTATCATTAATTCCAATATATGTAGAATATGAATTTAAAAGAGTATTGGCTGAAGAAGTCCTTCCTAATACTCGTTGATTGGCTAAAAAAACACCTTGCGTATTTGTAACTTGTACAATTAAATTGGCACCATTTCTAGATATTGTTTGTACGGTAGCATTTGCCCATTCAACTGTAGAATTAGATTGATATACTTTTTCACCTTTTATTATTAAAATACCATCTTGAACATCAGAAAGTGTTAAAGTATTATCTGTTGTATATGCTACAATATTTGCAGTAGCAGTTCTATCAATATACGTTACCGTATTTGCATATATGGTATTACCGGAATTATAAAATCTTGCATTTGATTGTAAATTACCAGAAATAACTGAAACGTAAATATTTCCTGTAGTGGAATCATTAGTTGAAACAGAAATAGATGCTATTTTACCGTATCCAGACAAACTATTATTTGCATAATAATTATAAACAAAATCATTTGTTTGAAATGTTCCAGACATTCCTTGAAAATTAATATTTGCTTTGGGTTGGACTACGGTTTCAAATTGAATAAATGGACTTATTAACCCACCACTTTCCGCTATAACATTATTAACTTGTAATGTTTTTTCTGAAATTATAATTTTTGGAGAAACTGTATATCCCCATCCACCTTCTAATAAAGTAAACTCTACTTGACCAGTTGTATTGTATGTAGATGAAACTACAGCTTTACCATTCATTCCGGTATTTGAAGTGAGAGTAACAATATCACCTACATTATAATTTGAAGCTCCAGTAAGCACTTCTAATTCATTTAATGATCCTGTAATAACAGGTGCATTTCTAGGATCAGTTGTGCCAGTATGTACTACTTTTTCTCCATATTTAAAGTTTCCTCTTAAATTACTTAAGAAAAAAACATGGATATTTTTAGATACTTTTACTTTGTTACCAGAAATATCGGTTGTATCATTAATTTTTTTCTTGACAGAATAATTATCAACAAATGCAGTAGCCCCACTATCTACACCAGTAATTTGTTTACCATCAAATTCTGAATTGTATGGTGTTTCCGTTACTTCAATATAGGTGGGGATTTTCCATGTATTATCCGAAAGTTTAAAAACATCATCTCCCGGATAACGAACTGATGCTGGTTGTGCATAAACTAATTTAAAAAATAAATCTATAGAGCGTTCTGTACCTTTAGATCTATAAAAATCTAAAGCATTTTTTATAAAAAGACGTTTATTTGTGGCAGTATCAAATTGAATATTTTTTAAAGTTTCTTCTTTAAAATAAACTAAAAAATCTTCTACAGTTTGATCTACATCACGATATTCTAATAATCTACGAGAATGATAAAGCGCATTATTTGCTTGTTCTAACCATTCATAATAAGATTTTACAAACGATATAAAAACTTGACCATCTTCTCTATAAAAAGAAGGAAATTGTGATTCAATCAGTGGCGAAATATAAGTAACAATGTCTTTCACTTATTATTCCCTTTCAGAGACTACAGTAATATTGACATCCTCTTCTTTAATTGTTAAAATAGTTCTTAATAAAGAGGATATATCTTTTCGTTTTGTTCTAGCAAATATCTTTATACCAGAACCTGAATATGATGTGATATTTAATTTTTGAAGTTGTATTTTGCCAGTTTTATAATCCACTGTCCCTACATTGTTCACTACAACATGAGTAGTTTCATCAAGTGCAATTGTTCTTATAGTACCTTTACCATCATCTTCTAAGCTTACTAATTTATTTTGAACAACAAAATTAGTGGATTCAATTGTAGACAAATAATTACTAGGATGGCTAACTGAAAGATTAGCAAAGTTGTTTTCTAATTCTTGTGCAAAATCTATAACATAATTTTGATCTTTTCCAATTTCAGGAAGTATGACTCTCAAAGGTCTTATAGTAGTATCATTACTTAAGATACTTCTATCAACAGCATCTATAGCTTTAACTAAACTACTGTAACGTAAAGTGCTATTAAAATCATCAAGATAACTATTATTATAAGATTTGATTGCACTTAGGATTAATTCTTTTACAGATTCACTATTTAAAGCAGTTGTATTTAAATTGTACCTAACTGTAGATTCTATTGCTACATACATAAAATCTGGATCAATAAACACTGGGTCAATAGAAAGTGAAGATCTTGGTTTGATAAAATTGTAATATTGTTGTTTACGAGTATCGGGCACACCATCTACATTTTTTAAATCTACTGCAATAAAAACTTTTCCATATACAGGAGGAGTTGCTTCTTCACCACCATATACTGATACTGCATTAATTTCAGGAAAATTTAAAATAAGAAGATTTCTATAATCTTCAGCAGTTACTGCTCTTTCTTGTGTGGTAAAATATCTTGGAGCATTAAATTTAACTGACTCAATTGATTCGTGAATAGCACCTTGAGCCGCAGCAGATATTGTAGATACAGCTACATTTGAAAATCCACCTTGTGGTGGTATAGTACCATCGCATGTAAATTTAAATGCTCCATTTGGAAGTTCACCCTTACAAATACGATATTCACATACTACTACTGAGTTGTCTTTTGGCTTTCTTCCTAATACACCATCACCAAAAACAATTTCATACTTATCATTTTCTGCACCTTGAATAAAAAATATTTGTGAATTTGCTTGTTTGTCAAATAAAGATGTTGCTCTTAAATAAGTCAATATCTCTGTGCCATTATCTTCAAGTACAGTAACAGTAAGAGAATCCGTATCTATTGTTGGATTAGAAAGAATAAACCTTTGTGTGGTATCTGAAGTATTTACATTAAAGGTATCATTGACATATTGCCCTTCATAGAGTACAATTTCATCAGAAACAAATGTGTTATTTGCTCCTGATATTACTTTATTCTCATCCGTTGAAAAAGTAAAAGAATTAGATCCTATTCTACTAGTAAATGTAGTTCCTTTAGGCATAAGAACTGAAGCAACAGTACCATCAGTCTGAATGGTTAGCGTAACCGTTGCTCTAGCAGATTTAAACGATCTTGGTGTATAGTTGAGTTCCTTTGCTCTCGAAATGACACTCTCTCGTAACTGAGCACTATCCAAGAACATTTCATTACCGACCATGTTTAAGTAAAAAGAATTCATGTATGTATTATATGAAAGCACATCGAGCAATACATTAATATTGCTTCCTTCAAAATCATAATCTTTAAATAAATTTTGATTTTTAAGATATGTTTTGAAACTCTCTTTGAGATTCGCGAAATCTAAGTTTACTAAATTTATACTTGTGTTTGAAGACATTATCTTACTCTAATTAGAGGTATGTTTAAGGTTACTGCATTTTCTATACTTCTTAAATAGAAAATTATTGTTACAACATATCCATTTTGGTCTGGGTATCCTGTAACAGTTATATCAATTATATTAGCTCTTGGCTCATGGTTTCTAATTGTTTCTCTTATTGCATTTTGAATTGAAGCTTGAGTTTGACGAGAAATATCTTCAAATAAAAAATTTCTTAGGTTTGATCCTAAAGATGGTTGAAACAATCTTTCATATTTATTAGTCAATAATAGACTTTTAATTGAGCGCATGACAGCAACTTCATCTTTAACAGACATCAATTGTTTTGAATCTGGGTGTGCATTAAAGTTTGTTAGGAAGTCGGAATATAGTGCTTGATTTTTAGGCTTCTGAGCAGAATATCTATCAGCAACTGAAGGTAACGCCATTTCGGAATCCTTATTTGAATCCTATATTTATTGTTCTGTTAATAATCCATTACTAGAATCATCAACATATGCATTTTTAAGATTTATCTTTGATGCAATTAAATTCATTTCTTTTTCAGACTCTATATTACAAGTACCATTAATTTTAGTATTAAAATTACCATCAACCTGCATAGTAACGTTTCCTTTAACTACTATATTCACATCTCCCTGAATGTAGACCTCATTATTTTTAGCTAAAACTGAATAATTATCACCTTCAACTTTTGTTACCATTCTACCATCTGCACTAATTTCCACATATGTTCCTGACTTATGGTGTATATGTATTCTCTCTGCATTAGGTGTATCGTCTATTTCTATAGTGTGACCGCTTTGAGTTCTTGTAACTTTATTGTATGGATATTTTGAACCATAAGTTGTTTCTGGTTCTGGGCCTAAAAGTTTTCTTGAAGAAAAGGTATTGACTTCTCTAGCTAATTGTGGAACATCATGGCTTTTTACATCACCACCTTTAATTGAAGGCATTGTCCCCAACAACACAGGAACTTTTGCAGAAGGTCCATCAGCAAAAAATCCATACACAAAACTTCCGACTAGAATTCCTGTAGGTGAAGTTCCTACCTCACCAAACTCTGGTGTCTGATAGCTTGCGCTTGTAATAGGTAATACTGGCATTGCCCATGGGAGATCTTCGTCTCTATAAGCATCGTGAAATCCATTTATGCGAATTTGGCATTGGCCCAACATGTCAGGATCTTTTACGTTTACAATTTCTGCAAAAAACCAAGTGAATGGAATGTCACCTATAAATCTATTATTACTCATATTATACTGACCCCGATTCGCCAAAGGAACCCTTAATTAGTTCCATAGAATTAAAATATCGATATCTACCTTGAATTCTGGTAAACATATGTCGAAGGTTTGAAATTAAATATTCACCGGATACTAATTTTGACATTTCAGATTTTGGTTTACCTGATTGGCTAGTAAGACCACCAAATGCTGGAAGTCTACAATCAATTCTATATCCAGCAGAAAGCATACTGTCACCCCAAGTCATAATACGCAAAATGTTTTGTGTGAGTAATTCGGTGAAAGCTTTACTGTAACCTATCTTTTCATCTTCATATGTTTCTGGATTATTTGAACTTTTAATCATATAGTAATTGGTGGTTGATAGCTTAGCAAAATCAACCTCAAAGGATGATGTATTAAACCCCATATTATTTTTACCCATAAATTTAAAATTATCTTGTTCTTTTGATATATCAAATACGACCTCTTTTGAAGTTCTTGTTTTTAAATCTAAGCTTCTAGTTGTATTTTTTAAAGCACCATTTTGCACAAGTTTCGCAGTAGATTGTTGTGTGACATGTGCGTATGCCAAGATATTTCTGAAACTTATATTGGTAACATCTGTAGAAACATCAGAATCATAAAAGAAAAGAGCATCTTGCAATTTACCATTTGGGCGCTCGAACATGTATTCAATTGGATAAAAATTAAATCCCATTTTATTTTCAAAGAATGTAAAGGTAGATGATATGTATTTTGCTGATACTGCTTTTCTTCTTAGGAAGTCAATAGATTGAAAAGGTTTTACTTGGACAACATCCAAATTTTGAGTACCCTTTGTTCCGCTTGGATCTACAAACACATCTTTTTTAGTTTTTATTTGATTTTTCATTATTGAAATAACATAATCATTAATAAGTTTACCGGTTAAAGGTATAGTATATAATTGTTTTGAATTATCAAGAATTTCAATTGAACAGAGAGTTAAAGTATATTGTTGTGCGGTTCCATTATTAACAGGCTGTTCGTTTTCTATACCAGTAACAAGCAATTCAAATTTTCTCAATGGTGTAGGTGTCATTCCAGACGGTAAATGAAATTCAAAATAAATCTTGCACTTATTTACTAGAGCATATGATTCTCTTAACTTTATTGCATCTGTAACTAAAATGCTACCACAAATAACAGGGGACATTATTGATTCAAATATGTCTACACTTTCAATAAGATTTTTAATAGATACTGGTCTTTTTTTACCATCAATATCAATCAAATCAATGGCAGTGATTTCCACATCTCCGGGCTGAAAACTTAAATTACCCATTATTCTGTGACCAATTCTCTAAACAAAGAATGAATGTATGGCTGGTGACGCTTATCCAAAATTGTAATTGTTTTCTTTTTGTTATTCATTTCATTCTCATAATCATACGCAGTTACAGCGGAGAAATATATTTGCTGATTTGTGGGAATGTTATTATAAACTGTTGTGACAATTGAAGGTGCTGCGTTTGCTAATGAAGTTTCACCTGTTATATAATAAGTGCTAGTATCACTGAATGTACCTGTAATGTGCTGAACAGAAACCATTGATGTATTACTAAACGTGACAAAGCCCGTCGCACCACTTGTAGTTTGTGTGACCTTTTCATTAACAATAAAAGTATTGTTCGTATTAGCTAGCGTTATGTCAATAGATAAAAGTTTATTGGTTGACAATACGATATCATCCGCCAAACGTTGATAGCCGATAATGTTGTTATCAAAGTTTACAGCAGGTGTCCAAAATCTTTTAGTATCTGCTGGTAATCCATTATATGCAGCTTCAGTTAAAAGACGATCATCTTGATCATAATTATTTCTATAAAATAAAACAGTTTGATTGGCTTTTCGTAATGAACCATATTTTTTTTCGATATATGCATCAAGGTCTTCTTGAGTTAATGCAACATCATAATAAGGATCTATTACTTCATTAGTTAAATGTAAAATCCACACATCATCAACATCATCATAATAATCAAATGCAAGATTTTCATATCGTAACTGAGTGCCTTCAGCTTCTTGCTGAACATAAGGATAGAATGCCGAATTGTCTTGTTTAAAATTATGTTTAAACTTTACACGAGTAAAAATATTGCGAACAAAACTATTTGCGTAATTGATTATGGGTAGATTAGAAAAATATTTCATTTATGTTCTCGTCACTGGACTTGGTATTGAAGATACTGTTTGTAAACTAGAAGTAGCATTATCAATAGTAGATAAAGCCTTGGCTGCTATAGTATTGATATCAAAACTTTCTGAACCAAAATCATTAGCTGTAAATACTTCTATTTCTTGAAATAGAAAAGAAAATATAACAAAAACTGGTGCATTATCATCAGCAAACAAAGATAATCCGGTTGGTGTGTAATTTACGTTTATAGATTCAATCATACCTCTTTTGTAAATTGGCATTGTCTGAAGACCACCTTTTTGATCGGCCCACGGATAAAGTTCAATTTCTACCATATTAGGGTAACCCATAATATTACCACTACCATTAGTAACTTTAGGTAAAGTTCTTGATTTAAATTGCTGTATTATTTGTTTTATGCGATCACTTTCATCAGCATTCCTTGGAGAAAACAACCATGAAAATTCTATAGCACCTCTTATGTCTGCGCCATTAAAAAATAAAGAAATATGTGGATTTGGTATTGCTCCAATATATTGACCAAAAGTATCCGCAATCTGTTCACCCGACATACCTAATGGTGATGATGATGACACCGCAGCTTTTGCTGCATAATAACCAATACCACCACCTTCAGACAATAAATCTTTCATTGATAAATCAGAACTAAATTTACCAAATTCATTACCTAACATTTCTAAAGTTCCTGCCATTGCACCAACAATACTAGTAGCCTGTGCATTTAATTGCACACTATGAGTATCTCTTAAGTCTCTAGGAAGAGGAAGGCAAATTTCCATTTCTGTATTAAATGTGCCTCTTTCAACTGCACTTGGTCTAACATATTTTGAAAATTTAACTTTCATAAAATCCGTATGAATATCTTTAGATAGAGGATATTCCAACGTTTGAGTTTTTTGATTTTTTTGATTTGCACCTATAGCTGTAGATGGATCTCCACTTCCAGTTTGAGAATTAGACCTAGAAGACAAAAGTTCATTGGGAGAAACCCTAGCAAAATTAGATGATAAATTTGTATCGGGATTGAGGGCATTCGATAAAGAATCTAATTTGGAAGTGGCTATAGATTTTATACCATCTAAAGACAATCCAGATTTTGATAAACCAGATATAGTGCTACCCAATTTACTTGTAAGTGATGATGCAGCACCTGTTACCATGGAGCCAATATTTTTACCAGCATCACTTACAAAATTTAATGAGTCGAATGACATTTTCGTTCCTCTTATAAATAAGGATATGAGCTACCATGGTTTTTTTAACGCAAAGTACCCACAAAAGTATAAAGGTAATCCTGCTTTGTTGTGTAAATATACATAAAGCAAAAGGTAGTACACCATGTTTATTTATATGATAATTAATAACATTGAAGATTAAAATGGAAAAATGAAAACTTATAAAGGGTATTTTAATGCAAAGTACCCACAAAAGTATAAAGGTGATGTTCAGCAAATAATTTATCGCTCTTCTTATGAGCTTAAGTTGATGACTTACCTTGATCGAAATCCCAACGTTATCCAATGGGCTAGCGAAGAGTTTTTTGTTCCCTATAAATCACCAATAGATGGTAAAGTTCATCGCTATTTTCCAGATTTTTGGGTAAAGAAAAAGAATAAAGAAGGTATAATAGAAACAGTAGTAATTGAGGTAAAACCTAAATCTCAAACCATGCCGCCAACACCCAAAAAACAAATTACTAAAAGGTATTTATACGAAGTGCAAACATGGGGAATAAATCAAGCAAAATGGGAAGCAGCGAATAAATATTGTGAAAATAAAAACTGGAAATTTCTGATAATAACAGAAAAAGAATTAGGAATCGTAGTTTAATGCCAACATTTTACGACACTATTTTGCAGGAAAGCGAAGCCCAGACATTTAACAGAGTTGAAGACTCTAGAATGTGGTTTAGAGATAGAGCACAAAAAGTAAGCAAGTCTCGATTACCTCCTACTAAAGTTATTGAAGATAGAGATAAAAAAGTAACTACTTTAAACTCTAATAAATTTATAGGTAGCTTATTTTTATATAACTATTCTCCAAAACTTAAAAAAACGCTTCCTTATTATGACACATTCCCTATAGTATTTCCATTTAAAATTTTATCTGACGGATTTTTAGGTTTAAATTTACATTATTTACCATACCCATATAGAGCAGTTTTAATGGATGGGCTTTATCAGTTTGCAAACTCAACTGATATGGACAAAGATACAACAAGATTAGCTAAGATAAGTTACAGTATATTAAAATCTAAGAGCGGCCTAAAGCCTTATATTCCTTGTGTAAAACGATATTTGAGTACACATATAAAATCTAAAATGGCATTGATTCCTCCGAGTGAATGGGAATTGGCTTTATTTTTACCTTTACAGAGATTTCAAAAGCAATCGGATGCTACTGTTTGGAAAGAAAGTATATCTAAAATTAAAAAGGGAAGAAGCCCATGAGCATTCTTGATTCAATAACAAGCAAAGTTGGGTCGTTTATAGGATTAAATACCAGTCTACCTAAAGCAAAAGCAGGTGGATTTGATATACAAGAATTTAGAAGTAATCTTAGTTCATTAAATGGCATTCTTCCTACTAATTTATTTTTAGTAACATTTCATCGACATACGCCTCCCCAACTTGAAAAAGTAGTAACGTTTTTTACTATGGCAACAGATCTTCCGGGGATTGATATTGCATTAGAAGAAAACATCATTGATGGTACTGGACCTGTAGACAAATTTCCTTATGCAGCAATTTTTAATGATATCAAATTGGAATTTATAGGAGATTCCAATGGATATATTATGAAACAAATGCAAACTTGGATGAGTAATATAGTTCAATATGATAAAGATTTTGGTAAGCAATTTAGTTCTCCAGAAACTTTTCATAGAGTTAATTATAGAGACAGCTATATTAGTGATATGGTAATTACAGTATATAATAACACTTCTGATAAAGTAATGGAATATACTTTGTATGAAGCCTTTCCTTATCGGTTAAATAATATACCTATGAGTTGGGCAACTCAAAATAATATGATGGTTATTGATATGAATTTTACATTTAAATATTGGACTTGTGAACATTTCAAAGTAACAGAAAGAGCAACACCCGGATTAACTTTTTTACAGAAAATAATCAAAGCAGCAACTATTGCAGAAACAATAGCATCATTAAAGAAACCTCAAGGTGTAGGTGATGCGATAAACTTAGTAAACAATGCCAATATTATTGGTGGTGGATTAAGTGGATTTTTTTAATTAATTAGGAGTATACAATGGCTTTACCAAAAATTACAGCACCGGTTTTTACTATTAGAATTCCTTCTACGGGGAAAGACTTTCGATTCAGACCTTTCCTTGTAAAAGAGGAAAAGCTTCTTTTAATTGCTCAACAAGGTGGTGATGGTGATGGTATTTTTTCTTTATTGCAAGTAATTAACAATTGTTGCTTAGAAGAAATTAATGTACAAGAACTAACCACATTTGATGTTGAGTATATCTTTCTTAAGCTTAGAGCAAGGTCTGTAAATAACGTTGTCAAGTTACGATATCGGGATAATGAGGATGACCAAGTTTATGAGTTTGATGTAAATCTAGATGAAATAGAAGTCACCTACAATCCTGATAACAATAAAAAAATTCAAATCAATGAAGATGTGGGAATGGTTTTAAAGTTTCCAAGCATAAAAATCACTGAACAACTTTCAAGTATCGATAATGAAAATGATTTATTAAACAACATTTTGATCCACACAATTGATACCGTATATGATGCCGAAAACGTATACCCAGCAAATGAAAGTACCAAGGAAGAATTGATCGAGTTCCTCGAAAATTTAGATACAAAAACATTTAAGAAAATAGAAGAATTTTTCTTGACCATGCCTAAGTTGTATCACGAAATTAACTATAAGAATGCATTAGGTAACGATAGAAGTATTAAGTTGAGTTCAATACAGGATTTTTTTACTTAGGGCTGAGTCATACTAGCCTCAAAAACTACTATACCACAGTTTTTGCAATGGCTCAGCATCATAAGTATTCAATAAATGAAATAGAAGAATTGATACCATTTGAGCGAGATATCTATGTAGACATGCTACTAGAATATTTAAAAGAAGAAAAAGAACGTAAAGAAAGGGCTGCAAAATAGTGTCAGACGAAATACAACCAGAAAAAATAGATTCTGCTAGATGGAAAAATAGAAGAAAGATGGCATGGCTTGCTATGGCATCTATGGTCTCTTTTACTGGACTTCTTTTAACACCATTTATTTCTGATGAAAGAATTAAATCTCTTGATGGTGTATTTGACACTTTTTATTTTGCTATGGCTTCTGTTGTTGGCGCATATATGGGATTCACCACTTGGGCGAGTAAAAAGTAATGGATAAACCCTCCGATAAACCTGTTAGCAATACTATATCAAGTGAAGATAAAGAAATTATTGCTGAAGTTTCAAAAAGTAAAAAGAAACTTAAGCAACTTAATCTAGAATATAATGAAAAAACTAATAGATTTAAATCTATTGAAGATAAAAAATTTGTAAAATTCAAAGAAGTCCTTGCATCTTTTAAAAAATTAAAGTTACAAGAAGATATAGAAACGCTTCCTGATAGAGTAAACGAGCTTGAAAAAGATATCGGTGAAATTAAAAAAGATATAGTTGAAATTAAAAAAGATGCTAGAAAAGAATCTAAATTAAATGAAAAAAGATTTAATAGTACAATTAAGTCAATTAAGGCTTTAACTGATAAATTTAAAAATTTATCAAAAAAAGAAAAAATAATTGAAGAAAAATTTCAAGAGTTTAAATCTCTTAGTGAGAGTCTACCTGAAACAACAGATGCTATAAAAGTAAATTCAAAAAATGATGAAGCTGAGAAGACGGTTCTTAATGGCATATATGATAATTTCGTTGAAATAAACAAATCCTTTAAAAATGTTTTGAAGTCTTTATCAGAACAACCTGTTATAGAAACAAATGCTACTAAGATAGAAGAAGAGCCAGAATACAATAAACCCGGAAAAGTTAAGTCTCCAAAAGCAAAAGGCAATTTTTTATCGACACTTGGATTAGCTTTATTTGCATTTTCACCAGCAATAGTTAGATTCTTAAAAGAGAATCCAGAAAAACTTGGTGAAATGTTACAAGGTGCGTTGAAATGGATGACTGAAGATCTTCCCAAATTTTTTAAAGAAGGTTTACCTAAAATTGTCAATGATGCGTTTTCAGAGGATATGTTAAAGCATATTTCTGGAATTCAAATTCTTCAAGCGGCTGGATTGTTATTATTATTACCCGGAGTTAAGGGCACAATTATTAAAATGATGTTACAAGCTTTAACATTACCTATACGATCATTTCTACCCACACTACTTAAATTTTTAGTAAGTCCTGCTGGGCTGGCAATATTAGCTGGCGCAGCGGCTGGTATGTGGATTGGCAAAAAAATTAATGATCTAATGAAAGAAGGTGAGGATCGGGCTGGAGAAAGATTGCGCGCAGAAGAAGTTGCAGATACATCCAGAAAAGATGATATAGTTAAAAATTTTGAAAAGAGTGGATTACTAGCTAAAGAAAATATTGATTCAGATAAATTTAAAAAATACATTCAACAGATGCCCCCCGGAGAACTTAAAGTTCTTGAAAAAAAACTTGAAGATTATCAGTCCACATCAGATAAAAACACAAAAGCAGCACATGCAGAATCTATTTTTGGAGAAAAAGGATTAGATCTTAAACGTAGAATTGTTAGCAGTCAAGATACTGGAGCTAATGGCGCTTCTATGGGATACAATCCTCGCACAGGAAATTTTGAAGAACAGAGATCTTTAAAAAGTGGCGCTATGGAAAAGCGAAGATCAGATAAAGAACAACAAACTATTAAATCCGCTATGGCTGAAAAACCGATGGAGCCTAATGAATTAAGTGGAATACCGGGATGGAAGAGAGAAACATCTAAAACAGTAGATGCAAATTTATTAACTCCTTCAGAAATGGCTGCTGAAAAAGAAAAAAAAGGAACAGAACTTACCAAGCAAACCATGGAAGTTACTAAACCAAAACCAAAACCAAAAGTAAAAGCCCCTACAGTTATGACACCAAGTGCTGGATCTAGACCTGTAATAAAACCGGGGCAACCTTGGGATATTAATAATGTCCCAGATCCATCACCTTATTTTGGGTCATTATCAGAGCAGCTTTTTATAAATTACGCTAGAGCATAATCATGAAAGCACCAACAAAATTAGTTGCAGATTTATTTACAAAAATTATAAAAAATAAAGTTAAAGATGATAAATCTGAAGAGAAAAAGGATGATGCTGCTGTTACCGAAGAAAAGGACGACAGTAAAAAGGAAAACGAAGCAAAGTCAAGAGAATTAAACAAAGCAGAACAAGATGCTAAGGAACTTAATTCCAGTGGAGCAAGATCAGAAGTCTCAGATGCCAAACCTGAATTAGCTCCAAAAGAATTATCTGATAAAATTTCAGATGTTACTACTGAATCCAAAGAAACCACAGTAGAAACAAAAAGACCAAATATTTTAAAGCTTATATATCGACAAACAAAAATATTAAACAATACTGTAAAAGACTATGAGAAAAAGTTATATAAACAAGAACAGGCAAAGGAAGCCGCTCAAGCCGAAAAATTTATAGAAGGCAAATCTAACGCCAAAAAGGTTAGACAAGATGATACTGAAGAAGATACTGACAAAAAAGAAAGTAGCCTTCTATTTACTATTGCAAAAAATGTGTTAGGTGTTCTTTTAGTATTTCTTCCAGTTATAATGAAATTCCTACCTCAAATTAGAGAAGTGTTTTCCAACATCTCTACAATGGTGCAAGACGCATTTAAAGTTATTTTTAAATTTACTTCAACAAAAATAGAGGAACTTTTAAATAAACATGTCTTTGACCCATTGAAGGATTTTTTTGGTCAAGGTGTAACAGCAGTATGGGATATGTTTATATCCTCAATGGAAGAAGGTCTTTCAGTTGTAGTTGATGCTTTTAAATCATTCATTAGTGACGATTTAATGCATGAGCTTACTGAAGGTAAATATTCAAAACAAGAAATTGAACACTCAATAGAAGTCTTACAAAAATCTGGTTATAATATAACGACTCCTTCAGGTGATGCAGTTCCTATACCAAAATCATACACCAGAAAATCAGCAGGGACTGGTGGTAGTGCTGGTCAAGGTGGGACTGGTGGTGGAAAAGATGCTCGACCAGAACCTTCTAATACTTTAGCTTCAGCCAAAGAAATTCCACCAGAAGGAAGAGCTTTATTGGATGCTATTGCTCAAAATGAATCAGGTGGTAGATATGATATTATCGTGGGTATGGGAACAGAGCAAGGATTAACTGAAGAAGATAAAGCAGCAAATAAAAATAAAGGATATGATAAAGCCCCTGCTACGTTTACAGATTTCAGTAAACATCCCGGAATTCGTGGAATGCGAACTCCAAGAGGATTTAGTACAGCAGCAGGTAGATATCAATTTACCGAAACTACTTGGAAAGCGTTAAAAAGTAAACATTCAGATTTAACAGATTTCTCTCCAGAAAATCAAGACAAAGCCGCATGGTACTTAGTACAAGAACAATATAAAGGTGATGTATTAAAAGATCTTGAACAAGGTAAAGTTGCAGATGTTGGAAGACAATTAAATCGAACTTGGACTTCATTAGCTGGAGGGGTTGAAACAACTCAAAGTGATAGAGGCTTAGCATCTCTTTATGAGAAATCTTTACAAAAACAAATAGCATCTACACAAACACCAGCTACTCCAGATTTAAAGCCAGCGGATTCCGGTACTCGAATTGGAGAAGCTTCTGTAGCTGCAAATATAGAATCTGAAAATGTTGAGACTGGCCCCACTATAGTAGTAAACCAGTCTCAACCAAGCCCAACAATCAAAGACGAACGATTTGGTAAGGTCAAATCAATACTCAATCCAGATGCTATTCAAAGGCAATGGAAAGAGCATTTTGCTCCAGTTTAGTCTTCGTTCAATTTGTTGAAGAAGTCTAGACCATCATCATCATCTTCTGAAAGATCTACCGCTGAAGGTTTAGCAGACTTCAACGCAAATGGTGGTGTCAAATCTTCTTCTAAATCTTCAGCACGTTCAGTTACCTTAGCTCGATCTTCAAAAGCATTCTTGTCCCAACCCAAAACCTTATTCAAACGAGTCTTTAGTTCATCGTAAGTCTTGTACTGAGTAGGATCTAGGAAGGTCTGAAGAGGTTGAATCTTACTCAAGACCGCATCATACTTTGACTCTTCATCAAACAACGGAGAAGATTCTTCAAACTCAGACTTGTCGTAGTTACGGTCACGACCCATACCACGAGCCTTGAGCTTAAAGTTTGAACCATCAACCAAGTCAAACGGATTGACTGCCTTCTCGTCCTGAAACTGAGGAAACATCAAATCGTTGATTTTGTCGAAGATCTTCTTACCAAACTGGTAAAGGAACACCTTACCTTCGTTAGAAGGATTGGCAGGATCTTTAACGATGTAGATATTTGCAACATAGTGCATTCTACGTTTCTGATCGCTAGCAATCTTCTTGTTTTCCTCTAGACCAGAAGTCCAAAGTTGACGATTGTATTCGCTAACCGGATCTGCCTTACCGATAGAAGTAAGCGACTTCTCGATATACCAACCCCCCGGACCCTGAAAACCATGATCAAAATAAAGAACATATGGCGCATGTTCCATTTCTGTGGGGTGTTGGGGTAGAAACCGAATTACCGCATACCCATTTCCAGCCTTATCAACTTCTAGCTTCCAGAAACGATCATCCTGAGTTTTAGCATTGTTAGTCTGTTTATTAAGCTGAGTGGCTAACTTATCGAATTGGTCTTTACGGCTTTTATTATAATCTGCAAAAGAAAATGACATATAGTCTCCTTGATATTAACAACGTATTAACAGCGTATTTAAATTTGTCCAAAGTATCATAATGAACAATATATTTATACCACATTTAAAACACTATGTAAACCTTTCCTTTAGAATTGATTTACACACCTTTACATCGAACTTTAGAAATGGTCGATACTTCTCACACTTGAGTTGTATGTCCTTCCAAATTATTCCTTCCTGAATATTATACTCCCAATGCTTGAAGAATGTCAACACCTCATTCAGAATAATTAATGTTTCGATTGAAATTTCTTTTCTCATAAATCGAACAAGTAACATTGGATGCTGACCATCAATGACTTTCAATTCTTTATTCAAATCATCATCTAAGTTTTCTATCTCATTTTTAAAAATATAGGTTATGGATTCTTGACGTTTAAGCCATTCCATATAAACTTTTTCAGATTCTTTGTCAACTAAATCTGTAATGAATTTATCTTTAACTACAAAATTAGCAATGAGAAAGTTTTCTAAATCTTTTATTTTAGATAAAACATAAAAGAACCCTTTATCTCGTCTTGCTTCCAAAGCTTCTTGACTTACACGATTTTTAGATACATTAAAATAATTAAAATTTTTCTTAGTAAAATGGAGCTTAAGATTTAAATAAGTCTTATACGCTTGATAAGCGTCAGTCATATAGGTAGCTTAGTTGTCTTAGGTAGATAATTAGAATTTTCTGCTTCTTCTTGAATCTTAGCTTTAATTATAGAAGAATGTTGTATCATTGCAGCTACAGTTTCTATCTCTAGATAATTTTTTTCGCAATACAGAAGAACAGCATCAATATAATCTAATCTTGATTCTTGAACAAATTCCTCAATTTCCTTGATAAAATTTTGAATTGGTTTTATAGATTTAATATTTACTTTTTTCATAGTCTATAGAACAAGTGTTTTCCTATTATTATAGTTCGTTTTTTCTTAACAGCCCAACTAGGTCTAATATCATTTCTATGGTAATTAGTGGCACCTCTTGTTACATCATGTATAACGCCATAATTCATAATTATGGTTTTAGCTATATCATGACAGTTTTTATAAAGGGCATACTCTTTAATAGGCTGTCGTTTATTACATGTCCATGCAAATTGGCATTTGTATTTGTTTTTTTGATGTACTATACCACAAATAGTATTAGGGTATTCATTATCATTATCGTGTTTTAGTCGATTTAGAGTAACAAGTGCGACAGCTTTTTTACCGATATCTTTTTCACTTCTAGCTTCAAAATAGATATTATCTGTTAAACATTTTAACTCTTTTTCATTTAAAATTTTATTATAAGCTTTATACCCTAGTTTTTCTATTTTAGGTTTAGAAAACATTGTATAAGATGGTTTATAAGAACTAGCGCCAATAGGAATTGAAAAAATGGTTAGGCTTAATAATATTGCATATTTAAACATAGCTTGCTCCTTATTTAAGGGAGAGGATAAATATCCTGTTAAAAGAATCACATAAAAATAATATAACGTGCAGTTTTATAGAATGGTGCTGACGGAGAGAATCGAACTCCCGACCCACTGATTACAAATCAGTAGCTCTACCAACTGAGCTACGTCAGCATGTTTCGTATTTATACACTATATTAACACATAGATTATGTGTCGTCAAGCATTCTTTAGATGATATTCATTAAATACTTGTTTAACTTGATCTTCATAATCTTTAGTATTTTTAATAAACAATTGAGGAAGTTCATTTTCTACAGCGATTAGAATAACCAATTTAGGTACTTCAATTCCTTTTAGTTCTCGTATCATCATAGCGTATGTGGTTGCTTGAAGGAAGTAATTTTCAATTGTCTTCTCTTCTTTTAAACGACTAGATGTTTTAAAATCTAAAATAACTGGTTTACCACCCATCTTACAAAATACGTCAATTCTTCCAGCAGTTTTCAAATCATGAGAGTAAACAGCAATTTCGTTGCCATATACTTCTTCAATTTTATCTACATATTTTTGAATCGACTTAAACATCTCAATAACATTAAAAGGCTTATTGCCTGCAAAATCGTCTTCATTTCGAATGTACTTTTCGCATATTGTATGAAGTTGTGTTCCCCGATTAGAAGCCTTTGTCGAAATAGCATTAGCCTCTTTTTCGCCTACTCTAGCCCGCCATTCATACAACCATTTTTTATCACGACTACCTAATACGGTCGTGACTGATGGGTACTTTTCTCCAGTGGGCGTTTCATAAAAACGTTTACCATTTTCAGAAAAAGACTTCAAATCGGGGAAGTCCAACTCATTCAATAAAAAAGTTTTACTACGAGATATTAAGTTTTGTTTTAGCAATTATATATTCCTTCACTAGGCCAGATCTCACAATATCCTCTATTTGAAATTCAATGTGAGAAAAACATTTAATCATATCTAGAACTCCCATAAACGTAATTAATCCAGATCTATCATTATTATAGATTAAATCAGATTGTCTATAGTCACCACAAAGGATTATTCTACAATTATTTCCTAATCTAGTAATTACAGAATCAAGCTCATGAAAGGTAAGATTGTTGACTTCATCAACTATCACTATAGTATCATGAAAAGTATTTCCTCGAATAAAAGAAGTAGTGGTAAAATCTACGATATGTTTAGTTTTAAGTATATCATATGCATCACCACGACCAAAAAGATCAGAACATATACCTTGATATGGTAGTTCATAAACTTTTGCTTTGTCTTTAATAGAACCGGGAAGGAATCCCATGTCTCTTGTTGGAACTACACTTCTAACTATAAGTATATGCTTATAAACAGAGTTGTAATTATAAATTTCTCTGAGAGCAAGATACAAAGATATAAATGATTTACCTGTTCCTGCAAGTCCATGGAGTAACAGGTTTTGGCCTTTGTTCCATTGTTGAAAGGCTATTTTTTGATTTTGGGTTATAGGATCAATTTCTTTAAGTGAAAACTTTTGTTTTTGTATAGAATTCTCTTGATCTTTAAACACTTGTTGTCGTTTTTTCTTTTTAGTTTCTTTCCTAGAAAGTGTTAATTGTGCTTCCTCTATGCTTTCGTTTAATATCTTTGAGCTTATCTCTAAAGGCATCGTCTGGCTTCCTAAAGCCCATCCTAATCGCATCCCCGAATGCAACTGGATGAAGCATTTGTTGTAGATGGGGGTTCTGCTCAAGGAATTCATCTTTTTTAGAAAATGAAGTGAAGAACTGGTCAAACACTTCATTTGTTTCAATATTACAAAATGTATAAGTTGGCATTATTCATCATCCTCGGTAAATCTGACTAGAGTTTCAATATCCCTAGTCCTTAGAGCATTATTAACAACCTTTTCCTTACGTCTAAAACTTTTAGGTTGTTGTTTACGATTTTGCACAATTTCAAAAAGATCTCTTTCACGAGATTTTTTTTCTCTAAACGACTTACTCATACTTCTTCTTTACTTGCCTCTATATTAATATCAGGAAATGCTTGATGCACAATTTTCTTAGTCAATCCTTTAAATGGAATCTTTTTATCTTTAATTGAAGATAAAAGAATAGCGTCTTTAGGGTGAATTGATTCTAATAATTGAATGAACAAAGTTTCTCTACGAATCTTCGATAAGTTTGGATTGCCACCTTCTACAAACAAATATAGTCTGCGTATTTCATGGAGAAGCCGCCCCTCAACATCCAATATATCTGTTGGTTTGTAGGGCGGATTACCTTCGGGGAGCAGCCATTTAATATTTGGATCAAAAGCATAGGCAAACAAAACTTTAAAAGCTTCTGAATGAGGATGATTTACAAGAGCTTCGATTTTTTCTTTTGTTGTCTTAAGTTCAGAAATTTCTGATAAAAACTCATAAATTGATTTATACATATTTAATCCTAAAAATCATTAATAGACTCCATTAAAACTTTAAGTCGATGCTTTATCATATAATTCATAATAGATGATTTAGTTTTTAAGCATTGTTCTTCATATTGAGCCATTATTTTATCACGAATTTCTTTAGGTGTAAACTTAAGATCAATAAGACATTCATTACGTTTATAATTTCTTAATTGTTCTTCATTACAAAATTCTTCTGGGGTATTAAAGATTACCCACTGTGATAAATTTTTTGACAATATAGGTTTCTGTCTTAAATTATCGACTAAACTATTATCAGGTGATAAAAAGTTTGGAATACCATCCCCTGCATCACCCTTTATAATATGTTCCTTCATAAATTTTACTGGATCGTCTGAAGTTACATACTTTTTATTTATAGGATCGTATTGTTTGACTACAACAGCACTATTATATCTATGTAATTGAATAAAATCTTTATCACCAGAAAGAATCAAAATATTTTCTTTTTCAGAAACATCTCGCTTGGAGTATTCTTGTACCAATACTCCAATTACATCATCAGCCTCTGCGCCATCAAGATGTATTACTGGATATGGAAAATTATCTCGAAGCTCTTCTCGAATGGTATTAAGGCAATTAAAAATTAAAGACCAATCAATTTCAGATTCTTCACGATTCTTTTTTCGGTTGGCTTTATAATGAGGAAATATATCTTTACGCCAACTGCGTTTGCCATCGGAGGCAATAACTAATTGTCCATAATCTACTTTGAATTTTTTATTCAAAGAACGAATAGTGTTCAGAACAATAGATCTAAAAAGATCTAATTCAATTGGAGTCTTTCCAATATGCTTACCATACAAAGACATAATATTCGCAATCATAACTTGATTCAAATCAAGAATAATCATTTTAAATACCTTACTCGTCTACAGGATCTAAATCCATATTAAGTGAATCCTCATCTTCAGTATTTACAGATTGATCTATAAAATCTTGGATTGGATGATAAATGTTTTCATACCTTAACATTATAGCTTTTAAAGAAAGAAGAATAAATGCTATATCTTTAGTATATTCTATGTGATAACCATGATCTGAAGTTATACGAAAAATCTCTTTTGTAAGTTCTTCAACAAAACACTCTATCACTTCTGTTTTTGTTGCTATAATATTTTTTTTCAGTTCTTCTACTGATGAAGCTGGACCTTGACATTTTTTGTTAGGGAAAACGATGACATTATCAGCTAGTTTTTCAAAGGCACTATCTAGCATAAAGACCCCTTATTTTATTGCTTTTAATAATATACAATCATCGCTAACTCTACCATTAACATCAATCGATTTTGTTTTAAGTTCAGACATTAGTTTCTTTAGTACTACTTTTCCTCCATTTAAAACTTTTTGAATAGTTTCTTCTGGTTTTCGCACAGTTTTCTTAATGCTAGTTTGAGTATCGATATTTAAAATCGTAGTACCCTTTACTGAGAACCCCTTTGGATTATCAGTATTTAACATCGATAAATGATTGTACTTAGTATTAAAAACCCAAAGTTGTTGAGCACCAATAATACTCTCAGGAGAAATTGACTTAATCTTAAACTTAGTAAATTCTCTTTGATATTTAAGATTATTTATCTGTTTCGCAATTGAGATCGGCTTCTTTTTTCTAGTTTGTTTAGGTTTAGCAGCCTTTACGTTACCAACATAACGCTCAATGTCAGATAAGCATAATTTCAATTGCTTTAAAATTTCTTTCTTTGAAGAAAGTGAAAGATATGCATAAGCCTCGTTCAACTGCTCATCATTACCCGCAACCATCTCAGCATGTTCTTCGTATCGAGAACTGATACAAGATTTGATATGATTGCAAATTTGACTATTAAGTTGGTTTTTCTGAAGATAATCATATAAAGAAAAGTCAATTTTCTTTTGACGATTTTGAAACCAAGAAGAAATTTGATCATCTACAAACACAACATGTTGTTCAGCCACAGCTTTAACTCGATCTTGAATGGAAACAACTTTTGAAATAACAGTTTCCTGTTCTGTTACTTTCTGCTTAAAAGTTAAAGCATGTTCAATCTTGTCTTTAACAATACCTTCCAACTCACCAGAAAAAATAGTTCCATTTGACTCAATCCTTGCAAGAATAGAAGCAGAGTTTTTACTCACTGCCCCTAATCCCTGTAGGTTGATAATACTAGATACATCTGATGTACTGTATCCAGTATTCTTCATATAATCAGTAAGCCAAATATCCTTATCTTTATCTTCAGCCATAAAGTTGTACCAATTCAGCATTTTACCAATCATAGGATCGCTCTTAGTAGAGATGACCTTTTTATAAATTGGTTCTGCACCATGAATTTTTTCGGCAAAAATTTTATCAGCAAGTTTGTTAACACTAGGCATTAGAGTAGCTTCTTTTCTCTCAAGATAGATTTTAGAAAATTGTCCCATTCTTCAATTCGTCTATTCCAATTATAAAAAGTATCGATATAACTTTTTGTAGTCTCAAGAGAAATTTGAACTTCTTCATGTAAGACTGAAGCAATCGCTTTATCTAATATAGAATAGAAAACAACCATATGATCTCGAAGGTCTTCACGATACTGATACATCCAATTGAAACCAGCGGATGTTTCAGGCAGAGCACCATAATTCGGATGAACACAAAGGCATCCTGCACTCATAGCTTCCATCAAAGCAATACAAGATGTTTCAAGCCAAATAGAAGGGTATGCAAAAATGTGCGATTCTTGTAAGGCTTTGCGTACAACATCATTTGGTTGAAACCCATGATAATTAATCTTAGGGTGGTTTCTACAAAGATCAAACAAAGCCTCAAATGGCTCATCACGTTGCTTCCAACCATAAATCTCAAAACTAGAAAACACATCTAGTTCAATATTATCATACTTTTCTGCAAGTTTAATAAAAACTGGAACTAAGAGATTTAATCCTCGATGTGGAGTAGTATGATAGATAAGCTTAATCTTGTCAACAGATTTTTTGACAAGTGGAATTGGTTCAATAGCATTTTGAATGACTAAGCTTTTATGCCATGGCATATTAAAATGTTTAATATAAGATTGCATTTGCCAATTAGATACAAATACATTTTTTTCAAATTTATTCCACCCACCTGACTTTAGATGTTCCGATTCGGGATCTTCTGGTAGATCATGAAGCCAATAAATTGGAATAAGTTTAGGATCAATTTCCCTTACACGAGAACAAATAATTTGAAACTTATCTAGGATTTCTGGGGAAATTCTATCTTGAAGACCATACTTCATTCGTTCAGTTCCACCCATAGAATTTTTTGAAAGTTCATCAACTGCAATTGGCATAATATCCTCTTTAACAAAATGAAAGAGGGTCTCGAAAGACCCTCTTATTAGAACCTAATCTAAGTCTAGCAATTAACCTACAGCAACACTATACTTAGAGCCGTTCTTACCCTTGTTAATTTCAACGTTAACGCCATGACGAATGCGAATATTCGAAACAGCGGCACGAGGATTAACAAGCTTGAAGCGAGCAGTAATCTGACGAGCAGTAAGATGCTGACCACGTTCAAGTGCGCGAAGAAGTTTTTCGGTTTTACTCATATTATATCTCCAGTTCAATAATTCTAGTGTTGGTCACTAGCACCCATTTATCAATTGTAATACACACAAAAATAAAAGTCAATATATTTTTAGTTTACAATCTCAATAATTTTTTTGTATCTTCAGGACTATTACTAATAATAGTATTAAATATAGATTTAATTTCTATTTGATTAATTAAAACATAATTTTCTGTTAGGGTTTTTATACATTCTTGCATTTCTTTATTTGTACCATATGTAGAATGAAAAACAGAAGTAACATCAGTTTTAGTTTTAAAAAATTGATAAATTTGTGATTTGTCATTAGATTTTTCACAAATATCAATAGAAGTATCGCTACCAAGAGTCACACTCAATTGTGGAAAAAAAGATTTAATACTTTCTATAAAAGCTTTCTTTTCTTTTGCGTGCTTATCCCATTGTACATAACGTTTAATCTCATCTTCTGTTGCAGTTTTTCCAACTAAAGAAAAGTTAATCATTCCTGTGCGATATTCAATATTTGGCCCAACTCTCATTTTAAATTCTGAGGTTTTCAGCAAAGATTCAAGAAAAGAGGTCAATTCAAATGAGGGACGCCAAACACTTCGTACATGTTCTTTATTTCCTCTCCATATAGAATTGCCACCACAAGTAAAAACTGCTTGACAATTATCTAAAATTCTACGTCCAAGTCTAGGTAAAATGTTTTGATAAGTATTGTTAGTACAAATGTATACGTCTTTTTTAAGCATCCAATGCTCAAACATACGCATAAAATTTGATTCAATTGGTTCATTAGGTGTAGCCAATACACCATCAACATCAAATATATATGTTTTCATCTTAAGTCATCATGATGATCTATTGTAACATATTGGTTATCAAGATTATAACCACATGCTTTTAGAAAAAGTGTAAATGATTCACAAACCTGTTCTAGGTTAGAGTGCGATGGAATAACAAATTCCACATCCTCTTCAAATACACCACCAAGAGAATCTTTGATTATAAATTTTTTCATGTTTAATCCCATAAATTTGTATAATATTTCCCAAACAATTCAAATCCTTCTTGCATACGATTCTGAAATTTAAAGTATCCTTCAGAATCAAATTTATGCGTATCATTAGGCCCATATTGCATAATACAATAATCATTGACTTCTTCAAAATAAAAGTCATGTTCACCAGAATGAAACTGTTCTTCCCAATCAGTATTTAGCTGCTCGAATGACCAAATCATTTTATCGAGAATTTGGTGCCAGTGTTCATGTCCTTTTTCCCAAGCAAGTTTATCACCTTCTTCATAGAAATGAAAGGAGTATTGCGCTGAATTTGAAGTTTGTTCAAATTCAATCATATCTCCGGGAGACCCATGTGTAGTTGCCTTCAACTGCTTAAGCATAGGAAGAACAATATATGCAAGAGTAGAGTTCATATTCCATGTATCGTACTTATCAATACGAACATTAATCTTACGTTCATCAGAATTTTTCTTATATGGTCCGATGTAAACTTTCATTTTATGATTCTCATTAATTAAAATTATTAAGATTTATAAATAACATCAAATACTTGATTTGTTTTGCTATGCTTTTTATTCAACTAGAGGTTTAATACATGGCAGAACCTACCACTTACATATCAGTTAAATTTGCATCAATGATTGGTGGCTTTTTTGGTGGTGCTGCTATTCTAACATTCATTCGACCAAAAACTATAGGTGAAGCATTTATTCGCGGTGGTGTTTCAGTTGGTACCGCAATTATATTCTCAACTACTTTACTTGAAGTTATTGGCCTTTCACAATCAATAGAAAATTATGGTGTATCTGGATTTTGTGTGGGGTTTGCATCATATAGTGTTCTTGGTATGATTGCTAACTTTTTACAAAAACATCAAAACAACGATATTGTATCGGTTGTAAATGATATTCGTCACACTAATAATAAGGATTAATCATATATGACTGATATAGTAATGTTATTAACTTCATTATCATTACCAATCAACTTCATTTGCCATTTAACTGTCTTTATTGGTGGTCTTTATATAGCAGTTCACAGTCGAGTTATTCCAACATGGTTAAGCACCTGTTTGTGGTATATAGCATGTAGTTCATTTTTAATTATGATTTCAATGATATTAGGATGGATATACGGACCACAATTTCCTTTGTCCTATCAAAATCTTGGATTTTTTGGTGAAATTTTATTTAATTTTTGGATTGCCGGAACAACTTTACTTTTCTTTTTACATACACTGCGTATAGACATAATACATTCTAAACACAGAAAAAAATAATTTGGTGGGATCGTTGGGACTTGAACCCAAAATTTACGGATTAAAAGTCCGTTGTGATACCATTTCACCACAATCCCGAAATGGAGCGGGATACCGGATTTGAACCGGTCTCTTTAGCTTGGAAGGCTAAGGCACAGCCCCTATACCAATCCCGCATTTTATATGGTGGGTGAGGTCAGAGTCGAACTGACAATGTTTACCCAGAGGGACCAGATTTACAGTCTGGAGATGCACACACCATAGCATCAACTCACCCATATTTTATTTGGTACCCCCGGATGGAATTGAACCACCGACCGGACGGATATAAGCCGTCTGCTCTAACCGCTGAGCTACGGGGGCGTTGTATTTGGTACGAATGATGGGATTCGAACCCATATGGGATAATCCCGCAAGATTTTAAGTCTTGTGCGTAAACCGTTCCGCCACATTCGCATTTATTTTCTTGCTTTTTGCTATCAATCAGGAATATTATTATTAATTGCCTGCGCGGAGGGATTCGAACCCCCGACCATTCGGGTAGAAGCCGAATGCTCTATCCAGCTGAGCTACGCGCAGAATTCTATTTTCCTATATTCTTTCTTGTAAACTTCATCAATATGTTGTCATTATAGTATGCTTCTTCACCGTTGTCAAGCCTTGCACACAAAACATCTTGTTGGAATTGTAATTTAGCTTCCCAATAATTACATTCCCCACGAGTTTTACATAAACGTAAAATAGATCGTTTAAAAAAATCTTTTCCAAGTTTATCTATTTCTTCTAACAACTTTGTAGATGATCCCCAATACTCTTGCCATCCTGAGTCTTTTCGAATTTTTTTTCTTTTTCCTTTGACTTGTCTGGTAGATGCTTTGGTGAAGTATTTACGGCCAATATAGGATTTACCCGATATTGTGTTTTGAATAAGGTAAACGAACCCGTAATATTCTTGGGAAAGTTCATGATCTATTTCCTTATTTTCATATAACCACATATTAGCACCATAATATTCTATCTGATGCTAATATTTATTAACTATTCAACTATCCAATTATTTCTTAATAGCCATTTAATTATACTATCTTCATATAACACTTTATCTTGGAAAGCACCTTGGTCTTTATCTTTATGAATGCATACTAAATTAGATTCAAATAAACGAGAAGCAATTTTTACGGTTGGAATTAAATTCATTTCATGTTCATGCAAATATATGTTTTGATTAAATTTATTATGATTATCAATATTATGTTTCGGATATACATGCCAATAACAATTATATCCGTATTCATTTAATATATCTACTACAGATTGATGACCGTTTACACCATTATGTTCAATATATAAATTGGGTTTATTTTTAGTTAAAATATTATGACCAGATGTAAATACGTCTGTTTCTGTACCTTCACAATCCATTTTAATAAAACCAATATCATACTTACGCATATATTCTATATCATCTAAACGTATTGCTTGAGTTGGTATACCATCATTTATTTTAGAACATAAATTTATATTATATTCACCATAATTATACTTATCAGAAGATGGCCCCATTATTGGGGCACCGATAAATTTGGAATCAACATTTGAAATAAAAGCTTTTAATGGAAAACAATTTAAACAATCATTTAACATTAAATTTGTAGTTAAAAAATTAAATATATAAAATTGAGGTTCAATTGAAAAAACAACTCCATTCTTACATTTTTTAGATAACCAAACGCTATGTGTTCCTATATTTGAACCAATATCTATACAATTAGTAGTTGGAGTTACTAATTGAGAAATAACATCAAATTCTTGTTCAGCCCATTCACCATATAAAGTTAAACAAGTACCTATGGGATCATCGTATTTAAAAAATAACATTGGTCCATATTTTGACATAACCATACGAGAATAATCATTTTCCATCAAAACCATATTAAAGATTCCTTATTAATTTGCCCAAACGTCTTCCCAAGAACCACTCAATGCACCTTTTGCATAATCTGTAGCACGATTCTCAAAGAAGTTCGTATGAATCGGTGCATTAACCATTTCTTCTACCCAAGGTAAAGGGTTCTTCTTTACTTTGAAAATCCCTTTAAGGCCAAGAGAGATAAGCCTACGATCAGCAATATACCGAATATAACGCTTAACATCATCCCCATTTAATCCCTCCATTGGCCCAATTGAAAATGCTAGATCAATAAATTTATCTTCAAGTTCTACCATCTTTTCTGCAATCTTATAGATTTCAGATTTAAGTTCGTCATTCCAAATGTCTCGATTTTCTTCAATAAACGTTCTGAATAGCTTAATCATAGATTCAGCGTGCATTGTTTCATCGACAATAGACCAAGTAATAATTTGACCCATACCTTTCATTTTACCATGCCGAGGAAAATTGAGCAACATGATAAAGGATGAAAACAATTGCATACCTTCAGTAAATGCAGAGAAAGCTGCAATCTGTTGAGCAATTGTCTGTGCATCTTGTCCTGCAATCTGAGCAAAGAAATCATGCTTAGCCTTCATCTCTTCATATTGCATGAACTCATTGTATGTAGTTTCAGGCATTCCAAGAGTTTCAATAAGATGAGAATAAGCGGCAACATGAAGTGCTTCACGCGCAGCAAAACCACAAAGCATCATTCTTACTTCTGGTTGTGGAAAATATGGTAGATAGTTATTCACATATCCACCAGCAACATCAATATCACCTTGAGTAAAGAATCTAAAGATGTTAGTAAGAAAAGTCTGTTCTTCTTTACTTAAACGTTTCTTCCAATCTTTAACATCTTCAAGCATAGGAACTTCAGTATGAATCCAATGAGATTGTTCATGCTTAAGCCATGAATCATACGCCCAAGGATACGAGAACGGTTTAAAGTATTGACGCTCATCTGTAAGTTTTAATTTCTTTGGCATTATAGTTTAACCTTCGCAAGCTAGACAGGTATCACCGTCTGTTAGTTGTTTTAAATCAATCTCTTGAATGATCTGTCTTTGAATCTTCTTAGAAACTTTATCTGCTTTACCAATTTTTTCTGAACGGCAATAATAAAGAGTCTTTAGACCTTGTTTCCAAGCCATGAAGTGAACTGCATGAAGATATTTAATATTTACATCAGGACGAAAGAAAGTATTCAATGATTGTGCTTGATCAATAAATTCTTGCCGATCAGCCGCATGTTGAATTACCCAACGTTGGTCAATTTCCATTGATGTCTTAAATACATCTCTTTCCCATTCAGAAAGAATATCAAGATGTTGAACTGATCCATCATTTGCAATAATCGATGACCAAATATCTGCCATCTCTTGTTCGTTATGATCATGATTTCCTACTTTTTCCCATAAAAGTTTATCAAGAAACTTATTCTTTACAAAACTTGAACCAGACAAAGTATCCTGACGATATGCATTTGCTCTATACGGTTCTACTGAAGGAGATGTATTACCCATGATAATAGAACTTGAAGCATTCGGAGCAATCGCCATTAGATGGCTAAATCGTAATCCAGTACCAAATGCATCTTGAGGAGATCCACGAAACAATCCAAGTTGTACGTTAGCAATATTAAGCTTATCGCGAATATGCTTAAATATCTTTTTATTAGTACCCACAGCCATGGATGACTCCCAAGGAATCATTTTGCTTTGAAGATACGCATGAAATCCAAGAGCGCCAACCCCAATGGAACGCTCACACCAAGCAGAAAACTTTGCTCGTGCGATAGAGTCGGGTGCGTTATCAATGAAATACTGTAATACATTATCAAGCATTTCAGCAATGTCTTTAAGAAATAACTCATTATCTTTCCACTCATCGTAATACTCCAAATTTACTGAAGACAAACAACATACTGCTGTACGATTCTTATTAGTAGGAAGAGTAATTTCTGAACACAAGTTAGATTGTTTAATTGTAAGACCTAATTCTTTTTGCCAAGGTGGTAAATGCTTATTACTTGTATCAATAAAATGCAAGTATGGTTCACCAGTAAGCATACGAGTTTCAAGAATTTTTTGCCAAAGTTCTTTAGCTGATACTTTCTCATGAATTTCATTGCTATGTGGGTCTACAAGATTCCATGTGTCATCAGCTTCAGAATCTAACATACATTTTTCTATAATTTGCATGAAATCATCAGTGATATTAATTCCATGATGCATGTTTAATGCTCTGAGGTTTTGGTCCCCCGTAGGCTTTCGCATTTCGAGAAAATTAATGATATCAGGATGACTGATGTCAAGATAGGCAGCATAACTACCGCGCCGAGTACGTCCTTGACGATAGGCCAAACTAGACGCATCATACAGCTTAAGGTGTGACATAACACCAGTAGACTTATCACTGGCACTGCGAATACCAAACCCAATCCCCACGCCACCGCCAAACATGCTGAGCCAATTCGTTTCAGAGAGATTATTGACCAAACCTTCCGCAGTATCCTCAATATAGTTAAGAAAACAAGAAATGGGAAGACCACGAACAGAACGCCCAAAACTAAGAATGGGAGTAGAGTAAGACAACCAATGATTAGAAGAGTATTCATACAACCGTTGAGAATGAGCATCATTCGACCCAAAAGTTTTTGAAACATATGCAAACCTTTCTTGTGGTGAAGTTTCATAATCTAGCATGTAAGATTCTTTTAGACGTTTAAGCCCAAGTTCATCAAAGAGTTTATCACGAGAATAATCAATATCAATTCCCATGTAATTTGTTTTTGTTGTCATAATTGTTCTCTTTCTATAATCCTAGCCAATCATTTACAGGTGGTTTATATACAAAATCTGTAATAATTGGTATTACTTTTGATAATTCTTGAGCACATTGTTCAGCAATAATTCTATGCTCTTTTTGTGTGGAAGGATCAGTTCTAACTTGAATAAAATGAATCCAAGACCTTAAAGTGCCATTTACATACATTTTAGAACAAGTCAATCCTTCTGGTAACACCGCCCTTGCTTGTTCTTTAGCTATTCCATTAATAATGGCCCACTCATAAGCATCACGAGCAGCACGAATAACATTTTGTTGTTTTTCAATCCACGCACTTTGCAATTCACGATGACCAATTTGTGTTGAGTTTAATTCAACACTATTCTGACGATTGGCTGTGTCCTGTAATCTAGCATCTTTATATTCAAAGCCAAGATCTTTAGGATCTGCATATCGTTGAGAAAATTCTTGAAACGAAAAACTTCTATGGCGCAAAATTTGTCTAGCAATATCACGAGTAGTATTAATTTCAATACAAGCATTTACCATTTCGAAAGGAGACCAATGAGCATGTTTAATTAAATATTTAATTAATTTATTAGAATTTGCTCTATTATTTTGATTATTAGGATTAGAAATCCTTGCACAAAAAGCAATCATTTCTTGAAGATCGTCTTCAATTTCATTACTTTCAACACCAATCATTCCACTGTCAACCATGTAATTAATATCACCACGAGTATAACTAACAAGTTTTACGGGTCTATTTACATATATAGAAAGCTCATCAATCATTAACATTTTCTCCACGTTTGTAACTGTAACTTAGCTTCAATTCCAGAATAAGAATTTTTATCAATAGTTATTTTAATTTCATCAGAATCGTGACCATTTAAAATCATTTCATTCACATCTTTACCTTTGATTTTTTCAGGCCAGAAGCATACCTTATACCCAAATTCTATATACTTGTCAATCTTTTTCACAGTTTGTGGAGATCTAGGTTCATTATCAAAAACTACAATACTTTTGTTTTTGTCTACAATAAAATCAGAAGATAAATCTGAACCGCACATTGCAATAGAATTAGAAATAAACATAGAATCTATTGGACCTTCAAATATATAAACCATTTTATTGAAATCAACAGAATCAAGTCCAAAAACTTTTGGTTTACTGTCATCAGAGAGTATTGTTATATATCTAACACTAGATGACTTATTTAAGCTTCTTCCTTGACATCCAAAGAAATTTTTATCACGATCTATAAAAGGAATAATTAATCTAGGTTCATCCTTTTCAATATCAACAAATTTATTTGGAATAAATGAATTAACCCATTCTTTAAATTTAGGACAAAAGAAGATTTTATATTGAACATTACTAGGAATTTTACGACTCATTACATATTTTTTAACAGGGTGATCTACTGGAAGAGATGACACCTTTGTTAAGGTTTTTAAGGGTGACTCAAACCTATACTTAGGTCGTTCAATTTTAGTAACATCTGATTTAGTAATCGGTTTAGGGTTTACAAAATTCTTTTCAAGAAAAACATCTTTCATATATTCTTGATGCATTATAACATCAATTGATTTAAGAAAGTTAGAAAAAGTCATAGAAGCACTACAATTATGGCAATAAAAATGATATTTACCATCCTTATTAAGGAACCACCCTCGTGCTTTTGTTTTATTTTTCTTTGAATCGCCACATAAAGGACAACGAAAATTATATAATCCTTGATCTTTTTGACGAAATCGATCAAGTCTATTTGAAATTAAACCAATATATTTCTGGTCTATCCACATCATATTTCTTTTTCTTCAGAAGGAGTATGAAGGGATTATACACAAAAAATTAGATTGTGTAAAGAGTGTTACTTACCTTCTTGAGGCTTATTTTCACTGGCATAGTATTTTTTATACGCTGCTATTACTGATTTTTGTTCACGAATATATCTTAAGACATTTGAGTTATTTAATGCTAAATTTTTATAATTATTTTCATCTAATGCAACTAAAAAAACAAGTCCATTAGAATTTTTAGATGAATTAATAACTTCATTATAATTTTTATCGGTTACAACAATCCATTGAATTGGATTCATTTTTACAGGTTGAGGTAAAGATATGTCTAAGACTGGTTTTTCAATAGGTACGTTTGAAACTTCTAATTTGGTCTTAAATAAAGAACAACCACTAAGGATTGATGAAAAGATTAGGACACTGATTATTTTTTTCATTTGGTAGTATTTGATCCCCGGTTACAACTTCAAAACAACGTAATACATCAATAGTGGCTTGGTTTATCTTTTTCTGTAACAATCCAGACTTTACATTAGCTATTTGTGTTAAACTATGAGATGCTATTTTTATTTGTAAATTTTCAACATCTTTTTTAGCAGATTCAAAATCTTTCATCATTTGTTTACGAATATCATTTTGCTGTTTAATAGAATTTTCCATAACAGCAATTGTTTCTTTTTGATGATTAACTGCTTCGGATAATGATTCCGTTTGTTGTTTTAAATCAGCAATTGTAGCTTGAGAATCTTTATAGTAAAAAAAAGCACCAGCAACGACCGCACTTATAAAAGTCAATATTGCCAAAAAAATCATAATTTTAAATTGCATACTATTTTTTTGTCATTCTTCTTTTAAGAATACCTTTAATAATATTAAATGTATCTTTTGGTTTGCCCATTGATTGTGCTGTATTTGCATCTGTTGAAGTTTCTGAACCAGTATGATTTGTAGCAACTTCTTCACTTACTCGACATCTCCATCTTCTAAGTGAAGCGGCCTTTCTTGTTGGTCTACCCTTTTCATCTTTCATTGGCCCCGGCATACCTGACATACGAGCACAAAAAGATTTTCTGCGTTTTGCTGCCTTAGATCCGGGTTTTACTTTACCGGTTACTGCTGTTTTTATGCCAAAGTGTTTAGCACCTTTTCTAGTTAATCCAGCACCACTTTCAGTAGATCTATAAAATCCTTTAGCATCTGCGCCACGTTCATTTAAATATTCTTCACTTATACTTTTCCAACCTCCACCTTTTGATTTATACCATTTTGCAGCCCATCCGTTCGCATATGCTGAAGGATACACATCAAATTTTTGTCTAGCTAAAGATTTAGCTTTAGCCCAAAGTTTAGGGTTTGTTGGTTCGTTTTTTTCATCTATTTGCACAATATCCTCACTTATTTTTCCTTTTCCAAAATTAGAAACATTTATAGGTTTACCTTTTCTTTCTGGATTTGGATCGTGCTTTCTTTTTGCTGCAACTGCGGAAGCTCTTTGTTTTTTAGTTAATTTTTTTCTTTTTTCATTAGACATGCATTTGGGTTTTGGTTCACCCTTTTCTCTAGCACACGGACCTATAGCTTCGCCTTTGGAATTGATTCTTTTCCATCCACCTTCTGGGTCATTTTTATCAAACCATTTTCTTAAATCTTCATAAAAATTTGTAATACCCATTAAATTTTCCTTAATATTTCTACTATATTATGGTCCATTGAAATATCACTATTTCTTATATCGTTACCCTCAATATTAAATACTATTTCAGGCATTGTATTAAATAAAACTAAAAAAGGTTTGAGACAGTCATGATGTTTTTTAAGAGCCAAAAATAACATTCTAGTGGAAGGCTCAACTCCAAATAAATTATATATTACTTGGAGATGATTTATAATTAATCTCTCTTTTAATTCACCAGTTTCTTTGTAACGATTAAAAAGTCTTTTAAGATATTTGAATCTTTTTAAATCATCATAAAATTCTTTAGTATCAAAACACTGAGGATTATCATAGTGTTTTGCTGCATACAATAAAAAATTAGTATTATTCAAATCTTCATATTTCATTTAAATTAAAAATTAAAATCCTTAATTTCTATAACTGGTTTGCTGGGATTTTTATACTCGTTATGTGAAATTACAGCATTATTTTTTAACCGTAAAAGTTCATTTTCATATTTTTCAAAAATCCAATTTGTAACAATATCTTTAGTTAAATTTTCAAATTGAATAAAATTTTGCAAATTCTCAGTGTCAAAATCAAAATACCTAAGAAATTTATATTCTGTATCTTCTATTCGTACTATTACGTCAGTTTTAATTTGTTTTACTATATTTGAATATAGAGAATTTGTTTCTGTAATAACAGGTGAATTAAATGTAAGTTCTATGTTTTGCATATTCATACTTGATCATCGCTTGTTTGAGCGGATTCTTGATTATATTGATCAATTTGTTGCTTTATATATGTGATAAGTTCGTAACTAATTTTAGCAGGCAATTCGCCTAAACCTGCAGCAATTATATTTAAATGTTTTTCTGATAATTCAATTTTCATATTATTTCCTCAATTTAATTTAAAATTAGACAGCAGCTACCGTTCTTACATTACCAAGCTTTGTCTTAAATATAAGATTTCCAGATGCATCAACATATAAGTATCCTCCATCGACAGGATTGATACTCGGAGTTGATACACTGTTTCCGATAAACCACCAACCTTCATTAGTTAAATACGTTTTATGTGTTGGGGGCGGAGAACTGCTGTTCCATACAGCAGTTCTTGCGTCAAATCTAACGATATATCTATCAGCACCTTGAGTCGATGAACTCGGGGTGCGTGTTGTAGATGAACCGGGACTTACAATAAAAACTGGATTAGCAGCTGGAAGGTCACCGGCATGCGCCCAGAGAGCTGGTGATCTACTATTTCCAACCTCTTTTATTACACTATCTCCTACACCACCGGGAATGCGTATAGTAGGGGTAGTAGGATAACCATATATACCAGAATTTAAATCAAATAATTGTCTATTAGCAACTTCTAAATACCCTTGAACACCTTGGGAATCAACAGTTTCATTTTTTATTGTTATGTTTTTAGCTGATCCTCCGTTTGGACCAATAGAAATACTGCCACCAGCCCAGTTGGTAAATGTAAATGGAGTTCCTTCTTGAGCGGTTTGATCGCCTATATTTAGATCGACTCGGCTATTTTTTTCAACTTGATACAAGGTTAAACCGCCTCTTGTAAGTTGTGCAAATCTTCTATTATTGACAGAAAGATCTGCACTATCATCACGCTTTCTCTGTAAATAATTTTCATTAAAATCGCCTGTAAACCATTGAAACAAAGGGGCGTGAAACCTCATATTTGTTGGATTTCTTCCTTGAGGATAGAACGTTACAGTTCCTCCAGAAGTATAAGTACCGCTTGAGGTAAAATCACATACAAGCGTGACACTACCGCCAAAAGTTCCTGTTCTTTCTATTAACCTTAATTTTTTACCATTTAATGCCGTTCCATATGTACCAATAATACCTGAAATATGTAAAGTCTCACCTACACTCAATATACTATAATTTGGGTGGGTGCCAGTAGTGTTAATTACTATAGACGTATTAGTGCCTGTTGATGAAATGCCCGTTATGGTAAAACTTTTTTCTTTTTCCATTATATTTTGCCATTCAAGACATCTAAAAGATGTTGTTGCATCAGCAGATGCATTTTTTGGAAGAGGTTCAGTAATAAAAGTAAAATATGTTTCAGTAACTTGACCGGCTAAAGATGATGAATAATAGTCATATTCCATTCCCAAACCGAATCCGGGCATACCGGGTTCAACAACACCAAGATTGCCAAAGGCAGTAATATTCCAGCCAATGACCCCAACTGGGTCTAAATATGTCTGTACTTGTCCATTATACGTTGCTTCAGTAGTAAAATCTGAAATATGATTTTGTATTACAAATGGTGCAGGTTTACCTGAAGTACCAGTTCTTAACTGGGCAGCGCCCCCTGTCGCGGCTTGCCACTCACTAGTATTTGCTGTAGGAATACTTAATAATCTGTTATAAGTATCAACCTTATTTACAGAAAAAACAGATGATAAAGATAACGAATTTGCTGTTATAGTAGCATTTGATACCGAATTACCAAAAGACAAGTATGTAGAATTAGCTATAAATCCATTGCTGGTTCCTATTGTTCCTACTGTATGACTAGCAGCATTGACGGTGCCAGTATGATAAGCTCCAGTAGAGTTAGCTATGAAATTAGTACCAACCGTTAATAGCGCAGAGTTGACACTAGTAGTAACGTTAGCAAACCCAGTTCCGATAATAGCCGTTGAGTTGGCTATGAAATTAGAACCAACAGTGTGACTGGTCGCATTGACGGTGCCAGTATGATAAGCTCCAGTAGAGTTAGCTGAGAACGCAGTACCAACATTAGCACTAGTAGTAACATATAATGTTGCAGTGTTAACTTGATTGATAACATTAATTGCAGCAGCATTGACTAATGTGCTATTAGCTGTAAATGATGTACCAACCGTCAATAAAGCTGAGTTGACACTTGTTGCAACATTAGCATAACCAGTATGAACTAGAGCAGTAGCATTAACTAGGAATGAGGTGCCAACATTAGCACTAGTAGTAACATATAATGTTGAAGTGTTAACTTGACCAGCGACATTAACATATCCGGCAGATACATTAGCAAATAGCGTTGTTGTATTAATATTAGCTGATGCATTGATCGTAGTAGCAATTATGTTTGCGGCATAAACTGCTGAGCTATTTGCATATAACGCACCACTAGCTACATTGATGGTTGAGATATTTAAATCACTGCTCCAATAAATTCCAGAACCATTACTAGATAAAATTTGATTGGCAGACCCTACACCACCATTTGCAACAATTTTACCTATAGAAACATTAGATAAAAAAGTATTTACTGTTACTTTTTTTGTGATAGCAGTACCAGAAGGATCATCTACTATTATTAATAGATCATCCCCTGACACCGATGTAAGTGCAGTCAATTCACTTATTTTTTTAGCACGATCACTCATTTAAATTATCTCAATTAACTATTCTTAAATATGGTATTTTCAGCATCACCAGTCATTGAACCCATAGCTACAAGGGTTTCATATTGAATACGACCAGCACGACCACCTGAACCTACTGTACGCACTACCCATCCAGCATGAAATCCTTTTCCAGCAACACCACTAATTACAGCTTCAGCCCTAGCAGCCTGCCCAGTTAAAGTGTGTCCAGTTTCATTAACACCTGCCGTTAAATCAATAACAGGCCCATTAAGTGTGCTAGAAAGTTTTACACCGGTAGCATTAGCTGCGGTAATGAAATAAACACCGCTATTAGCTAGATTAGTTAATGAAGTATTACCAGCAGCAACTAGATAAGTTACTACATCACTATTTGCAAATACATTAGGAGAATATGGAATAAAATCATTAGGAGCATTTACTAATGATGCATTAAATGCTTGTCCGGTTGGATTAGCAACTGTTACAGTAGGTTTAGTAACATAATTACTTCCAACAAGTACAACATTAACATTACCAATTCTACCATTAGCTAAAGCCCTTGCGTTTGCTGTACCAGTTCCAGAAACAGTAACAGTAGCATTAGCACTATATCCTGAACCGGGAAACGTAATAGTGAACGATACTAATGCGCCGTTTGATACGTTCATTTCAGTAGTATCTACACCAAACAAGCCTACTGTTTCATCGCGAACATATACATCAGGTGTTACATTACCAAAAAATTGACCACGAGTTACAGAATTGGCTGTAACATTATATGAGGCAACCGCTGTTAAAACTGAATTTGCAGCAGAATCGTCGTTTTTCCAGAGTGACATTTTAGTCTCCTTTTTTGATAAGATCTTCTAAATATCTAGAAGTTTTCTTACTATTTATGCTATTTTCTATTTTAATCTGTTTTCTTTTATTAATATCTGATAATGTCTCTGCCATTTGCCGTAGTTCTGAAAATGATTTGCCGTCATTCTGTATAGAGTCATTTATCGAAATATTTTTTCCAGTTACAATTATAGTATTTGCATTTATAGGCATTTTTTAAACCTATTTTACCTGTTGAAGCTCTTCTATAATTGTAGTTAAAAGATTATTCATAGCTTTTACATCATCTTCAGTAACTTCTTGTCCAATATAAACCTCCACCAATTCTGTATGTTCTCGCATAGCTTTTTTAAGCACACCAGATCTAGAAAGAAAATTCAATAAAGCTCTTATTTGAACCGCAAGTGTTGCCATATCATTTGCACCATAAGGATATGTCTTATCAAGGGCAGTACGAGCTTCTTGAACCGGTTTATGCTTATGTTTATGCTTATGTTTAGTACGAAGTTTTGTTAAATCTTCAGCTTCAATTTTTTCAGGATTTCCAGCTAACTGAGCAATTTTTTTTTGCTTAGGAGATAAAGATGCTTCATTTACATGGATATCTTGTATAGTCTTTAATATTTCATCAGAAAATCCATAAGTATTTTTTAATTTAGACATGTTAATCTCCGTCTATGATCTTTAATTTACGTTGACCCTTCATATCTCTACGAATAAGAAACTTGGAAGAATCTATGTCCATATCTTTTGGTTCTGGGGTACTTCTAGCTGGAGGACTTTTAAATCTTTTAGCTATTGTTGCTTCTATATCATTAGGTGAAACTTGATTAGAATCGTTCTTTACAAGTGATTGAATTTTTTGTATATTTTTATCTAGATAACTATGTTCTTTTTCTAAATTCATTTGTTTTGCAAAATGCATTATTAAATCTTTTAATTCATTAGCGCGAGTCAATTCCTGTGGAGTAGCTTCACCTTTTGCTAAAATTTCCTTCTCCATAGCAAAAAGTTTATCTTGATTTATAGCTGCATTTTCAGCAGCAGTTGGATTAGTATTTTTAGGTAAATCTGTATATAATAGTTGAGCTTTAGGGTTCATTTCAAAATGTTTAGTCATGTATGAACCAACACCTATTTGATCGTTTTGGTCTTTTTCAATCTTTTTCTGTTCATACATATTCCGTATGGTGGAGCATAAACGAGAATATCTCCATTCCACATCTGATAGCATTGGAACGGTTTTTGACATTTTTCTAATAGTGTTCTCTAAAGATGTATAATCTTTCATGTTCTTCCCTTAAGAAATGATCTGATCATCCAAGCATGTTTTTTATGTTGGTCAATTCTATCTTGAATAAAATTTGAAAGGCCGAGTTCTTTATCATTTTCTGCTAATGAATATGCATGTAATAAAGATCTAATCATTGTTTGATTATCTGCTTGCAATGATTTTAACATGTCTACCGCAGATAAAATGTTTTCTTCACCTTTAATTTCAGAAAGTTCAATATAGCGTTCAAAAGATCCCGGAGCATATGCATCCAAAGATCTTATCTCTTCTGCAAAATGATCTATTGCACTATAAAAATCGGTATATAAATCTTCAAAAAACCCATGCATTTGTGCAAAGTCTGGACCTTCAACATTCCAATGAAAATAATGTGCTTTTAGATAAAGTGCAAAATTATTTGCTAATACTATTTTAATAGAATCAATAAGAAATGTCATTTTGTTTCACTTTTAAATTTAGGTTTTCGACCTTTCTTTTTAGGTTCAGTTTTAATAACAAAATCATTATTAATTGTTGGTTCTACAACTTTAACAATTTCGAGTTCTTCTTTTTTAATTTTTTCGGATTTTTTAAAATTAAAAAAATTTAACAACATTGTTTTAATCATTATTGCTTCTCTTTATTTTATGTTTAAGTTTTTTTCTTTCATTTTGGCAATCATCACATTGACAATGCATTCTTTTATGTAATTCCTCTTCAACTGAAGGATGATGTGCAAATCCTGCTTTTATTTTAATTCCTAAATCAGCAGCAGTTAGAAAGGTACCATATCCTGCTGGCTTTTCTATATTAAAAGAATCATAAGATTCTGATATAACATTTAAATCTTGATTAATATCGCCCGCATATAAACCTAATATTCTATTGTTGTGTTTTTTATTTGGATTTCTTTGAAAAGCTCGTCTATGATTTTTAAATGCAGATATTCTTTGTCGTAATACTTCTAATACTCGTGAAACATTACTTCTTTCAATCGGTGGTTTTTTAATTGCCTTTGGTGGTAAAGGTGCATATTTTACCCTAGTACGCACTTCTTGTAATATAAAATCTGTAAATTTAAGCATTTAAATAAACCCAAATATAATTGATATATTTAGTAAATTTCTCTCCACTGTAATCCGACACCAACATTAGTAGAGGCAGAACCAATATTTGTTACTGCTACTATATAAATTTCGCTATCATTACTATCAAAATTTTGAACTATGTAATTCTTCTTTGCAGTTGAAGGCATATTAGCACTAGGAGCGCCACCTGAATGCTGAGAACCCTGTGTGCCTGCTACTACAAATCCATTGTCTATTTCATCACCACCTGACCAAGCAGTTGCAGTAGCATTATATTCAACTGCACTAGATCCTGTTTTAACATCAGTCCAACTACCACCCGTTAACGCAGAAACGTTCGGTAGTTTAATTAATCGATGTTTAATATTTTCACCTGTGCTTATTAATTTTATGTTCTCAGCACGAGCAATTATTCGATTAGGATATGTATTAAACGTATTCTTAAGTCTTATTGCTAAGATTGGTAGACTAGCGCCAGAAGCAAGCGTTCTAAGTGATGGGGATGAGACTGCCCAATCTTGACCAGATTCTACATATCCTCCTTCTGAGAGTACAGTAGAGCATATTTGATCCATATAAGCCCCGGTAGTCGCTCCAGTATTTCGTATTTCACAACGAACTGGCAAATTTGGATTACTCATGTAAACGGTGTCATAAAAATTGCTGGTATAAAATTCATGAGCAATAATTATATCACCATTATGAACAAATCCACAACGAACTCTACCAACTCCAAGCCATTGAAAATCAGTAAAAAAAATCTGTGTTTTAGTTATATCTAAATTAAATTTAGAAGAACCGGTGCCATTACACTTATCAATGTTCCAATTAGCTTGAGATACTTTTCTATCATCACTTATAGATCCACTTACATCAGATCTAATACAAAAACTTAACGTTCCATTTCCGGCTTGTTCAAAATATATTCCATTATTATCATCAAAGTAACCTGTTCTTTTTGTAACGTTTGTAGTAGCAGCATAAAAATTAAATGTAGATTTAATTAATTGACTTTTGCCCGGCATATAATGATGATAAAATTTAGTCTGATGAACTATAGAAGAAGAAGGATTACTTGTAGTGCTTAATCTTGCACATGCTTGATTATGCAAATATTGAATGCTTCCACCGTTAGTAATACTATCTACGAAATTAGGATCTATTCCATAAAGGTGTTTATAATCACCTAAAGTAAATGGTTCAGAAGTTCTCAGTCTTCCAAAAGCATCGGATTGAGATGCTCCAAGTCTTACAGGATAGGGATTGTAGTTCGAGACTTGCTGACCATCAGATGTAGCCAGCATATTGACTTCAAATAAAGTATGATTGTGAGTTTGGAGAGAACCGTTCGCCGAATTATATTGTGCCATTAGTTATTATCTTCCTTGACCTTTATATTGTTTGCCATATCATTTATCTTTTATAATTAGATTTTGGAATAATATTGGTAGTAACTAAAGCCTTAATTGAGGATCTTGGACTAGCATCTTTACGTTTTATTCTTAATGTTACAACAGGTGTTTTTGATGAAGGATGAAAAAAATTAACAGTGTACCCAGTTCTTTTTGTTGTAATATTTTCGGTATCTTTAATTAAAGGTGTAAAATGTTCATGATATCTAAAATGTGCAGTAGCTGGCATTTTATTTTGATTTATAGTATGTACACCATTTACTTCATGGGTGTCTGGTACTCTAAAAACATGTTTTTTTAAATAGTCATGTTTTTCTTCTGGAGAAGCATCATTAAATCCTGTATTAATTCTATGTGCAATATCCCACATATATTGTTGAGTATCGGCTCCTCTTTCAATTTTTTCTCCATGAATGCTATTCGCAGCAGTAAGACCGGGATTAGAAAGTTTTACTGCTTTAGAATCGCCTTCTGTAGTTTTTAAACTAATACCAATCTTTTTACCATTAGCAAAGTGTATATGCAAATCTGATGGATCTTGTGGGTTACCTGTACCAGAAACTCTCTCCACACGAGCAACATTCTTTCTTCCTATAAGATGTTTTTCAATATGATCTGACGCATGTTGTGCTCTTATTACAGCGGCATTATAACGTTGTTTACCTATAAATTGTATATGTTTTTTATGAGCTAATCTTTCTTGTGGAGTAGCCTTTCCACCTAAATTTCTATGAACAAGAAATTCATGAACTTTTCCAATAGCATCTGATTTATTTTTATCATTATCAGTTAAATCTAATTCTTCTAAAAGAAAATTAAAGAAAGATAACATCGGGTTTACTCTTTAAAGATGTAATTCTATTTATCTAATAATATTATATTCACCATCATTACATGTATGAATTACACTGGAAATTCCATAAGATAATATTGCTTTCTGACATCCAATACAAGGTTTACTTTCAGCCCATACTGCTTTTTTATTTTTATTATCCAAATATTTTACCCTAGCAACATAAAGAGTTGCTTTTTTTAATTCATCTTTGGATAGATATTTTAAAGCTCTATTAATAGCATCAGTCTCTGCATGAAGATATATTTGTTTATCATTTGTTTGAAACTGGACTTGAAATGGATGGGTTTTACGTCGATTAAATCCTATTGCAATTACTTCATTTCTAATGACAATAGCAGCAGCCAGTTTAGCACGAATGCCTACATGGTCTGCTGCTTCCGCTGCTTTAGAAAGAAAACTTAAAATCTTTAGATTTCGTTTTCTCAGGTGAGGTTCCATAAATTTATTTGTAACTTTGAATGTTGTGTGTAAAGTGCTAGCTGATTGGGTAATAAGGACAGCTAGCGAAACCCCAGAAGAATTATGCAGCTAGTGCATAATCTCCGTAAAAGTCATCATTGGCTTTTATATTTTTTGCTTGATTTACGGTCATCGCCTACCGAGTCGTCTGTATCAGTATCTTACCCTGTCGAATCTAGTCACCCCCATCAAAAGTATACTCACGAAACATTTATTGATTGCTGAACCAGTGTGCTTCGACAGCATCATATTTACAATATGCTTTTGGTGGAGGTGGCGGGATTCGCACCCGCGTCCAGAATACCTTCCCTTTACTTCATACGACCATACCAACAATATTATTTATTCCAAATTTGTATGACAGTTTATCAAATTGTCTTCAGTAAGCTTCGGTTGTTCCATAAGATTAAAAACCCACGCTGGTGCGCTTCTATAGAGAGGCGTCGTGGGTGTTGTTTTAATTTATTATATACTTATCGATTGTTGATGTAAAGTGAAATTTCAAATCCCAAACGGAAGTCTTCAAATGTTGGTGTAGTCCACATATAATGTCTCCTTTGATTAAATTATACCGGCTTTTATAAGTTCTTCTTCCATTTTAGCGGAAGAATTTGTTCTCATCCCATCTCCATGATAATTCTCAAAAGTTCTTTTTTCAATTATATATCTATGTTCTCTAGGGATACGACATAATGTATGATAAAGTAATCCTTCAACAAATGCTGGCCCATTTTCGTCTAACGGAAATAAACCATCTAAAGTTTTTAGGTCAAAACATATACAGGTACCATTTGCCCATTTTTCTTCATATCCCCACCAACACCAAGAACCAAATGCTGCCCAATATTTATCTTGATTATCTATAAAATCTTTTAATACTTCGCCTGTAGTATAGAATTCATCTTCACCTAGCATTAAAACTTTTTCTTGTGTATCGCGAAGCCATTTCCAAATTTCATTATAACCTTCTGCAAAATATTTAGAAGTATCAGGACTCCCTTGTCCACTTGTAGCATGCACATCAGGATGATCATGAGGTTTACCATTTGTATTGGGATACTTGGTTTTGACTTTTCGCTCCTCTATAAATGGTAAAAGAGGCTCTTGATCATCATACTCATCTGGGCTATTTTCATAAAATGTAACACAATAAATTTTAGCGTCTGGAACAAAATGCTTAATGCTAGTAGCAGAAAGATTTACCATTTTATTTCTTTTAAAATTTCTGTATGCAAATAACATAATATATCCTTTATTTTTTAAATTCTTTGGCTATTAATTCAAACAATTTATAAATTTGATTTGGATTTACAAATTGACTATTCCCAATATATAATCCGTTATCATTTAACACATCAGCATTATAAGATTTAGATTTAATTGCAAAATCATAGCCTTTTAAGAAAGGTTGCTTTAATAGATTTCCACTAACAATAGGACGATTTTCTATTTTATTTGCATCAAATAATTGCATTAGTTTATGTTTAATGTTTGGATTTTTACAAATAAATGGAAAAGCATAATTACTATTACCTTTTTGATCTACAAGAGGATAAAATAAATCTTTATACTCATCTAATAGATCTACAAATATACTAAAATTTTTCTTTCTAGTGTCAATAAATCCATTTAATCTTGGTAGTTGTTGCATACCTAGAATAGCATTAATTTCAGTGCTTCTAAAATTATATCCATCTGTAGCAAATAAAAACTGTGGATGAATATCTGGATATTTAGAAGTATACTTAGATAAGTTTCCAGATTCACGCGCTAAACCATGACTCCTCTTCATACGCATAAGTTCATATAGATCGTCATCATTTGTGGTAACCATACCACCTTCAATTGTAGTCATGTGATGACCGAAATAAAAACTAAATGTTCCATTATCTCGTCCACGGAGTTCTCCACTATCACTCCGACAACCATGACTTTCGCATACATCTTCTAAGATAATAGCATTTGGAAATATTTCCTTATATTTTTCATTATCTGCGCTAAAACCTAGAAGATGAGTAATAAAGATAGCTTTAATATCATGCTTGATTTTAATTTTTTCAAGTTCAGGAATATTAAAACTAAAATTTTCAAAATTAACATCACAAAAGATTGGAATTAATCCAAGTTGAATAATAGGACTAACATTAGTTACCCAAGTGCAAGCTGGTACTAGTACTTTATCTCCTTCTTTCAATCCATGTTTTTCTTTGATAGCAGCTAGTAATAAAAAATTTGCCGTAGAACCTGAACTGACCATTAGTGAATGTTTAGTTTCAATCCAATCCGACCACATCTTTTCAAATTCACGAACTTTAGGTCCATTTGTATAACGATCAGACGTTAAAAGAAACTTACATAACTTTAGTCGATCAGTAAACTTGATCGCGTTTTGCATTAAAGGCCAATTAAGCATATTTTTTTACCTCTTCATCTAAATCATATTTACACATTTCTTCTACCATCTTATTCAAATCGTATTTAGGTTTCCAATTTAATATATTCCGCGCCTTCGAAGAATTACCAAGCAAATTTACTACATCAACCGGTCTATAAAATTCAGGATTTACCGTTACAATAATTTTTCCTGTCTTACGATCTATTGCCTGTTCTTGTTTTCCTTTGCCTTCCCATTCAAGATCCATATTAAAATACTCAGCTGCCATTTTGCAAAAGTCTCTAATCGAATATTGAATTTGAGTGCTAATTACATAATCATCTGGCGTATCTTTTTGCATCATTAACCACATAGCTTCTACATAATCTTTAGCATGTCCCCAATCTCTCATGCTATCTAAATTACCCAATTGAACCGGTGTATGGTCATATCCAGCATTTATATCTAAAAATATTTTTGCAAATGCTTTTGTAATTTTTTTTGTTACAAATATATCTCCACGCCGAGGACTTTCATGATTGAAAAGTATACCATTACACGCAAATATATTATAACCAAAACGATAGTTTACTACTGACCAATGAGCAAATAGTTTAGCTATACCATATGGGCTAGCTGGTTTAAATACTGTATTTTCATTTTGAGGTGCATGGTCAACTACACCATATAGTTCAGAAGTACTAGCCTGATAAAAACGTGTATTCGGTTTAAGATTGCGTATAGCTTCAAGTATTCTAAGTGGCCCTAAAGCATTAACATCAGATGTGTTAAGAGGTAAGTCAAAACTTAATTTAACATGACTTTGAGCCGCTAAGTTATAAATTTCATCTGGGGAAATGTTTTCAATACAGCGAGATATTGAATTATAATCTGTTAAATCAGTTTGATGAAAAATTATTTGATTTTTAATTTTGGTTAAATTTTTATGATCACGGTCACTAGTTCTACGAATAGTGCCATGAACTTCATAACCCTTTTCAATTAAAAATTCAGCTAAATATGAACCATCTTGCCCTGTAACACCAGTAATTATCGCCTTTTTCATAATTTCCTTCTATATTTAATTTTGTATTTTATTCTCAACCAATTCATTAAGAAAGAATTCGCTTTGTAATTTTTGTTTTATTTTAAAACGGTCAGTATTAGCATCATCAATAACTCTAGCATCGAGATGTAAGTTACCTTTTCTTATCGCGTCAATCAAATCATAAATGATTTGATTTACCGTAATCATTTGAGAATATACATTTGAATTCAAAATTTGTTTGAACAATTTAGATCCAATCTGAATTTCAATATCACAAGACATTGTATCAAAATTACACTGATCTTTTGGAGAATTTTTCTTTTTTATATCTAGAACACTAAGCATGTCAAAAGCATATGCTTCATCAACTTTTATATTAATCATTTTAACATTCTCATTATTATAACTAATTACATTATCAATGTAAAGATTTTTCTTTATTTATTATAAATTAGAAAACGTTTTAATGTTATAAAACAATGAATTTTCCATATCTCCAAAATCATTATATGATAAAAGATCTTTTACAATTAATTCAACATTATTCAAGGGGGAAAATGCTAAAATTTGTTTAGCTTTATTACAATCAACTTTATAATTTCTAACGTCTTTAATATTATTATTAATAATATTCACCTTAATATTTTTTTCGGTTTCTATAGTATCTTTAACAATGTTTGCTATTTGATTTACAGTGTAATTATCCGAAGCAATATTAAAAATTCCAGAAACTTTAATATCAGATTCTACCGCACATATATATGCAGAAATGCAATCTTTAAGTGCTAAAATAGGTCTCCATACGGAAGGATCATTTACAAATATAGTACTAGATGTTAAAGCTGTTTTAAACATTGCATTTACTACTAAATCAAATCTCATCCTAGAACTAACGCCAGATACAGTTCCTTTTCTAAGGGAGATGACAGAAAAGGAATCATCGACTAATTGCATAACTGCATTCTCACCTTGCAACTTAGATATTCCATAAGGATATATTGAGTTGGTAGGACCAGTCTCATCAAAACATTTATCTACTGTATAACCATACACAGAACAACTACTTGCATAAATCATTCTTTTAACACCAGCTTTTTTTGCAATATAAGCAAGATATGCTGGTGTTGCTGAATTAGCAACAAAATTTTTAGAAGGAGAATAATCTGCCATAGGATCATTAGATAAACCTGCAACAAAAATTATAGTGTCAAATATTTTTAAATCATTAACTGTTAAATCTAATGCATCAATTTTTTGCACTTTATTTTTTAAATGATTTGGTAAATTATTACCAAACCAAAGTAAATCTACTATGGAAACATCATGTCCTCTTTTATCTAATTCAATAGATAAAGGAGATCCTACATATCCAGCACCGCCAATTATTAATATTTTATTCATTTAATTTTACCATCATACACAAATTATTAAAATGATGCATATCAACATCAATGTTATATTCATATGTATCTTTTATACAAAACTCATTTCTTACTAAAAACGAAGTAAATGATTTTTTATTAAAAAAATTAATATGTTCGTGAAATTTCCCAATAAATGGATTTGGGTAGTTAGGCACTTCAAAATATATCCATGTATTTTTATTAATAACTTTTTTAAAATTGCTAATAAATGTATCTAAATCTGATACATGTTCTAATACATGACAACACATAACAAAATCAAATGTATTATTGAGATCTATTTGTTTTAATTTAATAACATTAGATTGAACCGGTACATCACTAATATCGAAAACGTATTTTTTTGCTTTATTTAAGATAGATGGTATCATAGAGCCTGCTTCACCACCATAATCTAATAATGATTTAATATCATTGGTGTCAATATTTTTTTCAACCAATATATCAATTCCAGTCTTTCTTATTAAAAAATATTCATTAGTTTTAATAAATTTATCTATTTTAATATAATTTGGTTCACATTCATAACGAATAGAATTATATTCTGGCCCTCTGTATTGATTGTACAAGTTATGTTCTTCTTGAATGGTAAATCTATGATTAGAACCAACATATGAACAATCGTTGCATTGTAAACCTTCAATATCTATATCCTCAGACATAGGGGTATTCGATGTTTTCCAAGCAACAAACCTAGCTAGTTTTGTAGATTTAATTACAATATTTTTAGATCCACACGCTAAACATTTATTAATTGTATACATTTTAATATCTCTTTAAACACTCTTCAAGGCCTAATAATTTTAAACCTAAATTATTTAATAAAGTACCATCTCCAGTATAATTTAAATTAGATACAGATTCTATTTCAAAATTATTAACCGAAATATTATGTATTTCACAATACAGTTTTAACATTTCTGATATTTTAACTTTTTTCATATAAACTGTGTTTATATCTTTAAAAAAAACATCATTGTCTACATAATGCTCAACAACTGCATTTAAATCTTGTATACCAAAATAGTCAAAATATCTATCATCAAAAATTTTAAATGTATTTTTAGAAGTAAGAAATTTGGGAATAATTCTAGTATTCAATTCACCTCGACCAAAACAATTAAAAATTCTTAATGTATAAAAATTTTCTCTTTCGCGACACATACGAGATTTGATGTTTTGCCCAAATCCATAACTGTCTAAGGGAATCGAATCAAATAATTTATCAATTGATGCATTTTCAATATTTGTTGTTCTATCAAATTCAGCACCAGAACCTGTATCTATAAATTTATCAAATAAATGTGCATTATTAAATAAATTAATAAAAATTGCAAGATTATTTCTACAATCATTTATACTATTATTATCTTTCATAATAGCAGCACAATTAATAATAATATTTGGTCGATTGCTTTTTAACCAAAAGTTAACTTGTTTTGGATCTAATAAATCAATGTTATTTCGATTTAGACCTTGTACATTATGATTTTTTAATTTTAAAAAATTGAATACATTTCTACCAACAAATCCATTAGATCCTATGACTGCAATTTTCATTATATTTCCTTTTCTGAATCATTAATTATCAAACGTTTCTGAAATGAACATATTAGTTAAATCACCGGGAATAATTTTCCCATCTTTATCTATACCTTTATGAATTACCTTTGGTTCGTGCTTTTCATTTGGATGCGTAAACACTTCACAAATAATTGGACCAGAAATATCAGAAGAAAATATATCGAACAATACATTATCAATTTCTGAGTTACGAGTTATTTTGTGATACTCTATACCATATGCATCACTTAGCTTTTCTAAGGATGGAAACGATACTCCGCTTTCTTTTCCACTTGCAACTTCATAACCACTAAAGAAATTCTGTTGAGTTATCTTAATCGAGATATAGCCATCATTATTAATCACAATCATTACCACGGGAAGCTTATAGTGTACAAGAGTCTGTAGTTCTTGTATGTTCATCTGTAAACTACCATCACCCTCTATACAGATAACAGGTGATTTATTCAACGCAAAAGATGCACCAATTGCAGCAGGTAATCCATAACCCATACTAGCGCAACCAACGTTAGTAAACATTCTCTGTTTATTTTTTAGTTGAATAGTCTGAAGAGTAGCTACATGTGCGGTTCCATTGCTAGTTATGATTGGCAGATCTTTCATATAATTCTGAAAAAGATATAGAAAGTAATATACACTTGCAGGAGACTTTAAATTGATATGTTTAGGATATACATATTTTTGTTCAGACCTAGCAGTGCGTACAAATTCACGCCAATCTTCAAATTCTAATTTGTATTGTTGCTTAATTATAGTATTTAAAAATATATTTAAATCCGCATTAATTTTTAGGTCAATATTCAACTTATGTTTACGAATTTCATTCATGTCAATATCTACAAAAATCTTTTTAGCATTCGGCGCAAACAAACTTGGATCATAACCAGTCATCTTTACATTTAATCTAGAGCCAAGCACAATCAACAAATCCGCTTCTTGAACTATCTTATTTGATGATAAATTTCCTAGAAGTCCGATCCTTCCGGCATAATAGTCATAAGTGTTATCTAGACAATCAACACCAGAATGAACTCCAGTCAATGCAGGAATCTCATTGGATTTAATGAAAAAATTTAATAGGTCTACACTATTTGAAAGACGAATCCCATTGCCACATATAATCAATGGCTTTTTAGATTTTTCTAATAATATCTTAAACTGTAATATATCTGATTCTTGAATCACAGATCGTTCTTCTATAAACGACTGCACAGGAATTAACTCATGTTCCTCGACAAATGAACCTTGAATATCTAAAGGAATATCTAACCATACAGGACCGGGACGCCCTGATTTAGCTATATCATAAGCCTTGTTCAATTCATAAAGAATTTCATTCTTATTCTCAATCATCTTACAGTATTTTGTCATAGATTTTACTGTAGAGATAATATCAAATTCTTGGTCACCTATTTGACGACAACCAGTACCTCTTGCTATCTGAGACAATGATACTTGACCGGAAATAAAAATAGTAGGAATGCTGTCTAACCAACAACCTAAAACACCCGTCAGTGCATTTGTACCACCCGGACCAGTGGTAACCAAACATGCAGCGACATCATTTTTAATACGAGCATATCCCTCTGCTGCCATAGCAGTTGCCTGCTCATGATGCATACAGATATAATTGAGTTTGGATTTACCTAGAGAATCCACTAGGTGAATACATCCACCGCCAGAAACGACGAATACATGTTCAATTCCTTTTGATTCTAGGAATTGAATTACAATGTCAGATATTTTCATTTTATTTTATAATTTGTTTAAGATTGATCATAGTTTGGTGCCAGTCAACAAATCGAATAGCTTTATCATCTATATAGCAAATGCATCTTGGTTTTTCAGCAGTTACATTCTTAATATAAATATCTATGTTATATTTTTTGAGCCATTCCCATACCAACTCAGTACCCGTCTTTCCATTAACAAGCGGTCTATCTTTTTTCGCCTTTGCAGTATAAATTACTAAATCATATGAATTGGCTAGTTCTTTAATAGATTCAAGTGAACCTGCAATTGGAGTGCCATAGATTGTTCCGTCATGAAATCCATATTGATTAGTGTGAATTACTCCGTCAAAATCTATAGCTAGAATTCGCGATTCTTCGTCAAGTACCTTTTTATTATAACTCATTTGGTCTTTGTCGTCTTCGATTCATTCATACGAGATTCTATCATTTGAATTCGATTTATGTCTTGATTGGCTAGCGCAGTATAATATTCATACTTACACTGTAACCATTCAAGTTCAAACGACTGACCCATAGCAAGAGCCTTTGGTAAATTTTTTAGAGCAATTGCAGGATCGTAAATAGCATATCGTGTCTCAAACTTATCCAACAATCCCTCTTCATTCAATCGTTTAAGAAAGGGCAAAGATTCTACAGATACTGCACCACCAAGACATAACTTAAGTCCTCGCTTCTTCGCCTTTACAAACACTGTCTTCACCAATGAATATACTTCGTCGCTATTTACATAAGTTCTATCTTTGTTCATGGAAGAGACTAGATCTACTCTTCCTACTGTAACCCCATACAAAGACTCAGCTTCAGGAATACTCAGAATGTCTTCTACATGTTCTGCGGCAGTTATTGTTTCTAAATTTACATTAAGATGAAGTGAAGAAAGAACATCAGATGGAATATGAGAATGTGCAGATTGAATAAATTTTTTAAGACCAAACTCAGACTCTACCATAGGCGCAACCAGACCTTTGACACCGATAATCAAAGCATCTTTAATATCGCGAATGGCTTCTGGACCACCAATCTTCAGAACAAGTTTAGTCTGCGCCTGATTACAGATTTCTTTTAAACGAATAGTATCATTAAAAAGAGCACCTTCATCCTCAAAAGAAGTCTTGATACCAATCAGACCATAATTCTCGATCATATTGGTAAGAATATCAACACACTTGAATTCTTTATTATTCATATTCAATCACCTTTAAATAAATTGCGATAAAAACTTATCTACACATTCACCAATATACTTAATTTGCTCTTCCGTAATCACAGGACTGGTGCCATGGAAAAAAGAATGAGTCATTGTATGAGTTGCAACAGGAAAATTATCTCTTGCTTCGTCCTGATTCATCAAATGACTATACGCAGGCTGTAGCATAATGTTACCCGCAAAGTATGGTCGAGTCTGAATCAAGTGATTTTCCAAAAAATCCACGATCTGAGTACGAGTAAATGGCGCACCCTTACGAATTGTCAACGGAAAAGCAAACCAACTTGGATTCGCACCTTTTGTAGCCCTTGGAAGATGAAAGAATTCTTCATATTTTTCATAAATTTTCATCAAAAGACTATAATTTCGACGACGTAACGCATGAATTTCAGGTAATTTTTTAATTTGTTCCAATCCCATTGCTGCCTGTAATTCAATAGGCTTTAAATTGTATCCAATTTCATTATAAATGAACTTATGATCGAAAATTTCATTAGGCATTGAAGGAACCCAGTTAGAAAACCGCTTCTTACAGGTACCACACTTCAATTTATTAGCTTCTGGACCAACACAATAACAACCACGACCCCATTCTCGGAAACTTCTAAGCACATCTTCAGTTACAGGATCTGAACAGGCTACAAATCCACCCTCACCCATCGTCATATGGTGTGCAGGATAGAAAGAACAACTTGCCATCATACCAAAAGATCCTAGTGGCTTATCATTGTAAGTACTTCCAAGAGCATCACAACAGTCTTCAAGTAAAATTAAACGATAATGATGAACTAAATCCATCAATCGATCCATGTTTGGCGGATTACCCAATACATGGGCGAACGTAATAATCTTGATATCTTTATTTTTAAGCAATACCTGCTCGACCTTATCAATATCTAGATTCAAACTATCAATTTCAATATCAACAAACACAGGTTCAAACCCAACCTGTAATGTAGGGTTTAGTGTTGTAGGAAATCCAGCAATAGGCATCAATACCTTAGTCCCTTTAGGCCACCCAAACGTCTTACTAGTCAACGCAGACATCATAAGAAGATTAGAAGAAGAACCAGAGTTAGTCAAGATTCCATGCGTCTTTTCAAATTGCTTAGGAAAATTTCTTTCAAAAGCCATTGACTTCTTACCCATAACTAACCATCCATCAAGAATGCACTCAATGGCTGCAATTTGTTCTTTTTCATCAAAAAAGGGACCAGCATAAGGAACAAAATCTTGTCCTGCAATCCAAGTTTTATCTTTCTTATAGGAATTTACCAAATCATATACATCTTTCATAGTGTCACCTTATTTACATATTCTTTCATAACATCAATTCTTGTCTGTAGAGGTAATGCGGGTAAATGTAAAATAAAATCGCCCTTTGCCCATTCAGCATTATTTCCAGTTTTATCTACATTATATTTACCTTTTGCGTGTGGATATAAATCATGTAAATAACTATTCATTACCCTTTGAGGTAATATTTTAATTATATCTTTACCAAGAGGATTCTTGAAATAAAAGTCTATCATAGCCTGTTGTTCAAGCCAACAATGATTTCTATAAGTGTCGATATTATCGAGTATCCATTGCATTAAACCTCGACCTACACGACTATTTTTAATTAAAAAACTATCTGCGTTGATACCATTTCCATCAACACAAACTATCATATGATATTCTTCATCAATGATGTCTTCTAGTCTGATATTAAAGTTCGTCACCATTGTATCACAACCAGTCCAATGTATCCAATCTAAATCGGGCATTTTTTCAAAAAGATCTAATATTATCTTAATTTTTTCAAATCCCAAATCACTTATGGTATTGTTATAAGTAAATCCACTAGTTTTATTGAAAAAACGATACCCATGTTTCTCACAATATAACATTTTATTATTAGCAGTAATGTCTGCTAAAGGTTGATAGATTTCATTATTTAAACTTATTTGCATTATATTCATAATATAATTTACCTTTTATTTTTGTTTTTTAACACCAGCCGGAATTGAATATTGAGTGTATGAGTTACCATGGACAGTTGGACTTGATGTTTCTCCTTTTTTACCACCAAACCTTGCTGCTATACGATTATATAGGCTATTGCGAGAATCACCTTCTCCCATATATTCATAATTATTAACATCATATTTCTTTGCATGTTTCTTTAAGATATCGCCTATAGTAGAAAATAATCTAGTAGCGTGTTTTGCTAATGCAGGAGTCTGTTCTGTATCATAATATGGGTGAGGAATAGTAATGTTATGTTTTAAATAAAGCGCATGATTAGCTAGTCCAAAATGATGTTCCATATATTCTGTAGGATTTTTTTTCATACTATCTTTATAAGCATTGATAAACGTAGTCTTTTCTTCTGGAGTCATTTCTCTTCTTTGAGTTTCTACTTTATCATCATTTACATGGTGATGTACTTTAGAGGGATCTTTTGCTGTAACAAAAGAAACATCAGCATTTTTAGTATTTTCGTCATGATTAATATAAAGCACAGCAGGAAATACTGATCCCGTATGAATACGATACATATGATCTAAATCATCAGGGTGCTCTTTCATTTTATCATACGAATACCCTTTATCTCTACCACCAAACATTTCATCTAGATGAACCTGATCGCTAATAAAAGAGGCATACAAATCTATTTTGTTCATATAATTATCTCTTTACTGGTATGGTATATTGTTTATATTTAGTTTTTCCATACGAAGGCATAGTTTCCGTTGTGCCACCCTCTTTTTGGGTAATAAAATCATATAGATCGTCTCTTGAGTTAACATCTCCCGAAGAAGAAAATCTATAATGAGAAACTTCTGGATGATTCTTAGCATGATCACGAAGAATTTTACCTACAGTAGACATTATAGCATAATTGTGTTTAGATGCAAGCGGATCTTCTCCTCTGTTTACTGAAGAACTAAAAGAATCCCGTGCTTTTTGACCTTCATCTTCTCCGTGCTTAGCATAAACTTGTTTAACTGCACTAAGATGGGCATCAAAATGTTCATTACCTAAAGAAATCTGTTTATCATATTCTTTATCATATGTTTTCTTTGCTTCAGGAGATAACCCATAACCCTTTGATGGAACAGTAAAGTTTACATGATGAGTACCATCCCCTTCTGCCGTAATTTTAACTTTACCCTTTCCAGCATTGTCAGGTATATCGAAAGCATAATGGTGGTCTTCTTTATACTCTTCATCTGGGCCTAAATCTTTATACGGATACCCTTTATCTCTTCCACCAAACATTTCATCCAGATAAACCTGATCGCTAATAAAGGAGGCATACAAATCTATTTTGTTCATTTTGATTCTCCCTTATAATGAGGATTAGGTATAGTATAATTTACATCGCCATCAGATTCAAAATTTGTTGTACCACCATTCTTTTGAGCAAAATGACTATATACCCTACCTCTGTTATCAGAATCTCCAGAAGAAGTGTACATAAACTGTTTAATATCAGGATATTTCTTACCATGCTCATCCATAATCTTCTTCATAGTAGAAAATATACTATAATTATGATGTGCTGAGTTATTTGGTCTTGTAATTGTAGATCCACTTTGTAGCGCATCATTCGCTAACTTTGCATCTGCTGCACTATGCTTATGTAAAACAGCTTGAGTCGCAGCAATATGAGCATCTGTCTTATCTCCATGCTGGCTTAAATGTTGATCATAAACTTCATGATAAGTCTTTTTTGCTTCAGGAGATATACCATAACCAGCTTTTGGCATTGAAAAAGCTACATGGGCAGTATTAAGACCATGCATAATACCAACACCTGCTGAGCTAACATTATCAGGGAGATCTATATTATATCCATAGGTATCCTTACTTTTGATCGGTTTTTCCTTATACGGATACCCTTTATCTCTTCCACCAAACATTTCATTCAGATAAACCTGATCGCTAATAAAGGAGGCATATAATTCTACTTTGTTCATTCTCATTCTCCCTTATAATGAGGATTGGGTATAGTGTAATACTTCTCACCATAAGAAGGAGAATATTGATTGTGGTCAATATGCACCTCACCACCATTCTTTTTGGCAAGTAGATGATATAAATCACCTCTCGATTTAAAATCTCCTGAAGAAGAAAATGCAAAGTGCTTAATCTCAGGATGATTCTTACCATGCTCATTCATAATCTTAGATATAGTAGAAAATATACGGTAATTATGGCGGGATGAATTATATGCTCTAGTGCTTGTATTCCCACCAGTAAACCCATTATCCGCTTTGTCTGCTTCATCTTCACCATGCGCTTTATCAACAGCCCTAACAGCCTCACCATGTGCATCGTAATGGTCGTTTCCCTTCGCTACATGATCGTCAAAGGTTTTATCATAAGTTTTCTTTGCTTCAGGAGATAACCCATAACCCACTCTAGGCATCGTAAAACCTACAGTAGCTGTGGCAGGACTATCAATTTTTTTATGATGATATATTTCAACTGTCGCATCCTGAGCGTTATCAGGAAGTTTTATGTTATAATAGTGATGATTAGGAATGCCAGTAGGTCTAGTATCATTTACATACGAATAGCCTACATCATGACCACCAAATACTTCATTCAAAGCTACTTGATCACTAATAAAAGAGGCATATAATTCTACCTTGTTCATTACGTCTACCTATATCCCTGATTATTGATTCTACGAGCCATTGAATAGGCGTGCATGACATCAGTACCATATCCATGATCTCTCGCTACAATATGAGCCTCACCAGTCACAGGATGCTCAAATACACCTAAGTTCTTAATTTGTGCAAGATCGTGAGTAGGATGCCCAGTCATATCGTGGTAGTCATGAAACTTCTGAACCAATGGATGCTCGTCAATCTTATCTAACTGCGCTTCTCGTTCAGGACTCTTTTCCCAATACCTACCATTGTTTCTATCATAACGACGATTTAAAGCATCCGAAAAATCTCTATGCGAAATGCCTTTAGGAAAATCAGTATCCATAGAAAAGAATGTCTGAGTCTTTGTTAGCTTTTTAAACTCTGGATCTTTTATATCTCTTACATGCCCTACCGTTGAAGATTGATGATTTTCCTCATCATGACTAATCAAAGGAGGCAAAATACCGCGCTCATGATTGGTAGTATAATCTCCCGTATGAGGATTTTTAGTCAATATCCGATAAGACTTATTAACAAAATGATCGCCATTCTCCGTTATATTCTGCATCTCACCAAGACTTTTATCACCCCTATGATACCTATCCAATACAGAACGAATAGCAACCTTTGTACCAACCTTCATCTTTGTCTTATGACCATCAACAGTCACATTCTCAGGAGTCGCATGTTGTAAATAAGCTCTTGATGAACCTTTAGGCATGTTACCCTCAATACCAGTCCTCTCACCAATGGAACCAAGACGACGTATCTCTTGAGCTAATGCATCCTGCTTTGCTCTAGCTGGCTTAGGATTCTGAATGATTCTCTGTAAAGTAGGTGCAAGATTCTCTACTATTATATGTTCAATAAAGGTTTTAAAGGTTGTTATCATAAGAATACTCTATAGATTATTATATGCTATTTATTATTTAAGTATATGATAAAGCACATAGGCATTATACAGACACTCTTATACCCTGTCAATAGAAATCACTTCACTTTCAGATGATTTTTTTTAGCCCGGAATTTTTTTGAACCCCCTGCGAATCTTTATTTTGACTTCGCTTTTGGGCCATTTTTTTTACTGGCGAATTTTTTTGAGACCCATGGCAATCTTTTTCTACGGTGCTTATAGGGGTGGGATGCTAGCCGCCATGGAACCAGATCGAAAACTGCAAAAACTTTTAAGTACCCCCCCCCCCCCCAGGTCAAGCATGCCCCGCC